CCTCAGCACATAAACATCTTTCATATCCCTCATCACATAAACATCTTTCATATCCCTCATCACATAAACATCTTTCTCATATCCCTCATCACATAAACATCTTTCTCATATCTCTCCCATCACATAAACATCTTTCATATCCCTCATCACATAAAAGTATGGGGAACCTATCCAAAGTTCCCCATACTTATTTTACGACGGTAATTATTTACTTTCCCATATTAGTTTATCTTCGGCTATTCCGATCTTTACTTCCTCGCACTTTCTTCCTATCCATCCATTGAGATACGAGAATGGTTCTGAGTTTTTTACTTCTTCTCCTAAGAAATTAAAAGCTTCAGTAGAAACATGGGATGCTTCATGGCGAACTGTTTCAAAATCAATTATTTTCTTATTAATAAACCATATCAAAAATCCCGTATTAGGATTTAATTTACACCCTCCGTATGGAACGGATACAGTTACAGCCTTGCTATTATCTACGTAACTAAAATCGTTATTGAAACATTCTACCATGCCAGATACGTCTTTTCCTACGTATATCCACAGATTAAAAGGATAGACTTCCGGATAGAACTGATATAATTCACGCTTCATTTCGATAAAAGTTTTTTACTTTCAAGGAAGTCCTTAAACTGATCACTTGATACGTCTATAACGAATCCAGCAGCACCAGCATGTCCTCCACCACCGAATCTTTTACTTACCTCACAGCAATCTACGCTGTCTTCTACGCATTCATAAAGAGAGAACCGTACTTTACCACCTGGCATGATACAAAATGGCATAAGGGCTTTAATTTTTCTACCGTCTAACCAGTCTCGTGTAAGAGAATCAAATACCTTAGAACTAAATTCGGTGGTATTCATCGCCACGACCTTCACCTCATCAACGTACGCTTCGAACGAATACGCACTTACCTCTTGTTCGTTTTTACCAGCCATGTAGTTAATTATAGCACGTCCTTCTTTAGCGAGATCATAAAAAATAAGATCAATTTCATTGTCCTTCATATCTTCTTTAAAGTGATCATACAAATACGACAATGCTATTAATACATTGAGTCTTATTTTTGATCTCAAGGCATACTGGATAGCTACTACCGTATCCCAGCCTAAACCGGATTCTTTATTCCACACATCGTAGTCTGACAGACACCGGACGATCGCCGGCACCTTCCCCATCAGCAGGTCCGAAGCCAGAGCGCACGCACCGACGCCGACTCTCCTAAGCCCTGGAACAGTGAATCCCCATGTCTTACTATCTTCGATAATTCCCTTATGATGATCTATCCACATCAGGCTCTTTCCTTCATCAAGCCACTTTTTGAAAACCGTTTTAGAATCGGCACCGAAAGACACATCAAGAACGTAAACAACATCTAAGTCACTCACCTTGCTGGTAACTTTCTTAACATCATCTTCATACGAATACGGGATATAAATAACATCCTTGTTTTTACTGTTTTCGTACATGGTTGCGATGGCTGCCGACACAACGCCATCTAAATCTGATTTATGATAAACTATCGCCGTTTTTTTTACTTTCATAATATAAGCTTGTGAATGTAATATTATTGTCTCCTTTATCTATTCTTATAATATCGCTGTATCCTCTATAATCCTGATCTTTTTTAATACGAACCTTCAAAGTAGCTAAAGGAGGTTTACAGACAGGAGGAGTGTCAAACTCATCACTATAAATATCTTGCAATTCAATTTTTATATTAAGATCAACTCCATATGGATTTTCAAGGATATATATATGATCGTTGTTTAGAATAACTATTCCTTCACTTGTATGTTCTTTGGACAATACATAATTTAAATCAAGATCTTTACCAACAAACTGAATAACATCCATATAGTCAATGCCGGCATTCTCAGCACATACCTTATCCGAATCAGAGAACTGCCCTGGCAGACCACTGGCGCTTCCTACCATCAGCGTCATTGTCTCAATATCTTTATATGTTATACCATCCATCATCAACCTACAAGCACCAAGTGCCTTATATACCATACCGGGATTAGGCTTCATCATCGGATCATATTCATCAATTGAAAAACACTCATAATGACCATACACTACTCCTCTTATACCTCTTTTCACTGCAAGATCATGAACGCATCTAAGGACATAATTTATCTTCGCATCAATATCTTCATCGGAAACAAACCCGACACCCACATCACATTGGTTGCTTATTATACCAAAGTATTTAACGCCATTTTGCTCCATAAGATCAAGTGCCCTATTCACGACATCTTGCTTAATCTTCATATCAGTAAGATCTTTTGCATAAAGACCTCCAGATATGGTTTCAACCAACGTCCCGTCAAAATCAAATAGTAGTATTCTTTTGTTTTTAATATACAAATCTTTCATCATTTTTCACTCCTACTCTTTTTTATTACCCTAAACTGAAGACGGAATAGATTACTGTCTTCTTTTATAATATCATACACAGCATAAGAATTTTCTCCTATATCCCATCCAAGATAATCGAGCAGGTCTTTTAAGTAAATCCTCTTGTATTTTACACCAAGGTTATTTACCTTAAACGATCTCTCGTCTTCAACATCAGAAGCAGCCAGATAAAAGACCGTATTTTCAACTCCTTCAAATATCTTCCCTTCTTCTAAGCCGATAACAACCGCATCCGTTACCCCCATCCAATTCAAATTATCGACAGAGATAGTCATTATCTTACTTTTGCTGATTGACAACTTCCGGATCTTGCTTTCTTTAGTTTTAGATCCTAAAAAATCCGTACTGTTAAAAAAATCTACTTTCATGGTTATAATATTTTATATTTATGTTGCAAACATACATAATAAATAATCATCAAAGAAATAAATAGGATTAAAATATGATAAAAAACACATAGCACTACGTATTTAATAAAAATAAATCAATGACACAAGATAATAAAAATAATCATATATTTGTCGGTATCTTAATCAATTAAAAATAAATGTCATGGCAGAATCGAAAATAGGTTTTGTAACCTTCAATCCGGGATCAGGTGACGGTGCTCAGGCAGTCACCGTATCAGGTGAAAAATACGAAGGTCGTGTACAGCGCACGCAACAAGTAGAATTTGGTGCCGAATCAGGCGGTGTTAAGAAAACTGCTACCATCAACCAAGCTGCGGCAGCTGAGTTTGTAAAAATAGATCCTACTGCATCCGTAGGGAAAGGAGGTGGTACTGTAACGATCAACGGTACAAGTAACTCAACTAAATTAACGTTCTCTCTAACTCCGGACGAGACTCATCCTCTGACGTTGGAAATACCTGCCAGTTATCAGGCGGCAGGCAAGGCTACCAGCAACGGCGCTGTTATTGCCGACGACCCTGGTGCAACAGGGGGCTTTGCTTTCAGTATCGTATTCTCCGGTATTGCAGCGAACACTAATATAAACGATCTGGTAAATACTCTTAAGGTTACGGCCGCTGGTGGTCAGACAGCTAATACGGTTATTACCCAGACAGCAGGTGATCCGTTCTTGGAAATAGACAAGGAGGTAATCAACTTGGATGCAAACGGTACTCCTCAGACTATCAATGTTAATGCTAACATCAGGTGGACTATCACACAAGCTGTTTCTAAGTTGGTAAGGACAGTAATGAAGTGATGTGATTATTCACGTCTGTATTGCTTATAAAAAACAAAAAGGGACGTCTATTTGGCGTCCCTTTTTTCTATGCATTGTATATAGTATTTATCTTTTTGCCTACTGACAAAAATCTTTTTGAAAATCATCTGTTTCCTGATATGGACTCTTTTCCCGTCATCTAATTCTCTCCAAATTTCATTAAAAATCGAATCTATTAACTCCATAACCTTCTTATCGGAAACGAGATTCTTTCTACCGGGGCTAACCCATCCATCATCAGTCATCTTACCGGCTATCCTATTAGCTATTCTACTTAATTCACGTGGGGTGCTCATTTCAATCTGTTTTTAAATATTCTACCTTTTTCACACTGAAGTATGCAGTCTCTCATGGGATGATCTTGTTCGTGATCGTCACACATCGGAAATTCTTTTCCATAGGGGAAAGCAATGTGCGGGCACTGCGCCCTGAACGCATCCCAGGCCGACTTCCTCACAGCCTCAGCTCCGGCACGCACGCCTTTCTCTCTTTCCTTGGCCGGGTCAGCATACACGTTTGAAATAGCTCTTTTCTTCCAAGTAAGCATATTGTAGTAAAACTTATCCACCAGTTTCCTACCCACTACATCAAACTTCTGTCTATGAATTAAAGGTGCGACCTTAACGACGTTCTTCCTATTTTTACTGACATCGACATAAATCAGCCCGGCATAAGACGGAACTTCACTTACGTCAATCATATTAGGCGGACAGGCGTAGTAGAAATAGTTTGGAGGATAGCTTATGACACCACCTACTTTAATAATGCCGTCTTTAAGAACCTTATGTTTTTTATCCTTTTTGAAGTCGTTAAAGAAATCTTGTTTAGACATCTTGACCTCTACTTCATAAGCGTACAATGATCTTGTTATGGCCAGGAAGTCAGATTCCCAATCATATATATGAAGATTGTTAATAACATACATCGGATTACTTAACAGATCCCTATTAAGGATCTTAAGAATTTGTTGCTCTGGGTAGTTCATTGTCTTACTTTTTTTAGAGGCTTGTGGCGGAATCGAACCGCCCTACGAGGTTTTGCGGACCCCTGACTAAACCACTCATCCAACAAGCCATGTAGCCCAACCGGGAGTCGAACCCGGAACTAAAGTTTAGGAAACTTTTGTTATATCCGTTTAACTACCAGGCTATTTAATGTTTGCTATGTTCACACACCGCAAACACTGAGATAATTAACATTTCCACAAAAACTTATCGTTATCCAAGGAGGATTCGAACCTCCGATAACAGAACCAAAATCTGTTGTGTTACCACTACACCATTGGACAGTGGTCCCGGAGGGATTTGAACCCACGATCTTGCGGTTATGAGCCGCCTGCTTTCACCACTAAGCTACAGGACCTTAAAAATATGCAGGAGTCTTCACAGACGCCTGCATATAACAGCTAAATATTAACTAATAATTATCCTAAAAACTCTCTCAACGCAAAGTTAAGTACTAACATACAATATGGCAAACATTAAAGAATAAAAAGGATTAAATTATTTCTTTTTCTTCTTCTTTTTAGCGTCTTTTACTCGTTCAGCTTCGTTTTCGGGCTCCACAATATCACCGGCTTCTTCCTGAATCACATCCGTCTCAGGAACAACATCAGACTTCTCCGACTCAGCCACATCCTTATCTGACTCCTCATCTTTATCCAATTCCGGCTCAGCGGAATCGTTTTTGTCTTTACCGATTATACCTATCTGGTAGCCTCTTAATTCTACTTGCATTAATTTCAGCTTCGATTCTAACTCTTGTATTGTTTTGGACCCAACCGAAACCTCGTTTTCCAAATCTCCGATTCTGATCCTGGCTTCAATCAATGCATTTGATTTCTTTTTTAATTCAAATGATATACTGTTTTTCTTTTCTTCCAAGTTACTGATTTTGTAATTAGCCTCATCAAGATCAGACTTAGCTTTGTCAAGATCAGCCTTGACCGCATCAAGTTCTTCCGTTTTCTTCTTGACGCTTTTTATCAGCTTTTTCTGATTTTCCTTCAAGGCGTCAATCTTTTCCTTAGACTCAGAAAGATCTTTGCCAATAGATAAAATCTCTTTATCCTTTGAAGCTATATCTGACTTAAGCTCTGAAAGCCTTTCCTTATAAGAATCAGCCTTATCCTGCATTTCCTCAATTTCTTTTGCAAGATTTTCGGATTTAATAGCTTTCTCCCTGTACATTGACAGCTTGCTGTCTGTGATGAATGTAAAACCTAACATGCTCATTTTCAAAATATTTAAACATTACTTAACTCCAGAACTACCAAGACCTTTTTCTCCACGTTCATTTCCGTCTTCTACCTCAATATCTGTCACCTCTTCCAATACCATTTTGTATTGTGGAACGATTTCCATCTGAGCTATTCGATCGTTTTTATGGATTACGGTCGGTTTTTTATTGATTTTAGTAAGATTAACCATATACTCTCCTTTGTAAGTAAATTCGCATTTACCGGGCGCGTTAGTAACTACCACTCCCTCGTCAAAAGAGAATCCTGATCTTCCTTCTACATTCACGCACCATCCTTCTGGGATATTCAATTTGAATCCTGTTCCGATTCTAACAGAATAACCTTGATATAAGGTGATTGATTCAAAATCGGAAGGAACATCTATTTCCACTCCCATGTCATTCATCATCTTCACCACTCTATATGCACGAATATCACAACATGCATCACCATCATGTTTGTATTCAGGTGCAACGACATCGGGATACATCTTCTTAATACCTACCTGAACAGTCTTCTGATACCCTGGAGTCAAATACGATTCAGGTATTTTATTAACGACCTTATCTTCTTTTTTATGTTTGTTGTTCTTTTCAGAAACAGTATCCTTCTTGCTATCTTCTTTTTCAGAAAGAAGTCTTTCAATATCTTCTAACTTATCCATGATCATATTTTTATAGTACAATAAACAATACCTTCTTTTTTTATGTCCTTCGTTGATTCATAACACTCACGAAAAGTACTTATGTCTGCATCATTAGGATCATCGACCCACTCATCTCCTTGCTTATATTTTTCTCTGGTTTCTGAGTAGATCATACATAATTTATCCCCATGCTTCGCCATAATCCTTTCTTCTGTCACTTTCCTACGAAGTTTAATAAGGGGAAATCTTGTAACTATTTCTACCATCATTCTACACTATCTTTAAAAGCCCAAGAGATGTTATTCTCCTGGGCTGATGTTTATATTAAAATGGAAGGTCATCTTCTTCCATGGGAGGGAAGTTCGGCATCTGTGCTTGCGGCTGTGGCTGCGTCTGATGCTGAGGCTTGGTGCTCCTTGTGGTAGGTGCCGGGGCCGGGGCAGCAGGCTGAGCCGGTGCCTGATACTGTGCTGGCTGTTGAGCAGGCTGTTGGTAATTCTGATACGGAATAGCACTCGGAACAGACTGAGGTTGTTGAACCTGTTGTGTTGCAGCCGGATGCTGGGTATAAGTCTGAGGAGTTGCCGGCTCTTGCTGAGTATTTCCCCCTAACCCTAATTTAGCCATTATACCATCTCTGATATCTTTAATAGAAGCATTGAACCTGTTTGAATATTCAGTAATCTTCTGATAAGTAAAGTTGTTTTGAGCTGAATAATCGAGGCTTTTCTTGCCATCAAATCCTGTAACTTCAACAGGGTCAGGCCAACCATTTACGCCTTTTTTATAAAAACGTTCAACAAGCTGATCTTCTTCTCCGTCTACTCCGGCATATGCGATAATAAGCTCCGAAGATCCAAACTCGTCATCTTTCTTCTTCTTAAAGACATTGAAATAAATTTCACGACTGAAATCGATATTTTCGTAGTATTTTACGAAGCTCTTAACAAAGCCCTTGATATTTCCTTTTTGATTTACGAGAGGTATGGAAATACAATAGTTTTCATTAAGCTCGTAATCTTTCAACACGATAAGGAAATTAGTAGCAGTATTTCCATTAGAGAAAGTACTTGTCTTTAACCCGATGTAGTTGATGTACCCAACTATTCCATTATAATACTCTTTCCAGTATCCTGCTGGCTGACCATTATTAGGATTTATGTGCTGAACGAAACCTTCTTTCGGTTCGTTACTTTTTTCATACAAGTTACCATCCGAATTAATATACAGATAATAAGTTGTACCAAAACTTCTGTTTTCTCTAAAAGCCATATTTTTATTTTTTTTATAGATTATACAATGTTTGATTTAAGACGTATGTTGATTCGTATTTAGGATTGAACATCTTTATCATCTTATACTGATCAGACCAATCCATAACAGTATCTCCTTTTATAAGAGATTTTACGGATGAAAGTATATTTTCCTTACTGATAGAAAAATTAAAACACGGACCTTCAAGCGCATTTAAAGGCATTGATTCCATTATCCTTTTTCTATTTCCAAAATCCTCAGACATTACCGTTATACCGTTTTCTTCATCTACCTTGACATTAACAACATTATCCACTAAAGTCATAGAATTAAGAACAGACATAAACAAATCCCTGTCAAACTTAACCCTCGACGATTTCTCGAATTTGTTACATACGTATTCGTAGTTAGGATACTGTTGTTCTACGTTCATATCCGATATAATCACATTATCAAAACATAAAAACGTCCTAATACCATCTGTGGAAATACTGATCTCCGTATCTTTATCAGATAGAAAGCGGTATAAGATGGAAGCCGCGACCTCGCTTAGCATAATTGACCTTTCTGCTACCGCATTAGCATACTCTTTCCTGTTTATAAACAGACGGAACATGTCAGTAGAAACAATGTCAATATAGTCCTTCTTCACATTAAGGAGAATCGAGCATATAGCCGGTCTAAACTCATCCGATCCAACAAACGCAAAAGATCTTTTCATAGACTGAATGAAAGACGAGCTCATAACACGAATACCGTCACCTACAGGATAAAAGAAATCAGGGAAAGCCTTATCCTCAATCCAAGTAGAAGAAAAAGATCCTCTATCGTATTTAAAAACGATACTGTAATCGTTTTTAATCTCTATCTCTATATCCTGGTTATGATTTTTAAAAAACGAAATAAGAGTCCCGGCATCTACTAAAAGAGAAAACTTATGGTCACAAGAAATATCAGTATTCACATCGAAAATATCATCCGTATATGTTATACGTTCGTTCATGGCTTGTATCCGGATATGATCAAAATATAAAGTAATTTTTATATTCGATGTGACACAATCCTTTAAAACCTTATCAAACATCTTTGAAATGTTTGAAAGTTTCTCATTCATTAGTATGCCAGGAACTCTTACTTTCATTTTTTAAAACTTACGATTATGACTATCTAACACTGCAAATGTATTATTTTAAAATCTAATTACGAATTAATTGGATTTAAAATGATTTAAAATAGATTAAATGGTTCTTCTTGCTGCTTCTGCTATAAGCATCGCATCGACTATACCGTCATGGGCTGTCTTACATCTTTCGTTTTTAACGAACGTATCGTTTGGCCACAGCCTTTTAGCGCAAGCCAATGACGTTTTCTTAGTATTTACCTTACTGGCTTCCATAACCTTATCAGAATGCGTCCAAACCAATTTCTGCCATGTTTTAGGGGCTATGAAATTAACGGAGCAACTTATGTCCGTAAATGCCATGCAGAGGGAGAGGAACAGCCCATGCAGTTGGCCTTTGTTCTCCATGAGGGAGGCTGTAGAGGACGTGCTGACCCCGTACAGTGCGTGGACGTCCTCTATGACAAATACTACCCTATCAGGATTGTTTTCTACGATCGTATCTCGGCAAAAAACATATTCTTTAGTCAAGTCTACTGGTCCTGAAACTGATATTCTTGGAGTGGAGATTCTTGATATTAGTTTACTGTCCTGATCGATGCAGGCTATGGCTCCATCTTTTCCTGGATCTGCTGCTATATATAATACCATAATATATCAATTTAGATTCATGTCAATTTTGACAATGCCGTCATCATTGTCAAAACCGCCATTGTCTGTAAGTTCGTAATCAATAGCCACAGCACCGTTACCAAGAATGTAAAATCCTTTAAACATCTTTCCTATCTCAATAGGATACACGACATTTACGTCCCTTCCAATATCCTCAAACGGCATAGAGATATCTTCTGTTTCAGCTTCTTTTTGTTTTGCTAATACACCAACGGGTATATTTTTACCTTTTATAGATGCGTATGTAACCATATACAGAACATCGTTATTAACAAACGCCCTATCACTACTCACCTTATCCAAGCTGACATATATAATGTGTTTTATAAAACTATCGATATCTCCACATATGTTAATAGCTTCTACTTCTTTAGGAATAACGACTTCCACTTCTTCTGGTTTTATATTTTTATTTTTCATTGCATTAACCTTTTTGTATTTTGTTTTACTTCTTCAACAAGATCCTGATCTTTCATCATCTCTTGCTTAAGTTCCTCATTCTCCTTAATTCTTTTCACCCTATCGGCAAGAATCTTTTTGTATTTCTTATCCGATATTTTAATAAACCAAGGACAGTTCCTTGATGGAATCCTTTTACATGGATAGTCAGTGAGACCGTTCGGTCCAAACTGCTCGCATCGGTTACATTTCTCTTCGCCCGTCATTGTAATTATATTTTAGGGAAACATTCTTCCAGTTCTCTATAAGAGCACTCTACTACAACAGAATCTCCTTTAGGGAGAAATACTAAAATAGAATCGATAGAAAAAACACTATCTACTTTTCTTACAAGTTGGCCATGCTTGTAAGAAGACATGACCAACCTAATTCCATACGTATCAGAATAAGAGCCTTTCCTACATGGAATTATGTTTTCAACAATATAATCAAAGCCTCCGATATTAACTTCATCGCCGGCACTGATTTCCATAATAGGAATCATTTTGGCTCTTCTATCTATGCTTATTTTCATTTAGCTACTTCGAATTTTATTTGCTCCTTTGGTTCATAATTCCATACCTCAAAATCATCAGCCACAAAATCATAAAATCCTTTCCCTTCCATACGAGACGAGATAGTAACCTGTGGAACCGGGCCGAATAGGGATCGACGAAGGAGATCGTTTGCCTGCTCTTCGTGCCGGTCATATACGTGCATATCTTGAATGAAGTGCGTAAAAATAGCCGGCCTTAACCCGGCGTCGTGAGCGAACATCATCATAAGTGCAGCGTACTGTGCTACATTCCATAGGCCGGCAACAATAGCATCCTGGCTGCGCTGGTAAAGAGTCATATATAACTCATCTCCTTTAACAGATAAATTGACCTGAAACGCACATTCTTGAAGAGGTTTTAGTCCATTGGTTTCAGGATCGAACATAGATGCTACTATTCTTCTTGATGAACGATCATTCTTGAGTGACCAAAGAATGAAGTCTGTTTGGTTAAGAAAACCGTAAAGACCATCATGGATGTCTATCATACCCTCTGGAGCTTTACCGGTACCCATATAAACATGTCTGTTCACCATATCTCCATAACATCCTTCTATCTTTCCATTATCATCAGCCCACTGATCCCATATATGAAGACCAAGATCTTTAATATCTACCGATCTTTTTTGAAAAATCCATAAAATTTCCTTTATGGCATTTTTTAGATTAGTGGGTCTAAGTGAACCAAGAGGAAATTCCCGACGAAGATCGTACTGGTTGCATACTTGCAGGATACGCTTCACCTTGACGCCTGTCCCATCACAGTAGACCGGTCGCTTTACCTCTTCCCATGGCTGGCTCATTATAAGAGCCAAATTGTCTTGAAATATTTTATCTACTCTTGACATGTTTATATTTTTTTAACCAACTACCATCCAGTCATCAGCCAACATATCTGATTGAGAAGCTAACCATCCATTTACAATATTATCGTTAGCATCTTTCATGCACAGATAAGAACAGAATTTAATCATGTTGGTTTCTGTTATGTCATAATAGTCGTTTACGTATTTTTTAAACGAATCAGGCAATGACTTTACTCTATTAACTATCATATCAGTAGACAACCAATCTTCCGGTCGCTGGAATACGAACATACCTTTACCATTCCATCCTGAACGAGCAATTAACTTACCTTCTTTTACTGCCTCTAAAGCTTCTCCAAATTTCATAACTGTATTTTTTTTATAAATTAAACTCTTCAAAATCTATTTCAGATCCGGTTGACAAATTGATCATTGACTTCTCAAGTTCTTCCATTGGAATAGGATCAACAATTCCATCGTTTGAAAGTGTTTTCTTGTAGAAGTCGTTTACCACCGGATCGCTTGTTTTTATTGTCTTAGGAATAGGTTGACGAAGATACATTCCTTCAAGCGATTTTACTCTTGAAAGAGCTGTATATAACTGACCTGTTTCGAAAGAGTTGGATACGTCCATCATCGCTGCATCTAAAGTTAGGCCCTGGCATTTATGGATAGTTATGGAGTAACCGATTTTTATCGGATACTGAGTAATAGATCCAATTACCTCAGACTCCACTTTATACCCGTTTCTGACGTATTTTACTTTATCGAACGAACACGGTGTAATAATAACCTTAGTATGTTCTTCATCTTTAGGACGATCAAGAACGACTTCGATCTCTCCATTCTTAATAGAAGACACAACGCCAAGAGAACCATTGACATACTCTCCTCCGTTTCTAGTGATCATAACCCTGGAACCTTCTTTTATAAGAAGCGTCTTTTCAACAGGAGCTTCTTTAGGATAATCACCTTTTATAATAGCTTCGAATTTTCTTAATGATCCAGGAACAGAATTTATTCTCATTTCATTAATGGCCGTAGCCTTAGCGTTGGTTGTAACGATCTCAACATACCCGGCACTATTTTCAGGCTGAATACATCTACTGTTTAACGTACTAAACACATCATCGTCCATCTGACCATCACGAACCTTATTAAGGATGCTGATAAATTTCTCATCTTTCTGACGATATATTTTTTCAAAAGACACCATTTCCATACCAGAAGCCATAAGAGACTTCGAACTAAAGAAATAAGATGTATCGTATATTTCTCTAAAGAAATCTTCTTTGATTACAGGTGGTAACTGAAATAAGTCTCCTACCATAATAAGTTTCACGCCGCCAAACGGATCCTTGTCGCCTCTTGCACGACGAAGAATGTCCGCAACATTATCAAGAAGATCAGGTCGAACCATAGAAATCTCGTCTATGATAAGATATTTTATATTCTGTAAAATCTTTTCGGATTCTCCTCTGAACTTGTTTTCACAATTGTCCATAAACTTGCCATTCCTTATCTCTGGAATGTAAGGTTGCATACCGATTCTGAAAAAAGAATGAATGGTTTGGCCGCCTGCATTAACAGCAGCAATACCGGTAGGAGCGACAACAACCGCATTTTTTAATACCGGTATAACACGTTTAAGGAAGTACGTTTTTCCTGTACCTCCTTTTCCCGTAATAAACAGCGGTTTAGGTGACTTACAAATAGACTTAATAGCCTTTCCCTGGGCGACATTACCTTCGGACATAACTGAACGAAGAACGCATTCCATTAGTTTTTTGTTGTAACTTATAGCCATATTTTTCTGATTTTGTTCTACAAAACAAAAGTATGAAAATAAGATAAAACATAAAACATAAAATGAATTAATTAGAATTAAAAAGAAATAATAAATTAGATAAGTGGCTTTGTGGCAGACAGTAATGTAGTTTCGTATTGATACAGTTATGGCATAGTAGTGGCTAACGGGTGTTTCCGTCGGTGTTCTACGAGATTATCGTTTTTCGGCTCTGTCGGCGACTACTAAGAACAGACCCTCTCTCAAGTACCAATCATTATAATGATGAATACTGAGATATAGGATAAATATAGGTATCATTATAGAGTGATAGTTCTTCAAATGGTATATCCTTGAATACAGATTCACCATCTAATTCTTTATCATTATCTACTGTTATACTAATATTAGGTAATGATTGGACAGATATATCCATATTCCCTATCTTTTCCTTAAACTGTTCTGCCTTAACATACGTATAGATGTCTTCGCTTACCGATCCCACCGCTTTAGCCATCTCGCCGGCGAACTCAGCATACATATCCCGTACCTCATTAAAACCTGCCTTTTTGTCAGGAGCGGTATTGTTATAGGTTTTCATTCTCCTACTTACTCTACCGCAGACACCGGCAACGGACGTCCCTACCTCAGCACAGCAGGCTTCCGCATCAGCCAGTCCTGCCTTTACTGTGGCTACCTTCTCCTTGCTCCATCCACTAACCTTGTCGTATGATTGTTTAAGACGGTTTAAGAACATGTCCATTCTGCGCTTCTTATCTTCTGCTATGATAGCGCGATAGTACTTTCTTACAATCTGGTTTTGTGTACTTCGCTCATATCCGTCCCAGAAGTCTTTGTGCGCTTCTTTAGCCATAACAGAAGCCAATGATCTTGCTTCTTCTTCTTTTGTCTTTTTACGATCTATGCCAAGGATTTCCCCATCTTCGGAAACAACTTCTTCTGCATTCAAGAAACGTAGGATATGAGTGTTGTCTTTTAAGAAGAAATTGAAATCGTCTTTCTTACTCACTTTTTCTTTTTCTCCTTTCTCTATATCCTTCTCTCCAAAATACCATCTGTTTGTTGCTCCTTTTTTATACAAGGCCCAGGTATTTGCTATTTGCCAGAAAACGGCTCCATGCCTATATACCGGAATCAGCTTACCTATTGGGTAGTTATGTTCATTTGCTTCAATGTAAGCACGAGGATTATCTACGTATGTTATAAATTGTACGTTTTCGAACCTTTTTACGAGCTTGTCTTGTATCGCCATACTGACAAGCTCTTTCGCTTTTGTTAGTCCTACATTCAAGTACAAGGCAATTGTTTTATTACTTATCGTCGAATCAATTAATCCATAATACGAGTGGCTTCCGTCTACGACATCAGCCTGAGAGTTTGTCTCTCCACTGTTCAGTACAGACTCATTGTTTCTGACTAAATTAACAAACATCGCCTCTCTTATCCTGTCAAGGACTTTTTCATGGTTTGTTATTTCATTTTTCTTTATCTTAATTAAAATCCTATTCTTTGGAAGATTCACTTTACCACATCCGAGAGTAAGTTGTACGCCATTAACACGATACCTTCTTGCAACGAACGTACTATCCGTCACACGGAACAGTTCGTTAAACATCGGATGTCCTGTCATGTTCTTGAACTTCGAATACCCGATTCCAAGTTTATGAAGAAGATCTTTCTGGTTTTTGAATCTTATTCTCGAATCCCGGCGGGAGATTTTTATCATACAGTATAAAGCATACAATTCCATGAACAGCAAATCATCTGACCACCGTTCTAAAAGCCTAAGACTTATGTTAATATTTCTACCTAATTGTAGCTTCATATCCCATATTCTATTAAATATATTTAAAGCTATTCATCTGTTTTAATACATCCCCTCGGAGACCTTTCGGTCTCCGAGGTAGATGTAAATCCCGTTAGGGATAAGTCAGGAATATTTCATCCTGTTAGTACCCATCGCCAATGTTATAAGAGGTTTTATATAATGGCAACACTGTTTCGTCAAATACACTACTCCTGTTTAACCACCATTCTTAGAGCTACGAACTTGGGTAAACATCCGTAGGTAACTATCTATTCTCAAATAACGTAGCCTTTGTTTCAAGGCTTAGGCTAATAACCCGATCTCTGAAAGAGATGTATTAAACTTTTATAATAGAATTATATTAGTTTAATACTATTTGGGGTTATAATCTGTAACAAAAAAAAATCGGATGGATTTTTGGGGATATCCATCCGATTTGTGTCTTTTTGCAGATAATCTCCAAAATCCCGTTACAGATAAATAAGAGTCTCAAATCAACAATAAGACAATTAATATTTTATATTCTTATTTTTGATTTGAATTCATATTTATGTCTGTAACGTGCTACAAATATATAAATAAAATTCAAGAATCAAACAATAAGACCTTATTTTCAAAATATAGCAGTACAAATATCGGGACAAATCCCGAATCCATTGTCATAAAATACGTTAATTTTAAATTTATAAATCCTTAATCCTTATCTTTGTATCAAAACGATAATCTCATGAAAGAAAGTGATAATAAAGATGTTAGTAATAGAGCTTATAGGCTTTTAGTACCTTATTCCAATACGGTAGATATGGCGAAGAAGATACTTCTGTTTTATAACGGATACTTAATGGCTTCCGGCAATGAGAAGAATGTCATAGATGCGAGGCACTTAAATCTTCTTTCCTATTATTTTGTGTTTGGATATTCGTATGAGACGAAGAAGAGGTTTTCTCATTGTTTCAGTACCGATCTTCAATATGTATCGGTTTTGGATACGGAGATGAAGAAGCGTGGTATTTTGATTGACCGTGAAGGGAATTACAGGACCAGGTGTTTGTGCCCGGATATAGAGAACATGCGCCGTCTTTTTGTATTGGAGGGTTCAAGAGATCAATGTGCGTTGGTTTCTTTATTTTACAGAAAAAAAACTTTTGAAGCCGATGGCGAAGAATAATTTCCCTATATCATTTGAGTCACATATTATAGATGATGTGATGGATAAGACCGGGAGCGTTTACGACCGAAACCAAATACGTGACGTTTTTAGAGCCAGTATTTCTTATGCTAATAACTTATGTACGTACACAGATAACGTGTCTGTATCGTTCCCGTATGTAGGCGATATGGTTTGTAACCTTCATGAGATGGAGAGGCGCAAACACAATCTTGAGCGTCTTAAATCCAAGGTAGAAAAATTATCTAAGTATCAGGAAAAAGAACTTCAGTGCCTTGATATTAAGATAAGGATGATAAAGGATGCTTATGACTCAGGTGAGATAAAAGGTGGGGATATGTTGATAAAACACAACAAATTATCTATCTTTAAATCTCGTAAGGGTCATAGTTTTAGTGAAATACAAAATATTCAAGAACAGGAATTTAACAGATAAGTTATGAAAAAGATTTTGCAAGCGGAAGTTATATACGATGCTTTTATGGATACGATATTAAAAAAACTTCCAAGAAAAAAAGAAGATTATCCTGATTGGTACAAAGAACGTCTTGAAAAGTGTGAAGGATGTAAATTCAATACCAAGAACGTTCCTAACTCTATGTTGCCTCTTTCTTTGTATGTAAGCAAGAAAATAGGCAAAAATCGTTGTTCGGTATGTACGTGCTTCATCAAGCAGAAGGCCTGGAGCAAGACAGAGGAGTGTGCGCTTGGTGAGGGACTTCCCCGTCCTTCGTGGATGGATCGTCAGTATTCTATTGATTTTTATGATGAGAAGTCAAGATGGAACAGGTTGGAACTTATTACAATGGATTCTGATGAATTTAATGTTATTTCTACAGATGACAAGCAATACAACATTGACCTCTCTAAAGACGGTAAATCATTTGAAATCATTTTCGAACCGGTAGAAAAAGGGAACAGTATAAGGTTTTCATTCGTTCTTGAGTCGAAGCATGATATGAAGATAACAGCATCAGAGACATCTTGTGGTTGTACGTCATCTAATTTGAATATCATAGACTCCCGTCACTTTAAGTTCAATATAGATATACATACAGCAGGATTTGGAATAGGAAGATTTGTAAAGCACATGACTGTTCACTATCAAAAAGATGGGTCTCGAAAAGAGGAAAAAATTCCGTTTAATTTTGAAGGTACTATAATTCAAAAAAGTTAAGTTATGGGCGGATGTGGTAAAGCAATGCATTTACAATGCGAGGATAAAAGGAAGTCCTTATTTTCTATGTTGCAGGCATCTTGTGACGATCTCCCCGATTATTCTGCCGGGGACATTCTCTATGCCGTACTTAGATCTTTTGCAAAGAAAAGAGGATTGTCTGTTTCTTTTTTAAGGACGTTGACAGACAGCGAGCTTTTTGAAGTGGCTGATTATAATTTATCAATGGAGTTGATGGACGTTATTATTCATGATAAAAAGGTTCTTGACAATGAAGAAGATTGATTTTGATTCAGATATAAAGCATCTTATTTCTTATTACAACCATCTACTGTCTGCGCAAGATAAGGTGGGAGAGGAGATGGAAGAGATAACTAAGGATATTATTAGGAAGAAGGATGAGGAAGACAACATAGAGTTGGAAGACTTTATTGATTTAGAAGAAAAGTCGTTTATGACCAACTTGTATCAACAAGAGATAATGAAAGTATCTTCTTCTGTTAAGACCGTCTACAGGTTATCTATTAACGCCGGTCATAATCTTAACATAGATGATGACAGCAAGAAGGTTCTTGACAGGATAGTAAACGACGGAGAATCGGATTTTATTATGTACGTTGACAATAATACTGATTCTGTTATGTTCAAGGAAGAATTTGTTGAGGAAGGAATAAAAAACATGTGTAGGTATCGTGTTAATTCATCTTCTCTTGAAGACAGGTTTAATATGCTTAAGTCTCAGTATGAGGCTTTTTTAAAAATGGTGAACAATGAAGGTAAGAAAGCCGACTGACGATGATGTCTCTTACGTAGATCGGAAACTTCTTGTGCTAAGGGATCAGATAGATAAGGCTGAACGTTATCTATCTGAAAACCCTTGGGATAAAATAGAAGATTCCGATAAGAGAGAGAAAGAATTTAGGTTTCAAAAGAGCTTGTCTGATAGCTTAATGCAATGGACTGAATCTTATATTAAGATGTGTGGGATAATGGATGTCTATAATCAGCTTGAGGCTGTCAAAAACAAGAAAAGCCTAAAAGGAGGACAAACAGTATCAGGTATTCAGTCTTTTGTGAAGAATGAAGCTAAGAACAAGTTTGGTAAGTAGTTTTGTTATGAATTTTGATAGTAAAGAACTTTATATAAATATGGGTAACGATATTCCGTTATGGAATGACCTTTATTCTTATGAAGAGCAAGACGATGATGTCAAGCAATTCTGGGAGAATGAGGCTATGAAACTCCTTAACGGTGTTACCATAAATGGTGTATTTATCCATCCTTGGCTATATTGGCATATCAATTTCTGGAAGATGATGATTGACGTAGGAGATGATCGTATTCCTGGAAATTCTCAGCTTCGTGATAATGAATGGATGTTTGCCGAATTTCTAAAGCAGGCGGAAGAAGAGAATAAAGGAATATTCATGTTCGGGTGCCGTCGTTTTGGGAAAGCCCTTCTTGATTCTGAGATACTTTATCTTGAGGACCGGGAAAAGATGATAGGAAATATTGTTGTAGGGGATAAGATATATGACGATAAAGGGAATTTGGTAGAGGTCGTAGGTGTCTACCCTCAAGGGAAAGTAACTACCTACAGAGTCGTATTCGAAGACGGTCGTAACGTTATTTGCTGCGGTAATCATCAATGGCGTGTCAATCATGGAGGAAAATGGCATGTTAGGAGTCTTAGAGCCATAGCCGGATTGGATTATAAGAGTATGTCTATTCCAGTAGGTGAGGCCCTGAACTACCCTATGGCAAAGCTGCCGGTTCCGCCGTCGGCCTACGCCTCGATGCTGGCGGCTTATCTCGGTGGCTATGGAGGGGATATGTTTTTTGATAAATACGTTTGTAAGAAGTTTTTAAGATCGTCCATAGATCAAAAGAAAGATTTTATAGAAAACTTCATTCGTTCTTTCAGAAACGTAGTAACCGGAGAAGAAGAGCTTACGTTGTCTCATATTGACATGGATGTCATAAATTTTGTACAACGTATGTTTTGGGCTTCAGGTTGGTATGCTAAATTGGAGGGAAATAAACTTATACTATCAAGGAATCGTAAGGAATTAAAAATAAGATCCATATCAATATACGGAAAGGAGCATGCCACTTGTATAACCGTTGATAATGATTCTCATTTATTTTTGACCACCAATTACATCGTTACTCACAATACGGCCATAATGAGCTCTCTTCTGGCTCGTAATGCTACAATGACGTACAATTTGACGCATAATGTTATTGGAGCAAGTAAAGAAGATCTTGCCAATATGGGAGAGTATCTTGAGTTTGGACTTGATAATCTTCCTCCTTATCTTACTATAAACAGGACCGGTAACGACTGGACTAAAGAAGTTGTTTTAGGTACAAGAAACATCAATAACCAACGTGATGTTCATGCCAGAATAAGAATCACCAACGTTGATGATGGAAAGACGCGAGGCTCATTGAAGACCGCAGGCGGAACTCCATATACGTCTATATATGATGAGGTAGGTAAATTTCCGGTGCTTGGAGCATGGCTTGCCGGTAGGCCGGCTCATATGATGCATGGTAGAATGAGGGGCGTTTGTTTGATGGCTGGATGTTGTTGTGCTGGTACAATAGTGTACAAATCAAACGGAGAACCATGTGGGATAGAGGATTTAAAACAAGAAGATGGAATAATAGGATTCGATGTTGAAAACCATAAAATCATTAGTCAAAATATAGAATGGATAAAACCTCCTTCATTCAAATCATGTTTTAGAATTACTACAAAATCAAATCGTACATTGGAATGCAGCTTTGATCATCCTATAAAATGCGAATATCCAAATGGAAGGGATATTTTGTATGATGGGTATGTTTCTGCAAGTAAGCTGATAAAAGGAGACGCTATATGGACTATTGATAACAATGGAAATAAATTATTAGATTATGTAGACAGTATAGATTCTATAGGAGAAAGAAAAGTCTATAATCTTACTGCATCAGATACTCACACTTATATAGCAAATGGTATTATAACTCATAATACTGGAGGTAATGTAGAAAAGTCTCAAGATGCCCAGAAAATCATGAACTCTCCGGACGAATATGGATTCATTATAATGAATTATGATATTTTAAATAAGAGAGTTATTAAACCAACATGGCGTATATGTAAATCCGGATGCTTTGTTCCGGCCCAGATGTCTCATGCTTATGAAAAGAAAGAAACGACTCTTGATAAGTATCTTGGAGTAGAGAGTGCTCCCGGTCTTAAGAAGATAAAAATAAAAGTTTCAGACTTTGATAAAAATACTGGAATAATAAAATCACGTCTTGACGAACTTGTCAAAAAGGATAGAGCTTTATACGTCCAGGAACGAATGGCATTCCCTTTGTCTATAGATGATTGTTTCCTTAATACGAACGTAAATAGGTTCCCTGTAGAAGATGCGTTGAAGCATAAAAGCCGTCTTCTTGAAGAAGGTAGGCCTGGTAAAACAGTGGATATTTATCAGATAGACGGCATGAAAATGGGGTATAATTTTAGTGATAAGCAGCTTGCTGATTATCCGTTTCAAGGTGGTAACATAGATTCTCCTGTTGTTATATATGAGGATCCACCAGAAGAAGGAGGTGTTTTTGATTACACTTATGTCTCATCTCTCGACCCCTATAAATCAGACAAGGCTGATACCGATTCTGTTGGTTCGTTTTATGTACTTAAAAGATATGTAAAAATCAACGATCCATTTGCTTATTGCATAGTAGCATCATACGCATCACGTCCTCCATCTTCCGATGATTTTTGTAGGAATTGTGAAATACTTCAAGAAGCGTATGGGGCCAAGTGTCTTATGGAGAATGCCGACCGAATGTATGAATTTTATCTTACGAGACGAAATAAGCAGCTTATGTTGCTGGAAGATGGCGAACGTCTTGCCGGTAAGATTATTCGTGCTGGAGCCCGTCAGAACAACAAGCTCGGTTTGGCTCCTACGGTTCCCAATCAGCGCATGCTTTTCAATACCGTTATTCAATATTGTTGGGAGGATGTTGTTGTTGGGTATGATGATGATGGTAATGAAATAACACAGAAAGGTATTTACCGTATCCCTGATATAGAACTTCTTGATGAGATCATAGCCTTCGGCCCTGGGGCCAACACCGACCGTATCATAGCTTTCGGCCACGCTCTTCTTCTGGCTAAGTATTATGATGATATGGGTTACATGCCTGAAAGTACGACTCAGAAGGAAAATCAAAAGAAGAGAGAGCGCAAGAAGATAGAACAGGTCAAAGGATTTACGGTAAGAAGACATAACCCTTACAAAATGAGATAGGTAGAACAATTTACCTATCTTTGTGAAAAAACATATAGCTCATGGAGTATTTTAACAGAGATCAGGCTTTTCCGGCCAGAGGAGTATTTTCAGGTTTGCCGGTACAGGCTATACCTACCAAGAGAAAAACCAAGGAGTGGTTTAAAGCCACTATGGATTCTCTTGAATTGATTGGTTTGAAGCAGCTTGATGAGAACCAAAAGTTCAAAGATTTTTACAGGATGATGAAAGGGAAGCTGTCATTTATGGAGCTGAAAGATGTAATTCCTTATCTTAAGGATGTTCAGTCTATAAGGGACAACGTAAACATTCCATCATTCTTACGTCATTATGATATAATAGGTACGATCGTAAACGCTTTTGTAGGATGGTTGGGCAACCTTTCTGACAAGTATAATGTAGTTGGATTGGACGAATCTGAAGTGAATCAGTATTCTGCCACGAAGGAAAATCTTCTTTATAATTACATTAGAGAGGAATTGGACAGAAGGGTTAGGCAAGAGTTATTAAATAGAGGATTGGATCCGGATTATAATAATTTTGCCAGCGAAGAAGAAAAGCAGGCTTATGCTCAACAGATACAAGAGGTGAAAGCATCTATGACTCCTCCTGAGATAGAGAATTTCATGAATACAAAATGGAAGACCGCCGAGGTTATATGGGGTTCTCATACGCTTGAGGCGGACAGGGGGCGTTTTTACATGGATGAGATAGACACCGAGAATTTCATCGACTATCTTCTTACCGGTCGTTGCTTTAGAAATTATCATGTAGGATACGACTATTATAAGCCGGAGAGGTGGTCTCCGTTGAATACGTTTTATTCTAAGACATTAGATAGCAAGTATCCTCAATATGGGGATTATATTGGTCGTGTTCATTATTATACTGCCAATGATATTATAGTAAGGTGGGGGCATCTTCTTACGGCGAAAGACAAGCAGAAGCTTATAGGGGGTGCTGATAATTTCAATGGTACTTATCATAATGGTGATAATGGGAGCTATGTAAGTTTATCCAAATCGGCGAGTGTAGGGATGTTATATCAGAATAAGGTAATACCTTGGAAAGGATATAATGATTATGCCTCTATAAAAGCTTATGAAGATTATTACGGTATTCCAGCCGGCACATATACCGGATACGATAGTAATGGCAACGAATATCACAGAACCAGATTCATGCCAAATTTAGAGCATGGTAATTACTATAACCGTGCCCAGAGTTTGAGCGACGAGCATGTTCGTAGTGATTTGTATCAGGTAACTGAATCATATTGGGTATCCCCAGCTCAGGTGTATGTAATTACCTACCAAACTGAAACCGGATTAGTAACTACCGAAATGGTAACCGACGAGCTTCTTCAGGACTTTTTACAGGAAAATGGTATTAAGAAAATTACCAGGACCATGAGTAAGGGAATGGAGAACCCGGAGATTAATACCTATTTCGTAGATTACGTTCCACAGGTAAGGTACGGGGTTAAGATCAGTGGCGGGGCTCTCGCTCAGGATAACCTGTATCTGGATGGAGAACCTATCGATCACCAGATAAAAGGGGATAGTAACATCTATGACTTTGTTCTACCCGTTGCCGGATATATCGGTACTTCTATGGTCAACAGGATTCAGCCATATCAAATATTTTATAATTTCTCCATAAATCAGATAAACAATATTCTTGAAAAGGAGATCGGTAAATTCTTCTTAGGGGATATAAATCTGGTTCCAAGTGAATACAAGGATTTGGGTGAAGATGTGGCTGATATATGGGCTAACCTTCTTGATGTGGCTAAGTCTGTAGGAGCTCTGACATTAGATACCTCATCTCAAAACACGAAAGGCGGTGTTCCTTTCAACCAGTTTGCCGTCTATGATTTGTCGCAGACAGAGCAGCTTAAAACAAGAATGGAGCTTGCTGAATGGTCAAGGATGAAGTGTTTTGAAATGGTTGGCATCACGCCTCAAGTAATTAACGGTCCCAACAGGTATGAGACTGCCACCGGGGTCCAGCAGGGCGTTACAGCATCTATGTTACAAACACAGATATACTTTGATAACTTCGGTTACTTCAAGAAACGCGCTTTGGATCTTCATCTGGCTGTCGCTCAACAATGCCAGGAAGAAGGAAAGGATATTTCTGTAATGTACACAAAAAGTGACCTTACCAGAGCGTTTTTATCTATAGGAACCGACGGTCTTAGCCTAAGGCATCTTGGTGTTCAGGCATTATCTAATTCCAAGAAAAGGGATGAGCTTGAAAAGTTCAAGACCTTTATGTTGCAGCTAAATACGGCCGGAGGAGACATTTACGATCTTGCATCTATCTTCACATCAGATTCTATGGTAGAGCTTATACAGAATGCAAGGAATACTCGTGCATACAACGAGCGTCAGATGCAGCAGCAACAACAGAATCAGATGCAGCTTAACCAGCAACAGATACAAGCTGAAGCTGCTGAGAAGGATAAGCAACGTCAGCATGAACTTGCTTTAGAAGACAAGAAAGGTCAATACAGGATACTTCAAGAGAAGATCCAGGCGGCAGGCAGGGCGGCAGACGCCAAGAGCGACGCCACCTCCCTCAACTTCCTGGCTTCTGTTTCAGATCAGACCGTAAGGCAAGCTGATATAGAAAGCAAGGAAAGGATAGAGGATAAGAAGATCGAAAACGATTCCAAACTTCATGATGATGAAATGAGAATGAAAATGGAAGAGTTAAAATTAAAATCCAAAGAGCTCGCTCAACGAGCGAGGGAAGATGCCACCAAAAGGTATGTAGCCGGAATCAATAAAAATTAAGGATTAAATATCCCCAAATTTCATTAGAAAATCTCTAATAAAATTTGGGGATATTTAATTTTTAGTGAAGATTAAACACTTATAAGTTTTTTGTCTGAAATATAGGTATTTAAATATTTTTGCAGTATGGGAAAATTAGAAAAAAATGGAATAGTAGAATTGGACGATATTTTTAGTATCGGTCCGGTTGATGATGTTTATAATAGGGAAGAAGATATTCTGCCTATTAATGGTAATGAACCGGCTAAAAAAGAAGAGAAGTCTGTAGAAGAAGGTTCTCAAATTAAAGAAGAGCTGGTTGTTGATCCTACTCCTGATCCTAAAGAGGATAAAAAAGGAGAAGAGAATGTAGTTGATGTTAATCAGGATCAGGTAGAGACCCCGGTTGTCAATTACAGAAAAGTATTGGATGCCCTTTCTTCAAGGGGAATTATTCCCGATTTGAAAGATGTGGTGTTTAGCGGTGAAAACGGCGAAGAGATTACTATCAATGATCTTGATTTTAGTAAAGAAGATTCGTTGTGTGACATACTATCTACAGTCCTTGAAAGCCAGAAAGAGGATATTGTTAAGGATAAGATAGATGTTACCTCTGTTTCTGATATTACTAAGAAGCTTATCCAGGCTGATAAGGCCGGCGCGAATATCGTTGATATTCTTAAGCAATATGATACGAATGTCGCTCCTATAGAAAAGCTTGACATTGAAAACAAAGCAGATCAGATAAAGCTCGTTCGCCATTATGTTGATCTTCTTGGATTGCCTAAAGATGAAGCTGATGAGTTTTTCAAAGGCATTATCAATAAAGGTGAAGAGTATGTTGAAGCAAAGGCTATAAAGTACAAGGCTGAGCTTGATAAGAGAATGGATGATATTATCCAGCAACGTACTAAAGAGGCTGCCGAAAAGAAGGCGAAGGATGCAGAAGATTTTAGAAGGTATAAGAAAGACCTTAAGTCTTCTATCCAGGCAAAGTATCAGCTAAATGACACTATGGTATCTAAAGCTCTTGATTTTGCCCTAAAACCTTCTGAATCGAATCCCGGAATTACCAAAGCATTTAATAGGGTAAGGGAGATGATGATGAATCCGGAAGAAGCGCCAGATTTGATTATGTTTCTTATGAACCCAGGAGAGTTCATAAAACAGAAGTCGAATCAAGCTGTAGTTGATGAGAAGAAAAAAATTTATAAGCTCATCAGCCATACAAATAAAGACAAGAGGGTGGCTCCGGTAGATGATAAAGGTGATCAAGTTCAAGGTGTGAAGTTCGATGAAATCAGTATAGATTAAAAATTAAAACATTTTTTCGTTCATGGCTAATGTACTTTTAACAAAAAATTTCCCGGCCACCATGAATGGTGACACGGTGATTGGATATACCGACGCTAAAGTCGTTAAGCAAAGTATCGTAGAACACGATCTTAGCTCTTTAGAAGATTGGTACTACGAAGATCCGGATAAGAACCATCTGGGGATGCTTGAGTTGTTTTCTAACATTACAAACTATCCTCTGCCTATGTATATGGGTATGATCAAACAGGATGCTACTATTACCGTAAATGGTATCAATGGTTCATTCCGTTATGATCTTCCGGTATCAGAAACGTATGAGGTGGTTACAGTAGAAGACACGTCTTTGAAATATGCAAAACCTGGTATTGATGAAAGCTTCTTCGAAATTGTGTTGAATGCACAATTTAAACAAGGAGATGTTATTACTTACGATGTGATTAACGGTTGCCAGGCTCTTATCTCTACAGAGCGTCCTCCGAAACAAGAAGGTGAAAACTGGAGATACTGGTGTAAGTTGTGGGGCCGTTCTCGTGCTAAATACTTCCCGAAAGACATGCTTCGTGCCGGTATTAAATACTGGAAGGTAACAAACGTTCTTGGTGAGTTCTCTACTCAGTTCTCTGGTGTAGGAGGTGCTTCTAAGGCCGGTTCTATGACTTGTGAATTTACGCTTGGTGGACACCGTGGTGTTGAAGGTGAAACGACTATGTATGCCGGTATTAAGTCTTTGGCTTATGCGGATGAACGTACACAGAATTTCATCGACAAGGCTTACCAGAAAGTTCGTCAGCTTTCTGAAATCAGAGGAGGTGATGCAAGTTATGCTATCATCGGTTCTCGTCTTGGTGACGGAAGCATTGATATGCGTACAGCACGTGTGGCTAATACGGTGTCTTTGTTCTGCTTGACTGAATTGGCTAAGATGGAAGCATACGAACTTATGTTCATGCGTGGAGGTAGAGTCAAGGGTCATAATGGTGTTTTGATGAAAAACGAAGGTTTGTATCATCAACTTCGCCGTGGTTTCGTTATCTCATATGCACGTCCGGGCGGTATCAAGCGTGAACATTTCCTGGCTGCTGCCGACTATATTTTCCGTGGTCGTAGCGATATGCCGATTGAAAATCGTGTAATGAAATTCAAGGTAGGTGCTATGGCTTATAAGAACATCGTTGAAATCTTCCGTGATGAGTTCTTCGCTCAATTAGGTGCTTTGGCTCCTCTTATGGGTACAGAACGTATCATCAATAACCCGGTAACAGGATCAAACGATGCTCTTGAATTAGGACCTGTAAAGATCAAGGGTGTTACTATTCCGGGTATTGGTAAGGTCATTGTAGAACACGAACCTTCTTTGGATTACGTTGATATGGTAGATAGAAGCCAGTTGGTAGACGGTATGACTCCTATCACATCATATTCATGTATTATGGAAGACTTGACCGCTCCTGAATATTCCAATGCATTCGCCGGCATTCCTGCTTCATCCGAAGCTCGTATTGGTAATATCAACAGCAACGTATTCTACGTTAAGCCTGATATCGGTTCTATGTGGTGGGGTTACGAACAAGGTAGATGGTCATCCAGGGTATCGGCTAAAGAAATTGTATCCAGCCATCCTCGTATGTCGGAACAATTCTGGTGCCACTCTGTATCGGCTTGTTGGGTAAAAGATACCAGCCGGTTCGTAACAATTGAATTGTTACCAAGCTCTTTGTAATCATAACTTTTAATATTAACTTGCGGTCGGCTTTAAAACCGGCCGCAAATTTTGTTTCTAACATAGTCTTTTCATATATGAAAAGACGTAGGATATATAAAAAGATGGGAAAAAAGATTTTTGAAGAAAGCCATGAGTCTAAGAAACTGCTGGCTACCGTAGGAGGAATGAAGATATATTCCGACTCTATTTATGTTATAACAGGTAAGATGGATGAAGAAGCTCCTTCCGGATATCAGGAAAGAGGCATTTCCAAGACTCCTTTCCCTGGTAACAAGACAGTATCTTGTTGTGGATGGGATAAGGATCTTAGGGTGTATGATACCGGTTTCTTCATCAATTCAGCATGTTATAAAGGTTACTCACTTGAAGACAAGAAGAATGAAATGGATATGCGTATTAAGAATATTCGGTATCCGTTTGAAGAAACTGTCAATGAGGACCTGGACCAAAAGAACTTCGATTTCTGGGATTCTTACAGAATTGACTTGTATGATGGTCGTTTGTTCTACACTAATGACGTTCGTGATTTATTTGAGTTGTATATAGCTATTTTGTCCAAGTCTCTTACTCCTAAAGAGGAAGACGGTAATCCGATGTATGTCGAATCTTATTATTGTGTAGAAGACAAGACTACGGCCGTAGATATCAGGAAACAACGTCAGATTGACAAGGCTGATATTTTATACGAGTTCATGAACAAACTGAAAGGATCTGAGGCTGAAAGAAAAAGCATCTACGATCTGCTTTTGTATCTTGACATCATATACAGCGTAGAGCTTGATCAGAGCATGGTTCAATACATATTCACTAATTGGATTGACGCCAAGAATACGAACGTTGACATGTATAAAGAAGCAAGCTCAAGGTTTTTATCTGACGACGAATCTTCCGAAGGGATGCAGGTGATTAAATTCCATCGTATGATCAGGGAAATGATTGAGGGCTTGGCTGTCACCGTCAACACCGACGGACTGTATCTGAATGGCGAGCTCCTGGGCGCCGACGCCATCTCTGCATCTATGGCTCTTGCTTCCAATAAGTCGATGTTAGAAACTAAGTCACGTGTCCTGGAAGCGTATAACGCTTTAAAGAACAAGCATAAAAAAATAGAAGGCACTAAGTCTGACAAGAAGAAAAAGGAAGATGAGAAAGGTTTCGATATTGACCAATATGCTGACAAAAAAGAGAATTTATGAAAATCGTTGATTGTTATCTCCGGGCCTTACAGAAGGCTGAAGAAAACATGACCAACGGTGGTATAAAACTTGACAAGGCACGTTTTGTTCAGCTTTTTAATGACGAACAAAACCGCCTTGTTCGTTATATCCTTGATAAGAAAAACGAAGAGGATATACGTTATATACAAAAGTTGGTTGTGTACTCAAAAGAACTTGATAAAAAAGAAGATAAAGATAATCCGGAAAGTACTTTATTTTCATTGCCTTCTGATTTCTTTTCTTTTTCAAACATATCAGGCGTATTTACCGAAGGTGAATGCACGGTTACTGATTTTAATATGTGGGAGGCTAAGAACGAAAACCCGCATGAGCTTCTTGCTGACTTTTTTAACAAACCCGATTTTGATTTTAGGGAAACATTCTATACAATAGGAGAAGATTCGGTAAGGGTGTATAAGTCTGGTTTTGATGTAGACACCGTTTATCTTACGTATTATCGTTATCCGAAGGAAGTTGACATCGAAGGATATATTAAATCCGATGGTTCTAATTCAACTGATATAGATCCTGAATTAGATGACAAATTAATCGGTATTATTCTTAACATGATTGAAAAGCAATTTGCTTTGAATGAAAGCGAATACGGACGTTATCAAATAGACTCAAACAACGTCCAATCTCCTTTGTGACAAATAAGAGGCACATCCTAAATTAAAGATTATCAAAAAGCATTAAGAATTAATTAATTCCTAATGCTTTTTGTTGCTTATATGACTATCGCTATTTTTGAGACAGATAACAGAATACTAATTTTTAAAATATTATAAGGCTATGGCTATCCATAAACCGTATGACAGACACATTATCTGTCCTCCGCACGCTAAGTTGGCGGACGTAGATTCTTTGTTGCTTCAAGAAGGTCAGATCGCTATCTATGATTTGGATGGTGAGCAGACTAAAGATGGTTTGAAAGCGTTGAAAGACTTGAAAGGATATCGTAAGGACGAACAACGTTTCCAGATCAGAATCGGACGTAATGAGATGGTGAACGACCGTGTATCTGATGATAAATCATTCTCTACACCTACGTTTGCTATTGATGAAATTATAGAAGTGTATGCTTCTGCTCCGAAGAGTAAAGAAATTAAAGTAGATGAGGTTATTTTCGGTTATAACGGAATTGACGACAGTACCGCTATTACAGCAAGAAAAGGCGATCGTATTCCTATCCATATTAAGTTAACAGGACGTTTGTTTGAGCTTCGTGGTTATCCGATGGGTGAGGTAAATATCGATGATTACATCATTTTCGAAAACTGTCCGGGTCGTGAGGATATGTGCTCAGAATGTGATCCTTGCGAAGATGTTGATATTTTGGCTGCTATCTTGAAAACAATCGAACGTATCAAGAATCAGCCGATTGCAGGTGGTGGCAAGGTAGGTGATTTTGTAGAAATCCATCCTATCCATTCTTGCAATGAACTGAAAAAAACTCCGGTGGAAACCGACATGAATTTCTATTGCATGGAAATGTGTGATACCGGTGATGCTTATGCTCTGGCTCAGCTTAAGGCTGCTTATCCAGGTTTGGATATTAAGAGAGTCGGACGTCATCTTTCTACATCCAAATATCAGGTGATGAAAGAAGGCGGCAAGCCTTCTGATTATACTCAAAAGCTGTCTTCTATCATGAAAGGCTGCGAAGAGTGCCCTGATGGATATACTAAGGTAGACGGAGGTTTGATTTATGCCGTAACGTTAGAGGATGATGGGGTTGATCAGTCTACTGTAGTAGAAAGCATTAAGAATGCCGTTAGTAGCACTGCCGAGAAAACAGCAGCCCAAGATGGCGGCGTAGGTATGTACACTGTGGCCGTAAGCAAGAAACTGACGAAGGCTGATATCGATGCATTTGTAGAAACTAATCCGACTGCTACAGTAACGTTCGTTGCTAAAACAGCAGATATGTGTAGCAATCCTGCTGTTACTACCGTTAGCTGGGAAGCATGTGGTTCTTGTAAGATTTCGAAAGAAGCTTATGAAATCACGTTGCCGGACGATGAATGTGGTAACAGTGCTAAAGAAGAATTGCAGGCAGCATTCCCGTATCTGACAATCGAAGATTACGGTACACCTGGTGGATGTCAACACAAATTCAAAACAACGGTCGTTACTAACATGGTTTGCGACGAATGCGATAAAATCTTCAAAGACTTCTTCGTATCTAAAGCTCCCGAATCTTATCGTGGACGTAACTGGAAACGTTTGGGTGCCGTAGCAGGAGATCAGTCCATTATCGCCGATCCGCTTCCTAAGAACTGCAAATGCGGTATCTTGTTCCGTGGTATTGACTACATGATTTCTCCGTCTGACTGTTTGATTGACCGTCTGACATTCCAGGAAGGATCTGTTCGTATTGCTGTAAATGGCGGTTATCCGGATGAACAGCGCGAGGCTATCAGCACGTACTTCAACCCGATCCATACCGAATACAAACAGCACTGGGCTCCGCGCACTCACCTCGGCGCTGAATTGCTGGATAAGGAACGTGAACAACGCATGTTCTTCGATTTCCGTAAGACTCACCAGGAACTTATGGAACGGATGTTTACCAACGAAGAAACTCGCTTAGACCTGTTGGCTCCGTATGCTGATTATTCAGTAACGTTGAAGCCGGCACGTTACTCTAACGGTTTCGGTAGGGTAATCGATGATCACATTACAGTACACTTCCATGTACCGTATGGTGCTCACGAAGGTATTCAAGACCTTATGGACTTGTTAGCTGCTTCGGCAAATATCAAGCCCTGCAAGATTTGATTTTCCTTTTTTCTATATATCCCAAGGGGGAGGAGGCTGGTCCTCCACCCCCCTTTTTGTAATAAAATAATTTGAAATAGATCGATTTCATATGAATGGCGTGGATTCTTTAGTCGGTGCCTTAGGTAGGGGCATTGATAAAATAACCAACATAGTTGGAAAATGGGGTTCCTCCCAACCGGTAGATGACAGCAAATCCGGTATAAAAATAGGGGACAAAATCTACCAAGTGGTTGTGTCCTTAAATGGCTGTTATTGGTATCTTGACGAAGAAGGTAAGAAGCATCCTGTTTCTGGTATTCCGGCCACAACCGAATGGGAGTGGATTAACATAGCTGAGAAAGTTATCAAAGATTTCAAAACCTGTTACCGTACACCTGGTGGAAAGGTCGAAGTATGGAGTTGGTATCTTCTTAACGATCAGATGGATGTTCTTAAAGAAACCCATAGAATTACCGACAGTACCGACATGGATAATCCGGTAGGTAAAGTTCTTACTAAAATACCGGACGAGTGGGTTATGATCGACTGCGATCTTCCTGATATGACAGAACGCGACATTACGTTCGTCAACAGATGTTATAAGACTCCGGATGGTAAGGTTGAAATAGAAGGATTGGAGGCCATAGATGATAAGATAAATATCAGGGAATCTATTTATACCGTTATTCAATCGACGGACGATAATTTCCCTGCCGGCCATGTTTTTAAACTAATTCCAGAGAATTGGGTTCGAATGGTTTGTGACTTTCCTGACATGACAGAACGAGACGTAACTTACGTTCTTGAATGTTACACTACTAAAAAAGGAAAAGTGCAAGTAGAAGGTTTGGTAGCCATAGATAACATCCTTGGAGCCAGGGAAGAGGTTTATACCGTTCTTCAGTCAACCGATCCTGATATTAAGGTAGGAACCGTGCTGGATTCCATTCCCGAAGATTGGGTGAGGATGGTCTGTGATTTTCCTGACATGACGGACAGGGAAATTGTTGAAGTGGACGAATGTTATAAGACTGATGGTGGTAAGGTCAATATAAAAGGTTATCAAGCTATTGATGCCGTTCTTGGTGTAAGGAAACAGTATTATTATATTGTTAAGACAACGGATGCCGCCTATCCTCAGTGGATGAGAATAGATAAGATACCTAACGAATGGACGAAAACCGAATGCGATTTCCCTGATCTTACGGAAAGACATATTATGTCCGTAGATGAATGTTATACTACTCCTGGTGGTAAAATACATCTTGGTGGATACAGGTCGGTAGATAGCATAATAGGTGTCCGGGACGAGTATCTTATTGTTTTAGAAACTACCGACCCTGATATACAAAGAAGCGCCACATTCAGCAAAATACAAGAAGGATGGCAGCGTATTGTTTGTGATTTCCCTGATGCTACTACATCCGACACAGAAATAGTAGAAAACTGTTATAAGACGGAAAAGGGTAAGGTTCAGATCCGAACATACATAACAATGGACGGATACGGAAATACAAGGGAATTGAGACATATGGTTCTTAAAACAACCGATCCTGATTACAATATCGGATCTAATATTGATCAGATACCGGTGGGTTGGTTAAGTATCGAGTGTGATTTTGCGTCTGCTACACAACGTCATATAAGACAGGTAAAAAACTGCTACGCCTCTGATGCCGGAAGCATTTACGTTGAGGGGGAAATCGTTTACGACAATGACCTTGACGTAGATAAGATGGCGCTGACGGTCATGGAAAGCACTGACCCGGCGATCGCCGTAGGGACGGAGCTGGCTGCCATTCCCTCTGGCTACGTGAGAACAGTTTGTAGATGTAATTGTTGCAACCACTAAATCTTATTGTCATGAGCTGTAACGAATATTTTTTAGTAACACTGGAGTCTAAATCGACTCCAGTTCGTCATAAATACACGAATTTAACAGACGAATGGTATGGTCCTGATGGTGTTAAGTACGAAGATCCTGATACGATAGCCAAAATCGAAGAACAAGCTACAGATAAGAATCGTATAGGGGATAACACTTTATATCAGAAACTTATTGAAATACATTCTCAAGGAGAGTCAATAAAATCGGACATCGGAGACATAGGTCAGGTATTGGATTACATAAACGGGGAGGAAGTGTGATGGGAACCATATCAGATAAGTTAATGAGGATTATAAATACCAAAGAGGATATAAGGCAAGCCCTTATATCCAAAGGGTATGATGTACCTACTTCCATACCTTTTAAAGAGTATGCTAAAATGATATCGGACTTACCATGTAGAGTGGATTCTTTTCCTGATATAGAAGGAATTGTAGCTCGTTATTCAGCATTAGGTCTTACTAATGAACAGATGGCTGCCAATCCTGTATGGGTTGATAAAACGGGTAACGGACACGATATACAGTTGAAAAACTTCTCTTGGAAGGGAATGTCAGGGGTTGGGGGATATGAAATGAATTTCAATTTATGGAGAAACAATGTTTCAAGCATTCCAGATATTTCTATGTCTACGACGACTACCTCAGTTAGTGTAAGTGTTGGAAATTCTACTTATAATAACAATCTTATTTATATTCATATAAGTAATTGGGATATAAATAAGAATCTCTGGTTGAAGGTCACATCTACTTATGAAGATGGAGATCTCGCCTTTATATTTTATAATGATAGCAATACTAAAAAGATTGGATTGCCAGCTAACGGCTATGTAAACATACTTGCATACCCTGAATTTAAAGGCAGTTATATGTATATCTCAACTATATCTAATAAGCAAGGTTCATTTACCATCGAACAACTTCCCCTCTACCCCGGTGCACTCGTCTTTGACGGAGTAGACGATTACGGTGTCTGTGATAACTTCCCTATTCTGACTAAAGAAAAGGGATATACGGTTGTGGCGTTGAGACAGTGGGATCAGGATTTCTTGAATACAACTTTGACAGGAGGACTGTTGTCAACCAGGAATTATTCCACAGGAGAAGGTGTAGCATTTGAAAAAATAGAATCCTCAAGTAAGGGCTATTGGAATTTAGGTGCTGGAGGTATCATAGATTTTGCAAAATCACCATTTACATGGCAAACTTCAAAACAATATAATAATGTTGGTATTTTAAAAGGTGGCAAAAATCATGGAAAACCATTATGTGTAGGATGTGGATTGTCTGGAGGACAACAGTGTGGTAGATTTGCTATTTGGGAGCTTGTCATTCTCGATCACGATGCCACCGAAGAAGAATTGACCAAGATCAAAAACTACTTCGTCAAAACCTATCCCTGGCTCTTCCCCGACCAGGCATGGACAGTGGTAGGCAAAACCAACGAGGACGAAGATCGTGCTACTATTGCCAACATTACGGGCAATGGTAATGATCTTGTACTGTCGAACGTTGCATTTAGTGAGAATAGTGGGTATGGAAGTTATCCGTTCGGTATGAATGTATGGAATCCAGATTATATTGCAGATCAACCATATGGTACAGTACATTATCCAAATGATTCGAAGAGTTATGCAACAACTGTAAAAAACAATGCGACCAATTTTAGAATAAAATTCAGATTAAGAGGATTGCCAGAAGGTGGGTCTTTTTTAATACGAGTGTTCGATATGAATGATTTAAATACAGTTCTTAAGACATATACGTACACGGAAAATGGCATACATGAGTTTGTTTATAATGATCCAAATAAACCTGCCCGGATTATATTATATAATGGAAACACTCCTTCAAATATTTCAGAATTTTATTTGGATATTATCCCCGAATACGAAGGATACCTCATTACTGATGGGGTGGATGATAAGATAAATAGCAGTAATTTTGATTTAGGTAAGGATTGGACGATAGTAGGCGATTGGACAATGTTATCAAATATTCCCTCCAATTGTGGTATAATAAAAGCGTCGTCTCTTTTTTTGTATAATTCCATTGATAGCGTAACTATCTACATTAACAATGGGGGACGCCCCATTAAAATACAAAGTAAATCTATTAATGCCATTTGTTCGGATGGAAGAATATATCTTAATGACTGGACGGAGATATCGAAACCAGGTGTTCAGACAGAACTAAGTAGTAAAGCTAATTTAAATATTACATCTTACGGTACTACTTTCACCAAAATGGCGTTTAAAAACTTAGCTATCTACGATGGTAAAATCCTCTCCAAAGACGAATGTGTCAAAGCATACAACTATTTACAAACCCTAAAAGCAAAATAATATGAAATTCATTATCATACCAAAAGAAGTATATGATTCCGTATCTGAAGAAAAGAGACTCGAATTAGGAATAGACAGCCCAAGAGCGAGCGTAGACGGTTCTAAAGTTATTTTACACGTAGAACATTATGACCTTCTATTTAAGTCTTTAGACATGCAGGCTGATGACGAACCTCAATACCCGTATCCGGTATATGACAGCCCTTCTTCTGAGTTTGAATCTGTTCTTTCATCTAAAGAATGGGTGTCTGATGTTAATTACGAGCGTCTTTGATCTTGTTATGGTTGAGGTAATTACTATATTTGTAAAAAGTTGAATAATTAAAGCGTGTGGTAGCGTTATCTACCATATAATCATCATGTTTCAGATAATAATAGGATGCGTTTTGGCTAATATCCTTACGATAGCAATCATCGGTTTAGCCCTGTATTTAGTGTATCGTAAAAACGAAGACCGTTTAAAGGCTTTGGATTCTAAGATTGATCAGAAGGTTGAGGACGTAAAAAACAAGGTTGGCGCGGTGATGGACATCGTAGACCAGATCAAGAAATTGTTGGATAAAATTAACAAGAAATAAAAAAAATGGCAGAAGTAGGTTATAACAGTAAATTCGAAGGTCAGGAGGTTGATTCCAGACTTGAGAATGTGGTGCAGGCCGCTCCTGGAACAGGTTCGGAGTCGGGCAAAGGAGGCCTTATCCCGGCTCCCCCTGCCGGAAGTCAAGACGGTAGCAAGACTCTCCTTAGTAATATGACATGGGGAGATCATGTAACAAAACAGTACATAGATGATGCTGTTTCGGCAGCAGGGTGGAAGAAACAGATTGTTAGCAAACTTCCTACTGTTGAAGAAGCGAAGGATAATGTCATGTATCTCGTAAAAGACAATGTGGCATCTACAGAAACTAAAAACGCGTATAACGAATATATTTTGGTTACTAAAGAAGGTGGAACTAAGGTGCTTGAATCGCTTGGTATGGTAAGTACAGGAGTAGATTCTGGCTATCTTGATTTATCCATATTTTCTGGTAATTCCGGATCTCTTGATGAAAATTCGTTTGCAAAAGTTTTGGATGCATACAATAACAATATCACATTAGGTAAGTTAGATGGTGATTATTATTATTTGAATTATTTTTTAGAAGGTAATGATTTTGAAAATAATTTTAAATTAAAAATAGTATTTGCCTCATTTGCTAATACCGACTCAGCGGTAGGCGCATCTGAATATGATATAGAAATTCAGGTGGGGACTTTTGTTGTTATTCAAGATAAGACATATGAGGCTATGAACAATATGGTTACGTTGTCTAATACGATATTGTCTTATTTGAATTTTATGGCTATGCCCCCTAAGGTTGTTACAACATTGGCAAATTTACCAAAAGGTGCTCATAATATCATAGCCAACGTCGCTTCTGCTACGAATCTGTCTATGACCGTATCTTCTGAGTATGTTGGGAGAGAGTGGCAGGTGCGGGTCAACAACACCACCGGCACAGACATCATGCAGCCACTTCCTACCTCTGGCCAGTTCCAGAGTATGTCAGGCGATAGCGTAATAGTACCTAAAAACAGTTTTATAGAATTAAGTATCTGGTATATTAATGATAAGTTAGTTATCAGAGTAGGTGAACAAGCTTAACAGAAAGGATAGAGTATGGTTTATGTAAATAAAAACGTAAAAGGTTTTTACTGGGAAGGATACGAGTTGGATTCCTCTTCTTACGAAGTAGGGTATTCTTACCAAGATTTCTTAGATGGTAAATGGGTTCAACTTGACTCCGATCAAGAAAAATTCCATCAAAACAATCCTGATGCGAGTGTGAAAGAAGTTATTGCCATGCAGCTTGACCCGGAGCCTCCTGGACCAACTGAAGAGGAGTTGCTTGCCAAGGCTAAAGACAAGAAGGTTTCTGAGGCCAGGGAATATGCTTATTCTGATGCTGTCCGTTCTTATAGTTTGGATGGTAAACAGATATGGTATAACAGCAGCATGAGACAGAAGGTTAAAAACGATATTGACGTAGCAAAAGGAAGCGGGATATACACTGTATCTGTAGCAGATTCAGAATACGAGCTTGATATTGCTAATACGGCAATGAATGAAATGCATGTATATGAATCTGAGTGCAATGATCGTACTGCTGCCATAGAAAAGGAAATAGCTTCTAAAACCGACAGGAGTGAAGTTGAGTCTATGAAAGTGGATGAAGGCTATCCTGAAAAGTTAGTAAGGACAAAGGATCAGATAATAGAAAAAAATAAGATCCTTGAAGCCAATGATCCTGAGAAGGCTACAGCTATGTATATGAGGGCTATGATCAATACGCCGGCTATGCTGGAAAATACTGATCAGAATCTTGCTCTTAAGATAAAGGGATTGTACCCTATCTGGGATAAGGATGGAGTTTACGGAGACAAAGGTCTTCCTATGGGAACGGCTGTTGTAAAAGGGCAGCGTTTCCGTAGTAAGAACAAACCTTCGGATTTGGATTGGACTTTGTTTGAAGTAAGGCAAAATCATAATCTACAAGCTGATTGGGTTCCTGGTCAAGGAGGTGGAACCGAAAGTTTGTATATGGTTGTTCAGGAAAAGCATTCAGGTACGATAGATGATCCTATTCCTTGGGTATATAATTCTATTTTAGAGAATGGAAAGTATTACATTGACAAAGAAATTAAGTATCTTTGCATAAGAGATTCAGGCATCCCTTTGGCTTACGAGAATCTTTCTGATCTTGTATCAGCAGGATACGTGAGGGTTGTTTAGGTCGTGATTTGTTGTTAATGTTATGGATAACCCCTGTATATTTATTTATGCAGGGGTTTTTCTTTAATCCCGACTCTACTTGTTTTTTATATCGGTAAGGTTCTGATTATCTTTGTGAAAAAGGTTAAGTTATGGAAAGAAGTGATATTATAAAAGAATTGAGTCAGTATTTTAGTATTGTTGAATTAGTTGGTCCTAAAGAATACGGAAGAGATAAAGATCTTTGCTGGAGGTATTTAAGAACTGAGTTGCTTCACACGATACTGGTTTTAAGGAAAGACATCTTGAAAACTCCGATGACGGTTAATACCTGGAAGTCGGGCGGAAGGTTTGATGAGCGTGGTTTTAGGAACAATGTCTCGGATATAGTAAAATCCAAGACCGTATCAGGGTCTTTGTACATCAGTCCTCACATGCTTGGGGCAGCTATAGATTTTGATGCCAAGGGTATGACGGCAGAAGAGACAAGGAATAAAATAATTCAGTCACAGGATTTACTTCCTTGTCCCATCAGATTAGAATCAGGTACCAATTGGGTCCATATTGACGTATATGACTCTCTTGGAAGTAGCAAGAAAGTAACTATGTTCTAATATGGCTTACAGATTTGTAGGAAGGATGAATTTAGAAAGTTTCTGGGCTTTTCTCATTTCCGGATTATCAGCATTGTGGATGAATTTCCAGGAGATTCACCACCTTATATATTCTATATTGTTTATATTAGCTATAAATCTTTTGTTAGCTACTATAAAAAGTATCAAACACTGCTATATCCGAAGAAAGAGAAAGAGGCCTTTTAAGATATTGACATGCATAAGCGAAATGGGAGTTTTGAAAATCCTTCTTGAGTTCGCGGCCTGCTCTTTCGGGTTGTTCACCATATCCGGAATGGATCTTATTATGTCTATGGGAGGGCATAAATCCCCAGAGTTTATAGACATGCTTCTTCAGTGGATTACGATATTCGCCTTAATATTATACGGCGGAATGGCATTCAAACGCCTCGGCGACCTTGCACCTGATTTGATGATAGTAAAAGGCGTTAAGTATTTCTTTAGCAAAGTAAGTTGGTGGCAGAAAGTTCCATTCGGAGAAGAGCTTAAAGAAGGTATTAACAACGGTGATATACAAGAGCTTTTAGACGAAGATAAGGAGGGTAAAAGATGTGTTTGCAAAAAATGAGAGCCAGGCATGTGTTAGGAGTTCTTCTACTGTGTTTTATATCTTTCTTGTTTGGTAAAACATGCAAGAAACAAGAAATAATACACGATATAGAAATAGATACTGTAATAGATACCATTATCCAACCTGTTCCTGTTCCTCAGTATATAGTTGACGTAGGGGAGGTAGAAATACCTTTCCCTATGGATGCTATAGTTGAAAAAGATACGATAAAAGACACTGTCTATATCAATATTCCTATACAAAGAAAAACATACAACACAGATGATTATCGGGCTGTTATAAGCGGATACAGACCTAATTTGGACACGATGATCATCTACCACAAAAAAGAAATAATATACGAAAAGAGCCGGCGCTGGGGCATAGGACTGACGGCAGGGTATGGGGTTGGGCGCGAGGGCTTCTCCCCCTACTTAGGCGCTGGAATCTATTATCGGATATGGTAATAATCACGTCCTATTTTATTTAATACACAACATTTTAAACTTTTATCACCCCATTTACTTATCTTTGTGGAAAAAGGTAAGTTATGAATTATATCGATATTTTACCACAGATAAGAAATAACATTTTCTATGTCAGGATAGTAATGACCGACTACGATGTGGAAAATCAGATGGTTATTAGAATAGTAGCCAGAAGAAATGACGGTTTGTACAAGACGGAAGTAGTACAGTATCCAAATGAAGGAACTGATTACAACGGAGAAATCATTGTTCCTATGTTTGGTATGGCTAAGTCATTGGTGGCCCAAATAGTAGGAGTCAAGATAAATGGTACCGAGGTACGTGTTAATAGCACTGAAGTAGAGGGAGCTGATATAACAGCCAGATACGATGATTCCCTTACCAGAATGGGATGGGAAGAGAGTATGAACAACATTCATCTTGATTTTGAGGTTATAAGCACCAACAACCCTAAAACGCTTCGCATAGCCGATCAGTCGGAATGGGGGATACTGGCAGACAGACCGGCTATTATAGAGATTGTGCCACCTGAAGATGAAAATAAGTATGTTTATTATCTTGGTAAGAATCAGTTGAATGTATTCAACAGTAAGACCCTTGGCATAAATCCAGGTCGCGGAAATGATTTTGAAAACCTAAAAGATGGTATATACGATATTACCATAAAAGGAAGTCCTTCCTCTTATTCATTTAACAGAAAGTATTTAAAAACAGATCTGATCCGTCTTAACATAGATAAGATATGGGCCAGGTCAACTGTGTTATGTGATCATGAGGATGATGACGTTATTGACAAAATAAAAGAAATAGAGTTTCTGCTGGCTGCGGCTGAAGCTAATATGAGATTAGGGAATTTTGAAAACGTAAAACAATTATACGAAAAAGCATCTAAATTGATTTACGTTCTCAATAATTGTGAAAATTGTGGTTGCAAAATGTAATTAATTAAATATAAATAAGTTATGGGATGTGGATGTGGAAGAAGTAATATTACTTCTGTTAATAGAAATAGGGCTATAAAGCCTCAGTCGAATACGACACCTAAAGCTGATTCTAATGCGGCTTGTATTCAGAAATACGATGAACTTGCTGTATTGGACAAGAAAATCATAGACCTTCATCGTAAGTTCAGGTTTGTAGGAGGTGTAAGTAAAAGGTATGCTGATATTCAAAAGCTGGTAAGAGGCTGGATTGTTAATTTGAAGAACGAGTGCCCGGATCCGGATGATCTTGCTACTTATTCTGAATACATAAATAAAGAATACGCCAGGTATTTTACCGTGAAATGATATGGCAGCTACCGGAAGTACACAGCAAATTTTTTTCCCTTCATCTTACTTATGTGAGTGCGCTGATCGTTTTATAGCATGTAAGGCTGATCGGTATCTACAATATCATAAGTATAAGGTAGGTATAAAACCTGATATAGATACGGTTCTTAAAATAGATCGTATGAGAAGAATCGTATGTGAAGGGGAATGCGGGTTGTGCCCGGACGAGATTCAGAAATTCAAAGAAGAACTTAATAAGATCTTGTCATGAAAAAGATGTATTACAACAAAGAATACAGAAAAGATTTCAAGAAATCGGACTGTCCGGAAGATCTTGGTTCTGAAGAAACGTTTATCGTTCATGAGGCTGAATTTTGTTCGGATATAAGCCAAGATGATGCAGATAGGAAAGCGGAAGAGTTTGCGGAGAAAGAAGGTCCGTTGTATGCTAATAAAGTAGGTGGATGTTGCGAGGTATATTATAACACAAGACAGGAAGGGGATTTCTTTAAAAATGATTGTCCTGATGGTCAAAAACAAGAACAGCTCACACATCACGTGGTAGAGGCCGGGCGTGTATGGTCTAAGTTCAGTACCGAAATAGCCAACTACGAAGCTGCGAAGATTCTTGAGCAAGAAGGGCAGGCTGCCGCTAACGAATCTGGAGTATGTAAAACCGTTTATTACAACGAAGATCAACATGGTTGGTTTAGTAAACGTTGTAAGGAAGGATGGAAGGCTCCTGAGAAATACAGGAGGATATACGCCGGTACCGTAACGTCTTTCATTAGCGTTGATGATGCCAATGAAAAGGCTAAGAAGATACTGGAAGAAGAGGGCATGAAATGGGTTAATGAAAATACCAAATGCGAGCCTGTTATTGATGAATGCAAATTTGATTTTTGAAAATGAGCAACGTAAAATTTAATCCGACAGAAGGTGAGAATGATAAACTGGTGTCGGTGTTTTCTGAAATAAATGAAGGTCTTGATACGACTTTGAATTACACTATTTCCGATGAAGGGAATAAGGCTAAGAAGAACATAGTCGTTAATCAAGTTGGTAAAAGGGAAAAGTTTTTATCGAAGAAAGGGGAGGAATCTGAGCCTTTTGTTTTGTCTGATGGTAATACTTTCAACGTTCTTAAAGAAGGTGCTTCAGGATCGGCATCCGCTTGGGCTGAGGATCAGCTTCCTCCAGAAGCCACAGAATCAGTTGGCGACAAAAGCCTTCTCCCTTCTTGGGATTTTTATCTTATAGACATGACTCAAAATACCGGAGACAAAGTGCGTCCGGTAGGAAAGCTTCGTAAGAATAATCTCCTTAGATTTGAAAACGGAGATTTTGCTCCTACGGTAGGTATAACCGAGGAAATGAGAGCCGAATGCGATGTGGAACTGTATTTGGATAACGGTCATAAAAATAAGTATTGTGATGCCGGAGCATTTGACGCTAAGGCTTTTTACGAAGAGTATGGTATTGGTCAAAAACTTTATAATGTATCAGGATCAGAGGTAAGGATTTTAAGACCTTGGGAGACTACTTCAAAGAATTATAGCATATTCTTAGGATGTAGCAAGAGTCTGTATGTAGTTGATAAGGTAGTTGGAAAAAGTGGGAAAATATGGTCTGGGGTGTACGACGCAGACACGGTTCCTATGCTGGAGGGACTTGACCTGCGCCAGACGTGCCCCGTGCTTCCGCCCACAGCCTTATCTCCTGGACCGGTATGTACAGTAGACTCCAAGGCAAGATCTTTCTTTTTCTTGTATGAAGGAGAAACAAATTGTAAATCCGAAGCCGGAGTTGGTAACGCCTGCACGATGTTTTTAAATGGAAGAACTTATCCGAGAAGCAATGATGTAAATCAAATCAATATAGCTAAGTATTCGAGGGCTAATAACGTAGATCCTGAATCTTCTTATCCTTTTTCTGAAGGTGGTTTTTTGACCTTGAATGCTTATATCATATACCTTGAAATGCTGTACGGTTCTAAATACTTAGCTAATCCAGATACTTTTGGATCAGGGATATCAAGTAACTCCGGAGTAGGTAATGATGTTAATTATCGTAAATACGGAGGTGTAAAGTATCGTAAAAAAGGAGAAGAGACATGGTTGTATGGATCATGGGCTACAAAATCTTCTATTATACATTATGAACCTACTAAAAGAGCTCATTTTTCTTACCTCATAAATTCAGAATATCCTAAAGAACAGTGCATGGAAAGCCAGATGGCGGCTTCTTTTGCATTTGAGGCAGGAATAGAGGAAGGATTGGAGTTCGATTTTTATGGAGGAAAATATTGGTATAAGAACGTCCAGGGAGCCAAGAGTATGGTTGAAGGTCATATGAATGTTATTGTGTTTAAGGAAATGACCGGCACTATATCAGCCTTAAACGAAAATGACGAACCGGCAGAATTTGATTTGGAAGTTATTTTAAGGATGTCTTTGTACGATGGCATGAATTTGTCTGGAGATGTCTTTGGGTATTGTGGAGGAGGATACGAACAGGTAGGGACTTGTTTAAATGATCCTAATGTCACTCGAATAGGTAATACTATTGATATTTATATAGAGCCAGATCAAAAGAAATGGACATATGAGAAAAGGTCTACTATAAATAATGGTGAGGTTTTTAATTTTGAATCTAAATATAAAAAGATAGCAACTACCCAGAATTTAGGAGATAGTTTTGCTTTACACCGTATTCCTTATACCGGATGGAAGGATAAAAAAGGGGGAAGTATCGGAACAGGAGAATGTTTTTATACATGGGACAATTGCTACTGGGCTTCATCTGTTGGTATAAAGTCCAGAGTGGCTGCTCTATTCGGCGGTATTGCGGCCTATGGCTATTGCTCGCCTCGTAATCTGCATGCGAATTACGCCACTTCTAGTACGAATCGCATCAATTGCGGCCTTGCCCAGTTGTTATTAGACGTCAGTCAACCGCAGGTTTGATGGGTGTAACCCATTGATGGCGCAGCCATCATAAGCGCAGCGATAAGGCGCAGCCTTATATACTATATCACGGCGCAGCCGTATCTTGTTAATATAATATTTTATAGCTACAAAACAAAAATTTAAAATATTTAATACAAATTGTTTTGTAGCTATAAAATATTATACATACATTTGCAATGTCATTAGACAACAGAGATAGTTAACATTATAAACAATAAAAATTTATTCAATGAAATCCGTTAGTCTGCTAACAAGTCTTACATTGGGATCTGACCTCTGAAATAGCAAATAACGGTTGAGAAAAAGGTTAAAAAGAATTGGCTGCTCGTTTCGGCGGTAATGCGAACAATGGCAATTGCTCGCCTCGTAATCTGAATGCGAATAACGCCACTTCTAATACGAATCGCAACAATTGCGGCCTTGCCCTGTGTGGGCTAAAAAATTGGGTATATTCTTTTTAATCTTTCCCAGGAGTGGATAATCAATAAAAGACAAGCGTATGAGGTTATATGATAAAAATATGATAGAGATGCGCGACGGTCGTAAGCCCGTCATTAGCCCACAACTGAAATCAGTTTCAAACTATATAGATGTAAGTTTGGATGATATTAGAGAAGCATGCGAAGCGGCATTTAAAAACCATTCTAAAAAGAATGATGTTGTTAATTTTAATTCTGATTTTGATGGTAATTCGTTAAAATTGTATGAATGGTATTTAGATGGTACTTATGTTAGCAAAATCAAATATCGCAAACTTGTAAAAGAAAACAAGAATGGTAAGGTTCGTGAAATAAACAGCCCGGATCTTACCACCAGAATCTATCAGCATCTTGTTTTAGTAAAGTTAGGTCCTTTGTATTATGAGAAGGATAATATGAATGGTCTTAATTGTAAGCCGGGATTTGGCATAACAGCATCGTCTAAATCAAGGTCTCTTATTAAAAAGATAAAGCATGTTTATTATGATAGACTTGATTTGAAGTATTGTTTGGTTATAGATCAACGTAAATGTTATAACCATGTAAAAGACAAAGTGTTTAGAAAAGTACTTAAGAACTTTATTTCAAACAAAAAGTTTATAGATTTTGTAATAGACGTAAGTTTCGTATCTGGAGAGCTACCTATAGGAACCCCTACAAGCCCTTTCATTCATCATCTCCTTATGAAAGATTTTGATGATCTTGCAAAGAGAATAGCTCCTTTTTCATTGAGATATGCCGACGATAATTTCCTTGCTTTCTATACTAAGGAGGATGCTAATACTGCCAAATGGAGGATTAAGAATTATTGGTGGTATGAGCTTAAGATAAGATCTAAAAGGCATACTTGTATTATAACAGACATGGATAGACCTCTTGATTTTTGCGGGTATGTTTTCCACCGTAATAACAAAGGCGTATCTGAACACAATAAAGGTTATGTGACGATAAGGAAGAGGGTAGCCAAAGACGCGAAGAAGTGTATTACAAATGAAAGCTGGTCTTCTTACTTCGGTCTTTTAAAACACTGTGACAGTTATTCATTAATGTCAAAAATAGAAAATATCATGAAATTACGAGATTTAACAAGCACGATTCGTATTGATAAGAAAATGGATGCGGACAGCATCGATGTCAAGAACCTTGAAGGTATTGTATTTGATATCGTGAACTACGAAATACGAAGCAATAACAAGAATGAGCCAAACTGGATAAAGTGCTTGATAGGTATTCCAGAAACCAATAAAGAAGGTATTCCTACCGGCAGGAAACTCGCAAGGGAATTTCATGGTAATTATCAAGGTATAGTAAATTTTATTTCAAAATGCGAACTTACTTATGGCAAAGATGCTATTCTCCCTATTACCGATGTAGAGATAGAAAACAGATGCGGATACGTTTTTAAAGGCAGCACTAACCGCTTGGAATACATTGATTGACTTCTTATTGTGATGGTGTGAATGAAAATTGTTATCTTGCACCAAAAAAAAGAAAGTCATGAATTGTAATACTTGTAAAGATGACAGACCTGATATTCTGAGATCTAATATCTGTATCGGGTCTGATCCGTGTAATGACTGTACGGACAATTGCGAAATTCTTCCAAAAGAATGCGATTGCCCGTATGGTCATTTAAGCGATCATTGCATTCATTATACAGGATGCAAGACATTCATATCCAAATTAACTCCAGGTATGCCTTATAATGAGGTTATGCATAATATAGAGCTGGTTTTTGAAAACATAGATAAGTTTTTGGATAGGATGGTTGAAGAAAATACGCTTTTAAAACAAAGGGTTGAAAAACTTGAAAAACAGTTACAAAATGGAAAAGAGTGCACAAATTGGTAAGGACTTAAGTGGTAAACACGTATATGTTCCACATGTGGACGAGACGCCGGTGCCATGCCCGGACGGATACACCTGCACGAACTGCGTGTACTGCGCGGACGGCATCAACGCTGGCTACTTCAGTCTGGCTCAGAAATCTGATCTTACGGCTTTAATCAATGCAATGATATGCCGTATGGAATATCAGGATAGGGAAATAGAATTTTTAAAACAAAAAATAAATATTTTAAGTAACAATGGCAATAACAGGTAACGGTTGTTTTGGCAGTCATGGTGGGTGCGAACGCCCACATCATTGCAATATTCCTTCTTCTAACATATTCTATGATGGAGAAACTATAGAAGAAGCTGGTTTGTATCATGGTATGCCTTTAGACAGAGCTTTGGCTAATTTAGCTAAATACGTTTCAAGGGCTATTAACGTAAGTGGATCTGTCAATACAGAAGTGTTTGACGGTACTTCTCATGTGGTTCTCAAAAAAGATCCGGCAGAAATTCTGCTTGTATCTTATTGCGGGGGTGTCGTGCCTTCTGATATGTATAAAGTCCAGGGTCGTACTGTTAGGTTCTGCCGGGATATGTGTCAACAGGATGAATTTGCTGAAGTGAGGGTCGTGTACCGAGAAGAGGCAAATAGTTCTTATGGGTTCCATTGTTAATTTAGGAGGATGAGAAATGGCAGAAAAATGCAAAGGATTTATATGTGGGGGTAATCTCGTTGATGGCTCTGTGCCTTCTGATAAGTTAGATAAAGAAACCATTATCGAGCTTATTAAAGAGATTCTGAAAGAGGAAATGCACGAATCTTGGCTTAAGGAAATAATAGAAACCATACTTAAGGAATCCATTGATTCGGATTGGCTTCGTGAGTTCTTTAAAGAGGTTCTTAAAAAATATGCTAAAGAGGAATGGTTTAAGGACATTATCTGCGGCTTAGGATGTGTAGGTGTACAAGAGATATTCGACGTTATTCCTACTGACATAACATTTGAAGCTACAGGAGGTACGGCTACGGTTCAGGTGGTTGTCGATGATGGAGTTGAATGGGAGTTGACACTTTAAATTAGGGAGGATAATTATGTCGAGAGAGAAAATATATAAGATGGATGATGGTTCTTGGCTTACCTCGGACAAGAAGGAAGGTGTCGGTCGTGATAAAATGAATTTCGATGCTCCATCTTGGAAAGGAAGGGAAGATAGGATCACTATCCGAATTGTGAAAAAATCCGATACTGAAAGTATGAAAGCTATTACTTTCAGGCAAAAAGGAATTAAAATCACAGAAGTCTCGGTTAGCAGGCTGGAGTTCCCTATATCTGGTGGAGATAAGCAGATCCTTATTACTACCAACGCCGCTTCGATCAATGCCCTTATTACAGGAGATAGTGGTATAAAGGGTGTTATAAAGGCATTTACCACCGCTTCTGGTCTAAATATTGATGTCAATGATATTAGGCTTGATTATGGTTTCCCTGGTGATCCGGGTCTTGAAGACACGTTCCAGGTTTCGATGATTGTTTCCATGCCTGGTAATGAGGATGGGAATGAAGTTAATGAGAACATAACTATAAATGGTGTACTGATTCCTATTTATCAGCCTGGAAAGGTCGTTCCTTACATTAAATTGGATAAGGAATTTGAACAAATTGAGGGTGATGAAACAAGCACGCAGTTAAGTATAGAAAGTAATATAAAAGATTATGTTATTGAAATAGTTGAATGCGAGTTTGTGGATAAGGAGGAGATTCACCTGGACAAGGATGTTGTTGATCTTGATTCAGATGGATCACCGGTGGTAATCAACGTAAGTACAAATCCTGAAAATTTAAGATGGAGGATTAGGAATGAAAGTAGATAATTGTTGGGCGAACATAGATAAGAAAGAAGGCGGTCTTAACAGTAAGGTTAATGTTTACTTTGATGAAAATGATACTGGTGCCAACAGAAGTGTCAAGATAAGAGTGTCTTCCAGGGATGGTAGCGTATCTGAAGAATGTACGGTAGTTCATAAAAAAAAAGAACAGGTAGTTTATAGAAATAAAAGACAGTCAGCTCTTTTCACAAAAGAAGGATGTAATTCCGAAACAGAGAGAGGGGAAGAGCTTGAGTATGTTGTTGAGGCCGGTAAATACACATCTATCATATCTCAGTCTGATGCTGATAACAAGGCTATGAAAGACATTGATCAAAATGGTCAGAACTGGGTTAATGAGCATGGTCGTTGTATAACCATATTGTGGTATAATGTTAAGAAATCAAAGTCGTTTAGAAAGAACGATTGCGATCCTGATACTGAAGAAGGAAGTTTGGTTACGATGACTATCGAAGCCGGGCAGTTCTCTTCTACTATAAGCCAAGAGGATGCAGACAGAAAGGCTGAAGCTGAGTTGGATGCCAATGGTCAAGACTATGCTAATTCTCACGGCACTTGCAATACCGTCAAATGGTACAACGATAGGAAATCCAAAATGTTCCAAAAAACAGATTGTGAGGTGACTGAAGTTGGATCTACGGTAGAGTATGTTGTAGAAGCCGGCCGCTTCTCTTCTTCTGTTTCTAAGGAAGATGCTAATCGGAAGGCCTTGGAAGCCTTGGAAGCTGAAGGTCCGGGATATGCTAATGAGCATGGAACCTGTGAAACAAATTTATGGTATAGTGCAGAGAAGTCGAAAGTATTTTATAAGAATGACTGCGAAGATGGGTTTATCGGAGCCCCTTACACTTACACGGTAGAAGCCGGTAAATACACATCAGGCGTAAGTCAAGAAGATGCTGATAGGAAAGCTCTTGATGATATAGATAAAAACGGTCAAGGACAAGCTAACCTTAATGGTGAATGCATTGAGGATCCTAATTATTTTATAGGAAAGGCTTCGGCTCGTGTTCAGAAAAATGATTGCGATGCCGAATCTCAGACCGGAAGCTTCGTCGATTTGACTGAAAAGGATCTTGCTGGATACCCTGATGCTTTTGTGTCAAGGGAAAGCCAGGAGGCAGCTAACGCGTTGGCCGAGGCCGCTATGGAAGAACAGAAACAAGATCTTGCTAATAAGAAAGGTACTTGCATAGATAAAAACCAATTTGTTGGTGTATATAGCAAGGTATTCACAAAAGACAATTGTGAAGGAGAAGGCGTAGGTTCGCAGGTAACAGTAGACCAAGACGATGTAACCGGTGGTCCTTTTACTTCATACGAAAGCCAGGAGGCGGCTAACGCGCTCGCTCAGGCTGCCGTAGAGCAGCAGGGTCAGGCCATAGCTAACCGGGACGGACATTGCACGTGGACTGGTAAATACAGTGAAGAATTTACCAAAAACGATTGTAATGAAGGTCAGGTAGGGTCTAAGATTACCGTAACCGAACAAGATGTAGTGGGTGCCCCATTTACATCCACTGTAAGTCAAGATGATGCCAATAACAAGGCTAAGACTGCTGTCAAAGAGCAAGGACAGGCTATTGCTAACAGTAAGGGTAATTGCGAGAATATGACGGTCTATGCCGGTCATTACAGCAAGAAATTCGTCCCTGAATGTGAAGCTTGTCATAAGGGCGTAGAAATGGAAGTTACGGCCGAAATGGTTAACGGTAGTCCTGTTACGTCTACAGAAAGCCAGGAGGCGGCAGACGCAGAAGCTCGTAGGATCGTAGAAGAAGGAGGCCAGGCTTATGTTAATAAAAACGGTAACTGTACGCCACTTAGCACCGATCCTGTATGGGAAGACGTTGTTCCTGAAGAACTTATATGTAATGAAGGTAAGTCTCAGAAAAAGCAACGTGATACTAACGAATGTTCTGAAACTCACAATCAAGAACGTTGGGTAGATGGCGGGAATAAGGTCTGTAGCTGGACCGGTCATTATACAGAAACGTTCCAGAAAAACGATTGTGAGATACCGGATTCAGGAACGGAAGTAGAAGTAAGTGAAGCTGATGTTGAAGGCAATCCTTTTACTTCTTTCGTAAGTCAAGAGGATGCTGATAATAAGGCTAAGGAAGCTGTTAAAGCTCAAGGACAGGCTATTGCTAACCAAAAAGGTAAATGTAGGTTCGTAGGCGTATATAGCAAGCAGTTTACAAAAGACAATTGCGGATCATGTCAGCATGGTGTTCCGATGAGCGTAACACAAGACATGGTAGGTGGACCGTTCTATTCTAATGAAAGCCAGGAAGAAGCAAATAGATTAGCTCAGGAAGCCGTAGAAGCCCAAGGCCAGGCTTATGTTAACAAGAACGGAACATGTGAAACAGATAACACCGATCCTGTATGGGAAGATTCGGAACCACTTGAAACCAAATGCGAAGGTGGTAAATCCTATAAAAAACAGGTTAATACCAACGAATGCTATGGTGGAGCAGATGAACGCTGGGTAGAAGGTGGAGATAAGGTATGTACCTGGACCGGAACATATAGCAAGGAATTTACAAAACAGTGTGCTGACGGCGGTGTAGGATCTAAGGTTACCATAGATCAGGATGATGTAACCGGCGGTCCTTTTACGTCTACCGTAAGTCAGGAAGACGCAAATAGCAAGGCTCAGGCTGCCGTCGAACAGCAGGGTCAGGCTCTTGCTGACGCGCAGGGAACTTGTACTTGGACCGGTAAGGCAAGTAAGGTCTTCACCAGAAACAATTGCGGAAGCTGTCAGCATGGTTCGTCTGTTACCGTAACTCAGGACCAAGTAGGTGGTCCATTTACGTCCAATATCAGTCAAGCTGATGCTAATAAGAAGGCTCAAGATGCTGTAAATTCCCAAGGTCAGGCAGTAGCTAACAAAAACGGTGATTGCGTAGCTGACAGCACAACACCTTCTTGGTCTGATACCGGAAGAACCCGTTGCTACGGTTGTACGTCTCAGAAACAACAACGTGACACCAATCCATGTTCTTCTTCTTACAACAACACAAGGTGGGTTAATGGAGGTGGAGAATCTTGTACAGACTGGTTTTATTACGGAGCAGGAGACTGCGTAGGTCATACTCAGTACAATGCTTATCGTGATAGTTGCTCTGGTAGCGTAGATCGTCAACATTCTGTAAATTGTAGTAATTGTTGTAATTGTGGATCTTACGGTTCTTGGCAAGAAGCTGGATGTGGAAGCAATAGCAACAGCAATAAGGTAAAATACGTTCGTTACGATGATTGTGGAAATCAAGATGTAAAATACGAGCTTGAAGTTGGAAAATGTGGATATGCTCCATACGAATTTCAGTTCCATGATGGAAGAACGAGCAAGTCGAGGTCTGTAACTGGAGAATCTCATAATATTGAAGAAGTTATCATAAGTACCAAGAGTAATTCATATATAGGTTATTCTGTAAAGTCAAAACCTTCTTGGTGTTCGGTTGATTACAGAGACCAGACATCTGAAAGCATGAAGGCTGTGGTGACGTTATCTGCCAATACAACATCTTCTTCCAGATCTGGTGATATTGTTTTTGTTCAAAATGAATCTGGAAAAGAAATCACTTTGAATATAACTCAAGGGATTGTATCTGTTTTTACTTTTAGCGATGGAACAACATCGGATAGGGTATGGTCTGGAACAGCCTCCTCTCAAACCATTCAATACAATATACTTAGTACCATAGGTTCGTCTTATGCACCTTATAGTGTAAAATCCAAGCCTGAATGGTGCTCTGTTGATTACAATTCTCCAACAGATAATGGGGCGTTAGCTAAGATAACTATGACAGCTAACACAAGCACATCTTCTTCTCGTCAGGGAAAAGTTGTTTTCTCTCAGAATGCTACAGGAAAGACACTTACTGTTATCATAGAACAAGCTGCGGCAGAAAAGCCTCTTGTTACTGTCTCTTTAATAGGTGACCGTTCTCGTCAACAACAATCTGCTACTATGAACAAGAAGGGATGTGATTACAGTTGTCCGAGAGGAAATGTTATAATGGCCATGTACATGGGAGGGGATGAAAACGGAAAGTTCCAATTCTGGTATGCGCCATTGATACCTGAAGGAGGTCAAAGCGGTGTGAATGTAACTTACGGAATAGAGGGTGAAACAATAGCAGTAAGTACGAAGGACGGAACACGTCTTAATGTTCCTGCCGGATCTGTTGTTACCGGTATTTTCTGTGCGAGTGTCGAGAATGGCTATTTCTCATTGAAATACAGACCTGTTTATATAAACGGAGAGCCTGTTTCTACTCCTTCTGCTTGTGGTGGATCATCTGATACTTGCAACACTAAAAGCTGTGGATGCTGGGTAAGATGTGGCTTTAATCCATTTACGGGCATGGTTATGGAAGGTGATGAAAACGGATGTGTTTATAGTTTCTGGGGTAAACCAACCGCATCTGTTAGGTTGTGATAAGCATATTAGGGGGGGGGTAATTAATTTAATTGCCCCTTTTGCTGTATTTCATTTTGGTTATTAGAACAAAAATGATTAATATTGCACATCATTCAATTTTAAATTTTTAGTATCATGGCTTGTAAAAAGAAAGCTCGTCAGGGTGGTGAAGTCGATAAGAAAGACAAACCTAAAATGCGCCAAGGCGGTAGTGTTGGAGGCAAGATGAAAAGAAAGAAGACGAGCACTAAAAAGTGATTGAAAACCAGGGGAAGGTGCTGATCGCCTTCCCCATTTTAGTAACATAACAACAACATATTATGAGCAACAATTTTATTAGTAAAGGGCAAAGGAATGTCTGTGTGACGTTTGTGAAGTATTATCCTGTGTTGATGCAGGTTATTATGTTAGCCAGCATTTTTGATGAGTTTTATCCTTTTAGTATCACTAATTGGCTGTATCCGATATTAGGTCATTCTCTATCATGGGACCTATTTCTCTTGGCTTTTCAAGAATGTTCAGGTTTTGTATATGGCATAGGTTATTGATCTATAGCATGATTTTTAATATCTGTGTAGAATGGGTTACGGTTAATATTGAGATGCCTATTGAACACAATATCGTAGTGTGGTCTGTTATGGCTGTTACTCTTTTGATAATCATTGCCTCTATTGTTTTAAGATTTAAAACAGGATGTTTTGAAAATGAAAGAAATTCTGACAGAGACGCTGCGTAAAAGCGGTGCGGCGGTATGCGATAAGATAAAGGAGATGTTTTTAAGCGGGGAATGCGATCATCTTACAGCCAACGATCTTGAGACATGGACGCAGCTTGCTAATCCGGCTAAGTACTATACCGGAGAAGAGGCTGTTTCTTATCTTAATGTAACTTCTAAAAGATTTTATGAATATCGGAAGGCGAAGTTAGTTCCTGATCCTGTTAAGATAAAGGGATTCCCTAAACCTTTATATACGAAAGTTATGTTGGATGAGGCTATAAAAACCATATCCGGCATGAGTGAAAGAGATATTTATATGAGGATCTTGAATGCTAAATCAAGAGAATCAAGAGCAAAAGAAAGGAGGGGAGCATGATCACTAATGGTGAATTTGTATCAAGAGTCGTAAACGGTATTCATGCCCTTGACAAAGATTCGCATGTTAGTCGGAGATGGATATTGAATATCGGTAGAACTAAAGCCGAATCTTATACAGCCCAGAGGTGGGATGACGGGACGTTACTTGGCGACCACCGGCTCCTAACTTACGTTACTTGCCTGGAGATGATTGAAGTTGATAAAATAGTTTGCTGCGATGCCGAATTTGCGTTATGTAATACTTTGATGCGATCAAAGCATAAACTTCCAGGGCTTCTTTATTCTGCCCTTAGACCGGCTATTACTAAGGTGACTAACGTAGATAACACCATATTTTTTAAGTTTGCTGAAATAAAGTCGTATCGTAATGAACAAAAAAGACCGTATGCTAAATACGTTAAAGAACGGCGTCCTTTTTATTATGTAGAAAACGACTATATTTATATACCGGATTTCCATATAGAGCTTATTAACGTAGAGTTCTTTACAACAAGAAGAAAGAAGGCTCTGGAGTTAATGGCTTGTGATCCTACACCTAAAGGGTGCGAGTCTGAATGGGAATACGAATTTATCTGTCCTATCAAGCTAATTGAGTACGTGGTAGCAGAGACGATAAAGGAAGTAGCGTTCAGGCTACAGATTCCTGTTGATGAAAATCCGAATCTTGATTCCAATCAGAAAAGTCAAATTGTTCAGTGATTCTTTTTATTGGACACCCGGCCATAGTTATATAGTTTGGCCGGGTGTTTTTTTGTACTATTTCAATGCAAGAACAGGGTTTCCCCATTTTCTTTTCCATTTATCTCCGAGGTAATTTATCAAAGAATTGTAATCTTTGATAAAACCGTCATCAATAACAGAGGCTATGACGTTCTCTATAGCTATTATGTCATTGAGCTCATCTTTGCTGGCAGTATTCCTTATCCCATCTTCGTGTTTATTAAAAACAATGAAATTAATAGCTTTAGCAACTCTCTTTATATTGTCTTTCAAGTCATTCTTGTTTGGAACTATTTTGCTTATTGCGCTACACATCCTAACGTATGCATCGCCGGCTTCGTTCCGGTTTTCTATCAAACCATCTGTGAGCCAAATGACAACCTCTGCGTAAATTTCTGGATCCATCTCTAATGCAATCATAACAAACAGATATGGATTGACAAACCATTTTTGATCTACTCCTTTTCCTTTTTTGTAGGCAAGGTCTAATTTACCAAGATCCATTACACTGCTGATATTCAGGATATTATCTTTGAGTCCGAGATTTCTCCTACTCAATAAGTCCCTGTCATTCAACTTATTAAAAAGCTCGAAACATCTCTCCCTAAAAGAAGAAGTTAGCATTATTTCGTTAATCCATCTTTCTTTTAACCCTTTTTCTTTTCTTTTTTTGTTCATGGCCGATACGGCGTCTGTTATACATATGTAACCATCTTTAGACATAACAGACACGTTCATTCCTAACAAAACTCGATCTTTTGATTGTAAAACAACATTTGATTTCATAACTTTACTACGATTTTAATTTTGTAAAATATAAGTCTACCTGTCCGTGAGGATCGGTAGACTTTGCAAATATAGAATAGTATTTTGACGCAACAATATATTCTAATGTTAATTATCTGAAATGTATAATTTTAATTTTTGAATTATGAAAAGAACATCAATACAATCACCGTATTTTGCAGCTTACTACCATCGTCTTATGAAGAGAAAGAATGGTTTTAAGAAAGGCATGATAAGAGACAGAGGAGAGATTTTAAGACTGTTGTCTATTATATGGAAAACCGTATCAGAACATTATGTGGAAGCTGATGCCGGTGTTTACGTAGATAACGTAGGATACTTATGCCATGTGCTTATACCGGGGCAGCGCTTTGCCGTCAGGCGGGACCTGGACATCGTGAGCAGGCTCGGCACCAACGGCTACCTCTACAACCACCTGGCTATGGATTTCGCAGACTCCAAAAGATATTACCATTTTGTAATACAAGATAGTTTAAAAAAGAAGTTAAGGGTTAAAATGAATAAAGGACGAAGATACCGATTTATGTACAATGAAATACTTGCTAAAAGAAGAGTGTTTAAAGATTTCCAGATTAAGAGAGTTTTCGAAGATAAAGAATTAGGACATAGAAAGTCGTAGAAAAAAAGTAGCGATCACCCTTTGTGGATACAGGATAATCGCTACTTTTGCATATCCGTCTACTTTCGCAAGCGGACGGATATAATGCTAACAAAATATCTTTATACAAATAAAGCTCTATGGAGGCAAAGGTAAACAATTTTCAAAACAATGCGAAGGATAGTAACATTATTTTGACGTCAGAATCCAACGAAATGGATTTATCTGTAAAATTATCTAAAATTTTTAGCTATAATGGTCATAATGTTTCTTTTATAAAAACTTCTTATGGTATATTGCTAAATGCCACACAGATGGCAAAAGCATTCAATAAGAAACCTGCCGAGTATCTAAGGTTGCCGTCTGTAAATCAATTAATTAAGTCAATGGTGGGATTTTCCCACATTTCTGAGAATCAGATAGTTACAACTATGCTTGGAAGTCCTGAAAATGGAGGAGGTACATGGATGTTTGAAGATCTCGCCATAGATTTTGCGAGATGGTTGGATACTGATTTTAGATTATGGTGTAACTCGAAGATAAAAGAATTTTTAACATCAAACTTGGTTTCTATTCCAAATTTTACTGATCCGGCAGAAGCAGCCGAAGAATGGGCTAAGCAGTATCGTAGAGCTCAGCAAGCGGAAGCTATTGCTTTGGCTGAACATAAAAGGGCAGAGCAAGAAAGAATGGAAAAAGAAATAGCTGTAAATACGTTAGAAGAAAAGAAAGGGGATATAGAGTTTTCTGAGTCATTTAAGAAGGTGGATCATGAAAACATGTGGCTAATAAGAGATGTGGCGAAGAAGCTTGAGCAGAATGGAATCATCATCGCAGAAAAGAATCTTCGTTTGTTTCTTGAGGAAGTCAAGTTTATGTTCAGGAATGGACAGGGTAAATGGGAGCTGTACAGTGATATTGTTAAGAACAAGTTTGGTGTTTATCGATCTTATTTTGTTGACAAATATTCCGGGGAAAGAGTTAATCAGCAAACCATCTACATGACTGGTGCTGGATATGAAGTCACACTTAAGGGGATAAAGGAAAAGTGTAGGAGCCTTTTCTTGAAGTACGGCAAGTTTGAAGATCCTAACTTTTGAAAACACAAAATAGGGCGTTATACATATTATTCGTATCTTTGTGGAGGTCAGGTTTGTTTCCTGTCCTCCATTTTTTTTTAAAAGTAATGACAGTCGAAAATTATATCATAGAGTTAAAATCGTCTTTAAGATCATTTGACAAGCGTGATCTGATAGATGAGGTATCCATCTACAAATGGGTAGAAATTGCCCTGAAGAAGTTTGGAGGCGATATTACTATGCGCAAAGAAGCGGTAGTAGATGTCAAGCGAGGGCAGGCTCGTATGCCTGGTGATTACTTTGATCTTATTCTGGCTTTTAAATGCGATTTTAAAGGATATGAGGTGCCGGAAGGTGATAAGGTGATACCAGAACTTCAAAATACAATAGCCTGGAAAGAACGTACCGAAAGAAGTTATAGGTGGTGTTCTTGCGATGAATGTTGTAAAGACGAATGCGAGAAAGTGATAGTTGAAAAATTTTATATCAATGTTCATGATCGCGATCATGAAGTTCGTTGCTATTATGACCGGCCGGTAATGTTAGGTCTTGCTAAGCCTATGCTTCGTGATTCTTGTTTAAGTAAATGCCGGAATAAGGTAATAAAGGATAGTCCGTATGAGATAAATATTGTAAACGGATTCCTGTATGCTAATTTCGATGGACCTATTTACATTCAGTATCGGTCTCTTCCCTTTGACGGAGAATCTAATATAATTATACCAGATACGCCTCAAGGTCTGGTTTTGGATTATGTGGATAATTTTGTAAAGATGAGATTCTTTGAGGAACTGATGTATAATGGAGAAGCACAAGGTGCTGCCGATTTGTTCAAGTTGTATGCACAGCAAGATTTGGTTAAGCTGAAAAATGCTAAGACCGAACTTAAGATGATGGGTATGACATTAAAAGGCATGTACGAACCTCTTAGGAGGCGCCGTGCTGAGTTTGAGATATATACTAAGGCGTATCCTGTAATTGACAACATACTTAAATTGGTATGACGGAAGTAGTTCTATTTATATACTTGCTTGGTGTTATTGTGTCTATGATTGTTTGGTCAATCAGGCAATTTAAAGGAGATGCGAGTTTGGTAGAGACAATGTATTGCCCGATAGTATTTTTGTCGAGTTGGATATACGTATTCGAAATATTAAAAAATAAATAAGATGTTAGAAGTTAGTGCAAGCGAAATAGTAACTGCCGACAAAATGAGAGGCGTAGGACCGGCAAACATCATTTTCACAGCCGGCCCTAATCCGGTAGCTGAAGATCGTAGAGGCGTAGCTAAGGTAGCGGCTGGTGGAGAGAGTAAGAGCGTTACAATCACACAAGCTGCCGGCGAGCAGGTCGTTGTAATTCCTGAGTTCGATTATCTTGTTCTTAGATACGGATGGGAATCAGAAGACGGTTCTGATTTTGATACTGCAACCGGGTTCACCAATACAGGCATCTCGGATGTAGATAATAAATACGTTGGATGGAGTAAGCGGTGGGCTACTACCCAACAACAGGTAGGTGATTACCTTATTTATGGTGGTGATAACATGCAGTCTGGCCTTGAAGGGGCGCTTATTAAGATGAAGACCTTGCTATCAGCGCCGGGCATGGACGAGTCTGAGCCTAATATCAATGCCGATATCTATGGTAATTGGTATGGGAATAGAGGGCGAGGAAATGTCGTTGTGTCTTTTACAGCCTACCTTGGAGGAGAGATGGTTAAACAAGGATTTAACTTCATTAACGAAGGTGGCGAGGAGGTTTACTCCGACAGCATCACTACCAACGTTTCGGCTCATGGTGAAACCAATTACCAAAATATAAAAGGTTTGTACACTAAGATGGGTACGATGGTTTATAATAAGGAAAAGCGTGATTGTGTTATTGTTATAGGTTAAGGTGATGGAAAATCTTTGGGATAAATACAATAGGATTAAGGAGGTGTTTTACCGGGATTTCGTTTATGATTCCAGCTACACAGAGCAGGCCTCGTGCATCCCACTGTCGTCGGTGAAGAACGGGGTAGGCTGGGTCGGCGACGGAACCATTAACCTGGCCCAGTATCTTCAGCTTGTATATACGGAAATGATTCTTGGTTACAAGACAAAAGATGATGTTCGTAATGCCATACTGGTGCTTACTCGTCTTGCCGATACTACTTATGATCTATTTTTTAATAGCAATAAAGGTATTTATTTCAAATTCGAAAAAGGATTTTTCTTAAGAGATGACATACATGGTGAAGACGCAAACAAATTTGGTCTTACCAAGATAAGTTCAGGGTACACTAATGGTATAGAGTTGAAAGACGAAGATCCATGCTTCTCACCATTTACTTCACAAGATCAGATTTGGAATCTGGCTCCGATATTAGCTTTCTTATCAGAAAAAGGATTTGAAGAAGCCAGGCAAGCAGGATACGATATTTTTGAGTACGTTATTAGAAACAGACACAAGATATACAATCCTTATTACAGCGCCTTGCTTCATCATTGGACATTTCTTCCTGATATGGACACCGATAAGGTTAAGCCGTGGGATAGGGTTAGTAATCGTAACAAGAATCTTAAATACAAAGTTAAGGTTAAGAGAGGAGCTAATAACTGGTATTTTTCTGGAGGGTTCAGATGGGCTTTTAAGAAGTTCGGAGGCGAGTGCAGTACATTCTGGCATTGCCTATGGTATAAACCATTTATATTTTTAGCAGATAGAGTATATCATCCATATGTATGTAAATGGTTTGGCATTAAAGTCAAAAATAATTCTTACTATTGTCTTGGATCCACAAATGAAAAATCATGGTACGGTCCTGGATTTAATAAGAGGCTGGTTAAGTTCTTTAATAAGTCTTTGGAAGGATCGGAGTTATTTATGCCTCATCTTGTCTTCTTGCAAGAAGCCGAATGCGTTGAAGGAGATAAACTCAGGGCCTTTTTAGATAAATGGGAATGGGATGGTGTTAATTCACCTATTGAGTTTTTGATATTGTGTAACTGGTACAAAATTAAATTCGGAAAATGAAAATCTATTACAATTCTAAGATAGCTAAGTTATTTACGTTCATTGACGGCTACAAAACAATTATGTTATTTGGAGCCGTATTTACCGAACGTGATAGTATATCATTGAGAACCGAATATCATGAGGAGGCGCATTGTAATCAGTATCATACGTTATTTTATTTTGGTATGTTTATATCATTGCTTACAATAGGATTGTGTCTCTTATTCGGTAATGCAGGATGGTGGATGTTATGGCTGTCCCTTATTCCAATATTTTTATACTATACATGGTATTTAATTGAGTACCTGATTAGGTTGTGCATATATCGCGATCATGATAAGGCATATCATAATATCGTATTCGAAAGAGAGGCTTTCGACTTAGAAAAGTATTGGAATAAGCATGATGTTTTGAGGAAGGAGTCGGAAGGGTTTAGTTTCCTCGGTTATTATAGGAAGGAGTATCATTATGAGTAGGAGAAGATATTTTGAGGAACAGAGATCTGGTAATGGAGCTATTTATCATTGTGTGGAAACAGAAATCGAGCCTGGAGATAGAATCAGATTATTTAATTTAATGAATAAAATCAAATCCGATACAATTAGCCAGGATAAGATAAATAGTGTACTGAATCAGCTTAGAGAAGGAACAGCCTTTAATATTCATACTCAGAGTCCAGTTTCTTTTTCGTTTTCAAGCACCTCTACCGGTTACGAACCAATGGCAATATGGATTAGATTTGACCATTATCCTGCTCCAAGTGAACAACAGGGTATTATATACAAGTTTCAGATAAATGATCAGAGGTACGTTTTTATGTTTTCTAATAGATACGATGGAATGAGAGATTTTATTAATAATGCAGATGAAGATGTTGATTGTGTTACTTCTGCAACAGAGAGTAGTATATATCACAATGATTCTTTTTATATATTTGTGTAAATTATGAGGAGGAGATTCGAATATAAAGACAGGGAGCTTGAAGACTTTCTTATAAGGTTTTATCCGGCTGGCAATTACACATGGATAGTTCCTGAAGGCTGTTTTTCCGTAGACGTCTTTTTAGTTGGTGGAGGTGGTAGTGGCAGCTCTGCCGGCGGTGGAGGTGGTTATACCAAGACCTTCAAATCTGATAACAAAGGCTGGAAAGACGGAGAAGCTATTGCTGTAAAACCTGGTCAATCTATTTCTATAACAGTAGGAAAAGGAGGAGCAGAGGTTTATCAAGCCGAACAAAATTATCCTGGTAAGGATGGTGGTTATTCTCAATTCATGAGTTCGTCTTATAGAGCAAATGGAGGAAAGAGAGCTAATAAGTGGAAGGGAGGAGATGGTGGTAGTGCCGGCGGTTCGTCATATACGCAAGATGGTGCTTCGGATGGTGGAGACACTAATGGAGAAGAGTATGGAGTAATCAAAGGTCAAGGTCATACTACCAGAGATTTTGGAGAATCCGGCGGTAAAAGAAATGCCGGTGGCGGAAGTGGAGAAACTAACACTGGGGTAGTATTCCAAGGAGGAATATCTGATTACAGTGAAGGATCTGGCACAGGGGGATCAACAAACGGATCTGGTAAAGGAGGAGGAGGTTATGGCGGCGGAGGAGGCGGCGTCAGAAGCTCTATGGTTTATGCCGGAGCCGGCGGTGATGGTACTGTGTTAATTAGGGGTAGAAGATATAAATCGTAAGTAGATGTTATGAGACGAAGATTTGAAAATGTTAATATGGCTATGGGTAATTGTTTCTCTCCTGTAATGGAAGGGAGTCAATTTCAATGGAATAATATTGTAGTTAATAGTCCAGTATATATAACTCCAATAAGAAGAAAGAAATTCAAGATAAGTTTTGGAGAATTTGATTTATCCAAAGTTTTGTCTAATGTATCATCTAATCGTGATATTATAATAAGAGATAAGTCTGCATATACGTTTCTATTGTTACTTCTGTCTGCTGATCATTCTAAATACAGTTTGTTTAATAATCATCTAACAGTTAATACCCAGGATTTACCAAGATATATTTTTTACATTGATTCCGAACATGAGGAACTGTATTCATACAAAGACGGGGGTTTAGAAAGTAACGTGACGATAATGGATCCAGTTGATAATTATTTCTATAATTATATTGATATTCAAATAAGAAATTTCAATGATAATCCTATCCCCGATTTTTATGTAGGTGTGGTCGATAAAGTAGGAGACTGAAAATGTATTTCTTTTCTTCACCTACTTTAGAAATCCATGATTAAATCTCTTTTGCTATCTTTGTGACAAACAGTTATAAAATGGCAGCAGAAGATAACAGAAACATAGCGGTTCCTCAAACAGGTATGAATCGCGATCTGCATCCGTCGAGTCTTACGGATCAGCATTATACGTTTGCCTTGAATGCCAACATCGAATCCGAGGACGGTAATGTTGGGATGAGATCTAATGAGCACAGTAATCTTAAATGCATTGATTTCGATGGATTTAAAGTTATTGGTTACAAGAATGATCTTACTTCAGGCAATATCTATTTTTTTATAACAAATCCTGAAACAGGCGTATCTAAAATAACTTATTTCAAGCCGGAATCCGATACAAGTATCTTATCCGATTCCGATATAGAATATATGGTAGAAGGATCGGAGTCGTTGTGTTCTGGCATGAAGACCTTGCTGGAAGACAACGAGCAAGATCCGTGCCTTAATTTCTCTATCTATCATCCTATAAAAACCATAGAAATAAAGACAGAGAAATGTGGGAAATGTATTTACTGGACCGATGATTATAATCCTCCCAGGTATGTTATTGTAGACAAGGCTCTGACTCCTGATGATGAAGGTGATATATGGTATCATTATCATGGGTATAAGATATGCGATAAAGAATACGATAGGGACAAATTCATGCAGGAGAATGGTTGTTTTCTGGCATGTGAGAAACTTAGGGTGTTTCCGCTACTCAAACCCATGTGCATAGAGCCGGCTCAGATAGAGTACGGGGGCAGCCTGCGCTCAGGCGTCTATCAGGCTACTGTGGCTCCTTGTGACGAGTTTGGAAACGAGCTTGGAAGTTATTCTAATCCTACTAATCCTGTACCTATATTCGATGAACAGTATATTACTCAAAAAGATGGCAAATGGGGAGAACGTACTAATTTAGGTATTAGATTCGTCGTATCTAACATAGATCGTCAAGTTGAATATTTTAAGGTTGTTATCATTCAAAATACAGTAGGATACAACGGAGAAACTCAACCGGTTGTTGATTACTTTGTAGAAGGTATTCATCCTGTATCAGAAAAGACTATATTGTATTATTCGGATCTTAATAACAAACGTACTACATTCGAACACATATCCTTGAAAAAACCTGTGTATAACACATCAAGGGGGATTGTGGCTGTCGGGAATCGTCTTCTTCAATATGGTCTTACGGCGGAAAAAGAATGGAATTTACAGCCTGTAGTTTCCCTCATGGGACACTTCCTTCAATGGCAGGCATCGGTAGCCCACGAAGATCTGTATAAGGATGGTAATGCCTGTTCATTGTATGTGGGGTATATGAGAAATGAAGTGTATCCGTTTGCTATTTCTTTTAAGTGCTCCAACGGTTATAAAACTCCGGCATTTGTGTTAATACCTCCCCCTTATAAAGATGCTGCGGCAGAAATAGAAAATAAGGATACCGATAGGGTATATAAGTCCATAAACCAATATGCTCCACCTTGTTCAGGGCAAGAGCGTAAATTCAAGTGGCAGTATTATAATACGGCAGGAGATCCGAAGGATTTTGATGATGAAGAAACAGGACAAGAAGAATGTAAAAATCCGGCTACTATCGGTCAAACTATAACATTGCAAAATGATTTTAAAACTTATACGAACGTTAGTTTTACATTCAGAAGTCAGATTATAATAGATGAGGTGATTAATTATTTTTCATCTAATATAAAAGACATCGCATGTAATACCGCTACAGAAGAACCTAATAATGCTGCTGCCAACGAAATATGCGATATATTCAACAGCTACGGAGAACCTGACGATCATAATACGGAGGAACAAAAAGAAGCTATAGATGGTATCGAGGCTCCTGAGTTTGGAGCCGAGTGTACTGATGCGCATCGCCAGTATTCGCTTATTACAGCTCCGGTAGATCGTATTGTGGGTTTCCGTGAAGAATATACGTATAAGGAGCTTGAGGATATGGAGCACGTATCCACCGGCTACCTATATACTACCGGCGGTGAAAAGCAGGATAAATATTCTGTGTTATTTAACTGGGAACTACAGGAACAAATGATAGAGTTCATGGACAAGTATTTCTTTGCCGATGACGAAGATGGCGGTCATTGGGCTGGATTCTGGTCGGGAGATGATGGGACTAAGGCGTGTGCTGTATATGATTCTCTGTTACAACCGTCTGTTATATTACAGTCTATAGCCGAAGCTATTTATGTTCTGGATTCTATGCCGTGTACTTGCGGATGTTTTATAGAAGAGCCTTGTCTTAATCCTACTGTTGCTAGAAGCGATTATGACTCATTCCAGTCATCTTCTACACTTCTTGGAGCATACCTTCTTATGAATGATGTGTGGAATAACGATAAAGAAGATGAAGAGGGGAAGGTTTGTTTTAATGGAAGATGTCTTCCAGATTGGCGTGCCGGACGTTCTTCGAGCACTATCCACAACAACGCCTACAGGTCAAGGATAGCGCCTGGAGCCTTGATAAGGGACACCTGGCCTGAGATAGAGAAGAAGATAGATGATTATTCATATAATTTCCTTGATACCGGTTACGTTCCAGAAGGAGATTACGGAGATGGATGGACCTGGGATTCTTATGCTAATTTAGCTGACAATAACGTAGGCGCTCTTATTCCTGAAGATGTTAAAGGTTCTACGATGTTTACGTCAGAGTTGTTGGTATGGAGGTTTACGAAATGCGTGCTTCGTAACGCCCGTTTCCTTCATATTACAAGACCTAAAGAATGGGATGATCCTGATTTCCCGGCCAAGGACAAAGTTCTTTATCTGGAATCTTTGGGTAAAATAGATGGTCTTATGGATGCTGTGTCCACACAATATGTCCGTCTTTCTTTTTGGAAATCATTAGATCCAAGATACAAAGGAAGCAATAGGAAGATAGATAAGGATGATCTCAACTTTGATTGGGAGAAGATTATGGATGAAGGCGATAATTATGTTATTGTTGGAGCATCCCGTCCTTACTTTGGGCACATAGGCGAATCTTTCTTCGATAAGTACCCTGATGGATTGTATGTAGCCATAGACTGTCCTATAGTATCATGCCCTTGGATTTTTACCGTCCGACAGATTGATTTCTGTAAGGTTAAAGACGATGGAGAAGAGGAGAACAGTAAGAAACCGTCAAGAGGTTTGGTAGGCACATCTTACGTCCTTGGTAAAACTATATACCCCTATATTTTTGGTATCAGAGAAAAGGAAATAGACAGGATAAATGTACGGGCAAAAGAAATATCGTTAAGGGCCACAGTAGAATACTCCAGCCAGTGTACGATATGCGGGGATCGCCCCATAAACTGCGCTCCAAGGAAATACAAGTACGGTGATTTCGCTTACTGGGAATCGTCTGAGAAGTATCCTGCTAATTTTGAACTGTATGACAGCAGCAAGGTTAAGATAAGTGATCATGGCTATGAAGGCAATTCCAAGAAAGCTTACGACAATATCGTATCCAAGCTTACTGAATACTACGGTTCCCCTTCTACGGATGATAAGGGAATGATGTCTTTTAAAGGTCATAAATATGGTACGGTAGATACCAGTACCGTCTTTTGTCAACAACCTATCCGGCATTATAAGTTCCCGGACAACGATCATATGCTTTTCATGAATCGGGATGTTAGGTCTTATGATGTTCCTTCTGATATTTATCCTATAGGAATATTAGTAGACGAGGATATGATTAACGTCTTCCTTGATTTTGCTGTAGATTCCGGATTGATAACCAAAGAGCAGCGAGATATGGTTACAGGCTATGAGATATATAGAGGTGACAGACGCCTTAATCGTTCTGTTATAGCTACCGGAATAGCTTACGACATGTACAGGTATTCAGGTCAAAACTCGAATCTTAATCTGTATCCTAATTATCCGTATAATGATTTATCGGATGACTCTTTTAATTACGCAACTGAAAAAAGGGTATCGTTTATAACCCACCCATTTTTCAGAAAAGGAAACGTGTGGTATGCATTTAGTTCTCCTGATTTTTATTTCAATAAGCCTGAAACCCCTACGGAGGTGGCTATAGAAGGTTTTATAAGGGGAATGTCTGTAGGAAACTTTGATGAGGTTGAAGATCATCCCAAATGGACGATATTAGGGAAACAATCATATAAGATGGCGGCTACGTTGGCTAACATCGAATCTACGGCCACCATAGCTTCTCAGATAGCGGAAGAGCTTATGAACCGTTCTACGTCTGCGTATGTAGGTGTGATAGGTAATATCAATATGGCAATGATATTTGCTTCAATGATTGCCACCATATCTGATACGCTTGCTAAAAGACCGGTATTGTATGGTAAGTATAGATATGATTGGCTCACGACATTCATAAACAATGGCCCAAGAAGAAACCATGCTTTTTATTACACGTCTGTAGGTTACTACAATAGCATGATGGGCTTCGATGATACGGCTCCATACGAACAAAACAGATTAAGGGGATTGGCTAACACCAAGAGTCTTAAATCAGGCATGTACCCCATATCCGACCCATCTACGACATCATCTTGGGTTACTGGAGAAGATGTGGGTGATGATAACCAAAACGCTTCAAAAGATTTCTTGTTTATAAATAACATAGATAGAGAATCCTCCATGTTCTTGTCTTTTGGAGATCCGGGAGAAAAGGATCCTGATACAAGCATCTTAAATTCAAAGTATCTTGTATCGTATCCTATGCAAGCCCAGGTATATGATACAAGTCGTATCCATGACCCTGTTATCATGGCTTCTGATGCTGGATCTAAAGAATCTTTTGAAAGGACGAAGATGCTGTCTTATATCTGTTCTCCGTATATGAAGCTTATGCGGTACAGACCCGATCAGTATGGAGCTATAGAAGACATAAAATGGATATCAGTAGGAGGATGTGGATTCTTCCAAGGAGGGAAACAACCGCTGTTTGGCGGTGACACCTACATATCGAGGTTTTCCATGAAACGGAAATTCCCATTTTTTTATAATACTGCTTTTGGTATAGGGGATATGATACCATTTGCTTACAATGATTACCGAAATGTCGGATTTCCCAAGTATTTCGTTAATTACGATACTGGAGAAGATATGCTTGAGCATACTGACAACGAACGTTTTAATAGCTGGACATCATCAAGCAAAGGAACGTATTCTTTTTATCCAAATAGAAAAAGTTTGTATAATTTAAATGGTGAGAACGAGGCTAAGAAATATGTGGATGGTAGATTTTATCTGTGGTCTTATGGTATCCCTCAATTCCTTGTAGAATCGGAAATAAATTGCAATTTCCGATTAGAAGGAGTAGAGCCCCATGAATGGTTTTATCCGGCTCATGGTGATTTTGCTTGGTGGACACAAGAAAAGAACGTATCTATCCATAGGGACAATGATTACAAGATAAGTCCTATCTATTCATCAAGAATGACATTAACACCTAATGTATTGCCGGCAACATACGAACGTCGTTTTTATGATTGTGCTTACCAGCGACCTAATGGTGTTATATGGAGTAGGGCTGACGTATCTGAAAACAGTCAAACAGATCCGTGGCTAACGTACAAGCCTATGGACTATCATGAGTTCCCAACCAACAACGGGAAGCTTATTCACATGAAGCGTATTGAATCCGATCAGATTCTTGTCAGGTTCGAGGATCAGGTTTCACTCCATAACGCCATAGACGTAATCAAGGAGCGCACCTCCCCAGGGCAGGCTGAGATGGGCACCGGCGGTCTGTTTGCGTCCCGGCCTCTGGAGTACAACACGACCGACCTTGGTTATTCTGGAACCCAAAGCACTGAAATAATTAGTTCAGAATTTGGTCATTTCTGGGTAGATACTAAAAGAGCACAGGTGTTCATGACCGATCCAAACGGACGTAATCTTAAGGAACTTAGTGTAGGTATCAGGCATTGGCTTAAGCGTCATCTTCCGTTTAAGATTCTTAGATACGGAATAACTAATATCTTAACCGGTACAGAAATGACAGAAGAAGATACGGATAATAAATTTATCGGTCTTGGTCTGTCTCTTGGATGGGATAACAGGTATAAGAGAGTACTTATCACGAAAAAAGATTATATACCTGTTAAGAACCCGGCATATTACAAATATGATGGTGGAAGGTTCTTGTACAATGAAACAGAGGTGTTATCAAACGATAAGGAAATATCTTTAAAAGACGAACAGTATTTTAAAGACGTGTCGTTCACTATCGGATATTCGTGTCTGAAGCAAGAATGGATTTCTTATTATTCGTTCTGTCCCGACTATTATATAGAACAGCAACAATATTTCCAAACAGGTATAAACTTCCCGGCATCAGACGAAGAAGGTGGCTTATGGAGTCATTTGCTGACGAATAAGAGCTTCCAAACGTTTTATGGAACAACATATCCATTTATATTAGAAGTGCCGATAAAAGAGAAATATAACGGTTCTACGCTGGCTTCTGTTGAGTATGAGCTTGACGCAAGGAAATACGTTGATGATGTGAATTACACACTTGACAGGAAAGTAGGTTTGGATACGATAACTATCTACAACGACACAAACAACTCAGGTGAAATTCATCTTGTTCCAGAAGAAAAGAATAATTTAGCGCAACGTATATCGTATCCGAAGATCGTAGGCGACCATACCGAGGTTCTGGATACTGAGGTATATAGAAGACATAAGTTAAATGACTTCTTCAACAGGGTTGACGATGACCGATCTGAAACACCTATATGGATCAAGGACGATAACGATATAAATAAGTCAGTTAATCCTGATTCTCTTAATTTCAGACGGTCATGGCTGGATAGGTTAAGAGGAAGTTGGATGCTGATGAGGATAAAGAAAGTAATTAGCAACCGAAAGATTATATTCCAGTGGTTGATTTCTGAAGATAAGATTAAGAATAGATAATATCGTATTACCCTCTGCCTATTAGCAAGTAGAGGGTAATACTTTTAAGTGCAAGGCTGTGTATAACCACTTTATATTATTCACTACATTTATTTATCCAAATTAATACATTTTAAATCATTTTAATTTGTAAATCATATTTTAGTGTCTATATTTGCATCGTAATCAAGAGAGATTATAATGTAAGACAGTGGTGATGGAAGGTGATACTTCGGTTTGTGTCATAGGTTCGAGTCCTATATTTTTCATGTAAGAAAAATTAGATCAGTTGGTAGATCAAAACCTCCTTTCATATCAAAACACCTTCCAGGTTCTCCCTGTTTTAATAAAATATATAGATGGTGAGGAGTTCGGTTACTTCGAAAATTAGCGTAGTGGATAACGCGGTATTCTGTAAAAATACTTTTCATTGGTTCGAATCCAATATTTTCATTTTGTCCGGCTCCGTTTTTCCTCTGTTTGAAATATATAAAAACTAATGAGTGGTGATGGGGTTAGTTACTTCGAATTTAGCTCAGATGGATAGAGCGATACTCTTTTAAAGTATAGGTCGATGGTTCAAATCCATTATTTCATTGTTTACACTAACTTCAGCTTTTCCCTCATTGAGTAGTCATTTTGATATATTTTTTTTCAAGCAGTGGTAGTAATATCACTGCTTTTTTTTGTATAACACTTTAAAGAAAACAACAACAAATGGGAAAGTTTAACAAAAAGGATGAAGGTGTTAAACCTACGATCGTGAATCACATGGGAGAGAAGGCGTATAAGCCTAACGCAGAAGAAGAGTTGGTATCTACGGTAATGACTACCATGTTGTCTGATTCTTATTATGAGAAAGAAAAAGACAAGGTGAACAGGATTAAGGACCTTATGGATCAAGTAGATCCATATTTCGCAGCACAAACAGCATTGTATGTCAGGAAAGAAGGAAAGCTTAGGTCGGTAACGCATCTTATGGCTTCTGTCCTTGCCAGCAAAGCATCGGGTAAGGAATGGGCTTCAAGGTTCTATAATAAGATCGTTATGCGTCCTGATGATATGAGCGAAATCCTTGGCTGCTATGCGGCTCTTAACGACAAAAATCCAAAGAAGTTAAGAGGAATATCCAGCGCTATTAAGAAAGGATTTAAGACGGCTTTGGAAGGTCTTGATCCGTATCGGATTGATAAGTATAAGATGGACAGTAGGGTCATTACTATGGTTGACTTAGTAAACTTATTTCACCCTAAAGGCAATCAGGCTAACAAAACGGCTTTCCAGTACCTTATAGAAGGTCGGTCTTTGTCTGGATTATACGAAAGCAAGATTCTTGAAAAAGAAATGTCTAAAGCCGGACAGGACAAGAAAGACAATAAGGAAAAGAAAGAAGCTTTAGGTGACGCTATTCGGGACGTGGTTTCTAATGTAAAAGGTATGCCTATTTTTAATATGGTTCGTAACCTTGTAAACATAATCAAATACGCGCCTGATCAAATAGATGAAGTTTGTAGGCAGCTTACAATAGAAGAGAAGGTGCTTAATTCGAAGATGCTTCCTTTCCGTTTTGCTTCAGCTTTCAAAGAGGTTGAAAATATACGCACTGATGATTCCGAAAATGATATTGTATTTGAGTCGGATAAAAAACGTGCTAAATTAACAGCGCGTAACAAAGATAAGATTTTAGATGCGTTGGAGAAAGCCATAACCATCTCCTGCAAGAACCTGCCGGTATTGGAGGGGCGGTCGGCTATCCTGATTGACCACTCTGGCTCTGTACGTGGAGATATGGGAGGATCTTCTGAGGTGTCTGCCTTTAGCAAAACAAGTACGGCTGTCATTGGTAACTTATTTGGCTGTATGATTGCTTCTGTGCTTCCTGACGTATTTATTGGTATGTTTGGTGACAAACTTATCAATTACGAATATGATAGAAGTAAAGGTGTTTTATGGAATAACAAAAAATCTTTTACTGCCGGAGGAGAATGCGGTGGTGCCACTGAAAACGGTCTTTTTGCATTCTTGGATAAGTGCGTTAAAGATAAGATCAAAGTAGATAACTTGTACGTTATTTCAGATATGCAGATAGGAGACGGTGAATCTGTTGTATGGGAGAAAAGTTCCAATTATAAATATGGTAAATTCGCCGAACTTTTGAAAGGGTTTAAAAAAGTGAATCCAAATTGCAAAATCGTTTCTATTTCTATTCAAGGATATGGAAGTGAGATGTTTTACAGAGGATCTAATATCTTGAACATAGCTGGCTGGTCAGAATCTATCTTCGATGTTATTAACAGCAAGTTCTGTGGATATAAGAATATGATTGAAGAAATTAAGAAAATAAAAATATAATCATTGATTTTGCTTCAATAGTAAACAAGTTTTAGCTTTAAAGGTATAGCCGAAGAAGTACGTGAGTATATCTTCGGCTTTTTTGTTTATCTTTGTTGAAAAACAGTTTGTTATGAAACAAGTATTATATAAAAATGACATATACCCCTATAATGTAAGGGTATTGCTTGGGGCAGATGAAGAGTATATAGTTAAGACGTTCGCCAACCTGGAAGTAGAAGATCAGAGCTGGGAGGGGTGGACTGATGATTATGGTGGCAGAACTATTTTCGTAGGAAACCGAACCAATCACAGGAAAGAAATATGTTTCTTGTTTCATTCACTGTCTAATATGGATGTTAGAACCATAGGACGCGAATGTCTGCACGGTCTTTCCCTTTATTGTAAGTATCTTAATATTAACTACGGTTTTGACGCCGGAGAAGATGAGCACGCTGCCTATCTAATGGGATGGTTGGTTGACAAGGTTTGTGATGCTTACCACAAATTTAAGAAGGAGGAAGAAAAATGAAAGAAAAAGAATTTGATTTTGTGATATATCCACTAAAGTTGATTATCACCATAGGGTTAGATTACAAAACATTGTGTGATCGTTTTGAGAATGCAGAATTGGATCATGAAGGAGAATGGGGAGATGAAGGCGATTTAGATTCAGAAGTCTCTTTTATGAATCTTGTTCGTGATAAGGGAGATGATAGAGCTTTTAAGTTATTATGGAATTTTCAAAGTGAGAATGATATGACTATACAAAACATATGTCATGAATCATTTCATGCAGCTATGTCGGTATGCCAACATTGTAATATGTCTCTTGGTTTTAAGGTGGGAGAAGATGAACACGCAGCTTACATAGCTGGATTTGTTGGTAACTGCGCAGGTGAAATGTTTGGATTCTTAGAGGAAGAAAAAGATGGCAAAGAAGAATAAATCAGATTGGAAGCCCTCAGAAAATATCCTAAAATATTTGAAATCGTGGGAAAAGTTTGAGCCTGAATTATATGACGATAAGAAGGGAAATATAACAATCGGGTACGGATTTCATCTTCCTCATCTTCTTAAAAAATACAAGAATGGTATAACAGTAGAAGAGGCCGATAAGGAATTTGAAGGTGTAGTTAATACGTTTGTTCCGGAATTTATACGAAGAACTCCTAATTTCAAGAATCTAAACAATAATCAGCGAGATGCTTTGTTTAGTTTGTTTTACAATACAGGAGGACCAGAGTATTCTAAAAGCCCAATGCTTTTCAAATACCTTAAAGAAGGTGATTATGATAAGGCAGTGAAAGAAATAAATCACAATGAAAACGAGAAAGGTATGGGCGGCCAGAAGAAGCGCCGTGCCTTCGAGCGCCGGGTGTTCTCTACGCCGACATACCAGCCCTGGACGGTGGATGATGACAGTAACTATGTCCTGATTGAAGACAAGCCTGTAGAGAACGAATCTATAGAAAAAGATACTAATGATTCAAAGTATGAAGACGCTCGCCATGTGGAAGCTAAATATGGTTATACAGGTTATATGGGTGGAGGATATGACGGAAATAAGGTCAGGATATCTGATTCGAATATGAAATCAGTTGGTATATCCAATAACGCTGATCCTGATAAGTGGTATGAATCCGTTAATCCGATATTAGACACTGATCCTATTAGTTTAATAGCCGATTTTATTCCTACTATGAAACGAATGTTGGATCCTAATAGGGAGCGATCGGGGGAAGATACAGCCACGGATTTTGAAGAAAAAATGTGGAAAGCTTACACGGATGGAGATATAAGTAGATTGCCGGCAAGCAAGTATCGTTTTGATGACGATGATAATGATGCTCAGTATGTAGGATTGCCTCAAGAACAGGCTATTTTGATACAATCTTTATTAGATAAAGAGTATATGAACAATATGCTTGACGAGGCATATAAGAATGCTGATGAAAAAAGTAAACTAAAAATAAGAGATTATAAGAAGGTCCTTGATAAACTAAATAAAAATATATTTGAAAATCCAGGAAAATGGATTTTAGTAAATGAAGGCGTAAGTCCATTTAGAGAAGAAGTATATGGTGACAATTTTGAAAAAGTGAACGAAGCTTCCGGATTAGGTGCGTTGAAGAATTTCAGTGTAAGATGGGATCCGGATGCTGGTATGTTAGATGTAAAGGATGATTATGATTTTAGCCGAAAGAAGATAGCGGAAGACATCATACCGGAAAGGGATGTTCCTCTTAGAATAAGGGAACGTATCAAATACGATCCTAAGAAAGGTAGTATTCTTCGAAATAATGACAAGGCTTTACCTAAAAGGTTTGTAAGGAAATACGAAGAAGGTGGTGTTGTAAATAAACAACGTGAAGCATATGAATACTTTACTAATAAGAGAGGCATGTCTAAGATACAAGCGCTTGCCATCATAGGTAACCTCATGGCTGAATCCGGTCTTAAAGATGACATATACGGAGACAACAGAACATCATACGGCATACAGCAATGGCATAATGAGCGCATGGATAAATTGTTCAAGCATGCTAAAAAGAAAGGTCATTCTACACCAACATTCAAAGACCAACTTGAGTTCTTGGCTGACGAATACGAAGGAAAGACCGGATATTCTAATTTCTTATACACAAGAAAAGGAAAAGAAGGACCAGGGTATTACAACTACAGCCGGCAGGACTTCATGAACGCCGATAACCTTAAAGATGCTGTAGTAGCTTGGAACCAAGGAGCAGGGCGCCCTCATAAGAGTGTTATAAGAAATGATGACCGTTATAACTATGCTATGGAAGTTGCTAAAAATCTTGGTTTGGAAATTGAAGAAAATTCCGTATCTTCGTATGGTCAAATGGGATTCGGAGATGATGCTGAAATAGCAGCATCGGTAACACTTCCAGAGGTAGAAGTGGCAGCCACCCTCCCTAACCCGGAAGCCCCGTCCCAGGAGGGACAGTCCGAGGAAGAGAGATTCCGTACATGGACTGAAACGTATGGTAAGGACATCGTAAATCATTTACTGACGTTAGACGGGAAAAAGGATGGTGATGACAGTGATTACAGCATGATGTATAAACAGCATGAAAAAGAAAGCGAAGAGGATAAGAAAATGGCTTTGATTAATGCCGTGCTTCCCAATATACAACTTCGCATTAAAGGCGTCACTGACAATTAGAACAATTATTTTATTTCTCATATTAATAAAGCGAAGCCGGATTTGAGACTCGTTATGCGGATACCGGAGGTTGAAGAACGATATCAAGATAATCCGGCTTTTTTGTGCGATTTCGTGAAGGATGGAACTATCATCGCCTTGGTTTAACAGAACAGACCTACGTACCTCCACTGTCCTGACGGGCATGGACGCCCGTCTCGCCTACCAGTCTGCCTAATTCTCCACTGGCTACCTAATATAACTATTAACGTCACTCCATCACCTATCTCCCTTCAGTCGATAGGTTCAGTCGTTTTTAAATATTATAAGTTCTTTCGCATCGTTCCCTTTGGTCACGATACTCAATCTTTTAACACAATTAGGCGAACAATACAATGACGGAAAAAGTAATTTGTCAATCCGTTCACTCACTTAACTCCCTTCGGTCGTTAAGTTCATTAACTATAAACAATTATATGAATAAATGGTAAAGTATATAAAATAATATAAATAATATAATGAGTAAGATCATTGAAAATGGTCTTAATATTAAGGAAAACGGAGACTATTCATAGGCGTAGTTTTAATTCAAGATTTGTTGTCCCACCACTGACGGTCAGTAGGTTACGTTCAGAGTCGTTTTCCTGTCTCTTATCCAAACCGTCATAAAATAAAAAACCTTGTATCCTATTTCTCTCAAACCGGATACAAGGCAGTGCATTTTCTTCTTTTTATATAAAATCATATATTTGCACTAAACAAACCAATATGGAGACAAAAATAACTGAAATAATGAATCCTCACAAGTTACACGACAAGCTCTTCAAGAAAGAGCAGGTCTCTCCGATAGAAGTTATATACAATAGCTTCAGCAACTTGGGGTACAATGTAGTACGCCGTCCAGCCGGTCAGTGTTTAGGCAATTTGAGATATTTTAATCTATTTTATGACAAACATACTCATCATTTCTATCAGAAAAACAGGAAGTTGAGATATTGTAGTAATTTTCTCATATCTGATTACTGGAAAGATAGAGTGCGATGTTTCATAGTTTGGAACTTTGGATTTGGAAGATTCTTTCCGTACAATGACTTTATTGAGGCTATGGTTTATGATTATCTTCGATATGGGAGAAAGTCAGTTCCTTATCTTAAAAGCGTGCAAGAGGCTGAAGAAAAGTGTGTAAGGTTCTATATCCGGTCTCAGATAGATATGCTTCGTAAGGAAGGATATGCTGCTTATCGGGCTAAGTTCAAGGAAGAACGTCCTCAGTATTTCATCGGAGACGATAGGACGGTGTTTAGATGCCTTGACAGCTCTTTAAAAAGAGAAGAGAAGATTGCTGCATGCGTAGCCCACAAAAGGGCCTTAAAAGAAGGGATAATGACTTCCTTCATTAATCACCTTAAGAAACATCCTACCACTTTATATTCGTGGTTTTCATCAGAGGTAGATAGCGAAGGAAAGAATAGGCTCTGTCTATCTGAAAAGGCTGTTTCGTATTTGAATAAGAGACTGGTTCGCAATGGGTTAAAGTCTCTTTCTGCATCATATCTTTTTAGAACGTTTAGAAAAATGGTGAAGATCTTGTTCGGTTCCAATGTCAGGTCGTTTTTGAATAGCTGTCTGATGTCTGTTTCAACAGAAGAGGTTTTAACCAAATCTATGAAGAAAATAGTTTCCAAGACAGTGCTGTTTTTGTACAAGAGAGCGCTTAAGAACTATCGCCGGGCATGCGGTCTTAAGTACGACCCTGATTCGGGCGGTTTGTCTGCCGTACATGATTGATTTTTAAACGTATCCCATAACGTTGGATTTTCTCGTTCGTTTCTCTTATCTTTGTGAAAAAAGATAGTATGAGATTACGAATCATAAAAAATCGTCCGATATTCGCTCCTGGCGGTAGTGTTCAGGATAAGAGACAGGATATTAATGTATCCTCTACTCAGCCTATTCTTGATTATGGAACGCCTGTTAATAAATGGGGTGAATCTGATATTCAGAATATATATATGCCTTCTGATGTGACTTTAGAAACAGAGGAGGGGGAGATAAATCCATTTAGTAGTATGCCTACATCCGATCCGTTTTTTGAAAATCATGATGCAGGATATGCAGGATATCTCGCTGATAATAGGGGCATGGTTAAAAACGTAGAGAAATCAGTCGTTGATAATGCAATGAATTTAGGTGGTGTTGATGCTGATTCCTCTAAAGAAAAACGTTCCCAAGATGGTAATCCTCTTGATCCTATGACTACCCCATATTATTCACCTGATCTAACCGGCAGAGCTCAAATGTTCGGTACAAGTCTTGGTCGGATAAGAGCCGGTAATAAGGTCGGTGCTAATGTGGCTCAAGCTGCCTTGTCCGGTGTTAGTTTAGGATTAGGTCTTACTCGTAATATCATGGGAGCTTCATCTGCTGCGTATGCAGCCAGCAGAGACGAGCAGGCGGCGAGGGAAAAGCTCGAAAAAGAGCGCCGGCAGCAGTTTATCCGATGGGAACGTGAAGGCGGTGGTGTTAACCTCGGAAATGGACAGAGAATAGATTCTTCCGATTTGACAGGAGAATACATTTACCCTCTTCCTAAATCTATGGAGGATAATGCTAATGTTGAGATAGAAAAAGGAGAATATGTTTCGACTCCGGATGATGTTGGTCCTATGGAGGCAAAAGGTAACAGGCATGAAGACGGCGGCACTCCCGTTGATTTGCCAGAAGCTCATATTATTTCAGATTACCGTACTATTGATGATGATTTTGCTTCTTACGTAAGGGAAAATTATGGCATTAGAGCTACGGAAAAAGATACATATGCTACGCTTCTTGATAGGTACAAGAAAAAAATAGGATTGTCCGAAAAGTATGATGATCAGGAACGTGTTTTCAAGAGGCTGGAAAAGAATAAGGATGTTAAGGATAAAAATACTTCTGAGTTGAATAAGTCTATTCTTTCCAAGTACGTAAATGATAATCAAAAGGAAATAGACGAACTTGAGGTGCAATTCAGGTCTTTTGCTGATATTGTCTATAACAAACAAGAGGAATCCAAGCGCCAAGAAAAGATAGATGCTTTCTTTAGAGATGGCGGAAAGGTTGATTTAAATGCCGTAAGAAAGCAGGCTAAGGCTCTTAACGTATCTGAATCTGATGCTAAAAATTGGATATACGATGAGTATGTAAAGAGAGTTAGGAAAATGGCTGAAGGCGGCCCTACCAAAGAGCAAATAGAGTGGGGTAAGAAAGTACAGCAGCTTTTAATGAAGCAGTTTGGACGTGCTCTTAATATGTCTATAGTAGATGTTGCAGACAGAGAGCAGATCCTTAATCCTGATTCTGGTGTAAATTCTAATCAAAATCTGCAACACAGAAGCAGTTCCGGTTATGGTAGGGTAAACAACAAAGCTATTTCTAATTTGCTTGATATTAACCGTTGGGCTAATAAATACAATACGGATGGAGATTTTAATACAGAAGGATTCCAGACTGGATACAATAGCCAACTAAACAACCTATGGGCTTTGGCAGAATCAGGTGCTATAGCCAATGCCGAAAAAGCCAAGAAATTTAGAGACGAATACGGATTTTGGGGAGAAGATGCTGGTAAGTACGACCAAGGAAGTAAATCGGCATATAACTCATTTGCCGTAGATGACAAATTTGGGCAAACTACGGCAACCAGATCATTTTATGGATTGGATGTAGTTACTCCTGAACAAAAGAGATTGTTGAACGAAAAAGGGATAAAGAATTATGTTGACTTATTTGGTGATAAATCTGATGCAGCTAAGAAGATTCTGGGTGCCGATTATAATAAGTTTGCTGCTTTAAAAGATAGCGGTTTGATGTCAGAAACAGACTTTATTTTAGAAGCCGTAAATCCGGCATCAAAACCTATAGAAGCTGAACCTGTAGGAACCGGCGCTAAATCTCCCAACCCAGGTTCTCCAGGCAGGATAGAAGTGAAGAAAGAAAATCCTGTTGTTAATACTACTGTAGAAACGGAAGCCGAGGAAGAAGATGATACAAACGGAAGAAAAGGTGTCAGTCCTGCTTTATCAGGCCCTATATTCCCTGAGATGTTGAGGATGCTTGATACTGGATTAGAGATAGAGGGATTGGAAAGGCATCAGGCTCCGAGAATAGATCCTGTTCTGCAATCTGCTGATCAGTATATCAACGAGCTCAACCGCGCGACATCGGCTCAGTTGGACGCAGTAGGTGACGTGCCCGACTCCCAGCGCTCCGCTATTCTGGCTAATATGAACGCCATAGCTGGAAGCAATATAGCCAAGTACATTAACGAAGTAAATTTCAATAACGCAAGGCAAATAAACGAAGCTGATAGATTCAATGAAATGGCTTATGTTCAGACAGACGATAAGAACATAGCGGAAAGGCAACGTTATGAATCTGGGTTATTGAAGGCTATGGCTATAAGGGATGAAAATCTTGCTCGTTATTATGACAGCATAAACAGTGAGATACAGAATAAGTTCAATGTTCGTACATCATTGAATACCATAGCTTCCATAGCTCCAAATATGAGAATGCTTCCAAGTGGTCAAATTATTTACGTTCAAGGTAATCAGGATGTGATGAATATGGGTGATTATTCTACACCTTACTTGAGAAGTTTAAATGAAGAAGATGATGAAATTAAAAGAAGAAGGAGGACCAAATAGTGGCTTCACAGTATAGTATTTTAAGACAATATGCCCCGTATGTTAGTCCTTACAACATAGATCTTGTTAAGGACGTCATGATGTACAAACAGCAGAAGGTTGATGCTGCTCGTGAAAAGATCTATACCCAGGTAGATTATCTTATGGGTCAAGAGATAGATAAGCCTGAAGCCCGCGCTTATATGGAAGATAAGATGTCAGGTGTGATTGCTAACATCAATCAAAAATTCAAAGGCGTGGATCTTTCTTCTGATGGTGTTACGAGAGCCATACAAGGAGAGATAAGTTCGGTGTTGGATGATACGGTCATTAACGCTATTGCCGGCACAAAAGAAGGCAAGAGGGTTATGAAGGAAATAGAATCTATAAAACAGAATCATCCTGAACTTTATTCTCCTATTAATGAATGGCATGCTTTGGATCCTTATTACAAATGGAGGTCAGATGGTAAAGCAGGATCAAGGTTAGGAGGTCTTCATTATTCTCCTTATGTCGATTATACTAAGGAGATAAATAAGCTGGTTAGTGACTTTAGGAAAAATAACGAAGGCAAGAAGATTCAAACAACAGAATATGATGTTAAAGGTAATCCTACTGGTGGGATTATAGAAGTTAACGTAGATGAACTTACAGATTCCCAGATAAGGAATTTTGTGTCTGCTAACTTATCTGAAAACATGAGGAATCAGATGAGAATAGAGGCATCATATATGGCAGCTACCAATCCGGTGTTCAGTAATCCGGATTTGGTTAGTCAATACATTGGGTCTTATGTCGAAAGATACGATAGACACATAGGAGCATTGGAAGCGAAAAAGAAATCAGTAGGGGATAATAAAGATATTATTGATCGTATTGACAGTCAGATACAGGAAGCTAAAAATCAGAAAGCAGAAGCCAAGAGGGAGGCAGATATGATAATAGCTTCGTCAGATCCGGTAGCGGCCGCTAATTTTGTTGTTACCAATAATCTTTTCGATAAGATGACTGATGCATGGAGATACGACAATACAAGTTTTGAAAGGAAGAAAGATGATCTTTATTTTGCAAGGTTGGCAGAGGATAGGGCTCAGCAAAAGTTTTTGACTGATAATGCTAAGTCTATGGTTGAAATATCGTTGGCAAAAGAGCAGCTTGCTCAGGCCAAGATTGAAACCGAATACATGCGTACTTACGGTGCCAAGATGGGAACTGAAAGCTCATCCGCAGGCACGACAGGTGCAGGCGGTATGAGAGTGCCTATGGCTCCTATGGACGGGCCTACGGCTATTAACTCTGGAACAGGTAAGACAGGATCTGTTAATTTGGCCAATATTCCTTACGAGTTACTTAAATCTCATTCTACAGATCGTAAAGCCAATTTATTGAAATTATATAACTCATTATCTCCTACAGATAGAAGCAATATCGTTGCAGCATCATACGAAGAAGAAAAAACTGATCCAGGATTGTATGCTAATATGACTCCTGAAGAGCGGATATATTCTTATTTGAAAAACAATGGAGGTCAGAAAAACGGATATTTCGGGCAAGGCAATAACAGATTATCTGAAGCTTATGATGCTTTACTTCTTTCTGATTCTAAGGCAAATGGAGCTACAAAGGCTATAAATAACATAACTGATTATCAAATCGATAATATAGTTACTGAAAAAAATAAGGATATTATCAGGAAAGTTCGTAATGCTAAGTTTATGAAAGGAAATTCTTTTATAAATCTTACCGATACAGATGATAAGGCTGGAGCTTTCCTACTCGCCACGGCCATAACAACTGGCGTATCTGATGCTGTAGGGTTTAGAGAGTACATGATGGATCCTTCGAGAGGAATAGATATTCTTAGTGCTATATCTCCGTCATTAGGAGCTAAGGCGAGTGCCGGCAAGTTGGGGAAAAACATATCTGATGCTATTACAGGCGAGGATAATGGTTCTTCTACTGGTACGTTGGCTCTTATTAATGGAATGAAGAAACTTAATGGTGATCCCGATTTTAATATATCCGATTATATGACTATAGATAAGGATGGTGATATAGATTTAAAAGATTATCAAGAAGGGGAGCCTTTGACTATTACTCAGTTAAGATATGCTGAGAAAAATAGTAGGGTGTCTGACATGATAGCAGGTCAGATGCAGGACGAGATAAAAATGTCTGTATCTCCCGATCAGATTTCTGATATTTTGTCTCAGTATCATTACCTTGATTCTTACAAAAGATACAATTGGAATGCTGATTCACCTGAAAAGTCTTTGCAGAAGGCTCAGTTTAGAAGATTGTCTGGTTACATGGCAGGAAAGGTAAATAATCTGGATCCTACTGCTATTAATACCATCAATATGGACGCCGAGATAGATAATGGCACTGTCAGAAGGTTCTTGACTGCTCAAGTAGGGTCTGGTAAAAACTCTTATGTTACAGAAAGGGTAGAGATCACAAATGATGAGCTTCTTAAGGCAGGTATAGATCCTTCGGTTGAGGAGCGCAATTATCCAGTAGATGGTTACAAATCAAGTTTTGGAACTTGTGATTTTGTAGATACCGGAAAGAAGGAAGGCTATTCTTATGATAAGTATCTCATACGTAATGGTCTTCCCCGTTTGGCTTCTAAGGCTGATGTCAAGAATGATCTTTATGATATAGTAAAGGTTCATGGTTCTTACCTTAAGCCAGAAGAAATGAATGTTGTTAAAACCCTTGTTGATAATTTTATTGACATGTCTGATAACATATCAGTTCAGTTGGAAGGAATGGATGACAGGGGTTCGAGAGAGGTAGCGGTCAATTTCTATGACAAAAGGACTAAAAATTCTAAAAATCCTGCATTGTTGTTCTCGGATTTTGTTCCTTTGGATCCTGGTAATGATGAGTATGCGGATTACTGGAATAGCATTCACCAGAAGTGTCCTCAGTACTTCTTTGTAAAATACGTGAAGGAGGCTGTTCAAGAGCGTCTTGATCAGATGAGAGATCCGTATATGAGAGGAATAAATATCATGCCCAACATGAATGACAAGTTTAGTAAGTTGAACGATTTTTTGCAAAAAATTTATGGCTGATAATAATATAGATAGATATAATCCTGCTGCTAAAACCACTTACGAAGATGTGGCAAGGCAAAGGAAATTAGCTGAAGAAGAAAATTACACTCCGGCTACATTACCAGAGACGACAACGCCTCTGGTTCCTAATTATATGCCTGGTGAAGGTGTGTATGCCCAACCTAAATTTCCGGATTACGCATCAAGGATAGCTGCTGCCGAATACGAAGAACCGTATATAGCCAAGGAGATAAGCAACAGCTACTCGGAGGCACTGGCTCGTAACAGCTACAGGGGGGCTACACCTGCCGCGCCGCCCCTTAATCCCTATGGACCGAAGGTAAGTATCCGTGAAAGTCATCAGATGGGTAATGATGGGGTATGGCGTACAAAATATCCCAACTATATTCCGGGTATAAATAATGAGGATTATTATGCCAGGAGACAGAGCGGGTGGAGTAAGTTTTGGAATGGTGTAGGTAAATTCGCTTTAAAGTCTGCATTGTACGGTGCGCAAGGAGTTGTGTCATTGCCTGACAAACTTATCAATATGGCATCTGAGGGAAGTTACAAAGCTGCGTTAAACACTAACATGGATAAGTTTGTAGGTGATCTTGACCAGCAAATAGACATGCTTCTTCCCCATTATTACAAGAAAGAGGTAGAAGATTATAATTTCGGTCAGAAGCTTTTTAAGGATACCGGTAATTTCTTATGGAATGACGTCCTTGGTAATGGTATGTCTTTTACCGTAGGAGCCATGATATCAGCGTACATGACCGGAGGACTTGGGGTTGGATCATTGGGCAATATAGGCGCTAAATTAGGTGGAAGAATCGGAGCTAAGTTGGCAGCAAGGCAAGCTGCCAATAGGGGCATAGGAAACCTTAAAAGCGTGTTTAACGACTATGTAAGAAAAGGAGTTGCCACCGGAAGAAATGTAGGGGAGGCGGCTAAGACCATGACGTTGCTGGCTACCAGTGCCGGATTCGAGTCATCGGTTGAAGCAAATTCTTTTATGAAGCAATCCGAGTCTGATTTCAAGGATTATTATCGTAAGATTTATGGTCGTGATCCCAATGTAGAGGAAATGGCTGTTTTTCGTAATTCTAATGCTGATGTAGGTAGTGCTATATTTGCCGCCAATATGGGTATAGTAGGATTATCCAACTGGCTTCTTTTTGGTAAGTATATAGGGTTAGGAGGCAAGGCTATACCTGGTTTGGAAAAGAAGCTCAACAAGCATTTATTTGGATTAGGGACGGAAGTTGCGAAGCCGGGAGAGATGGCTATTAAAATAACCAATCCCAATATAGGACAGAAGATAGCAGGCAATGTTTTCAATATCATGAAAAGACCGGTATCTGAAGGATTATGGGAAGAAGGATCTCAAGGTGCTGTCCAGAATACGGCTGAGGAATATGTTAAGTCAAGATATGACAATGTTGCTATGAACGGGGCCGTTGATGTTCTTGATGCTATTTCTGAAGGATTTAAAAAACAATATACGTCTAAAGAAGGATGGACTGAAATAGGAATCGGTGCTATTATCGGTTCTTTGTTTGGTATGAGGGAAGGCTTCTTTGGAGTGAAAGAGTATAGTAATAATCAGATATTGCTGGAAAGGCAAGTAAATGAATATAACAAAGCATCTTCTAATCTTAATACGGCGGCTTTGAATACGTTGAAAAAGTCAATGAGTTTAGGGCCTCAAGTTCGTTCCGATGTTCAGTCTATGACCGGCAAGGAGCTTGATGATGCAATGTTTGAAAAGATGTCGATTGACAACCAAATGGGAACCTTAGAGGATTCGGCTGAAAATTTCAGGCAGATGGTTGATATGATGCCTATTTCGGAAATAGCCGAAGCCAACGGAATGTCTTTGGAAGAGGCAAAGAAATACAAGGATTCTATTATTGATAATTATAATAATCGTCTTTCGGATTTCAGGTCTGCCCAGAGTTTTGCCGAAGATCTTATAGGTGATGATTCTAAGATTGAGTTTAGAAAATACGTGGCTCGTAATGCTTTTCTTGGTCTTCAATCGGAATCAAGAATGAAAGACATAGCTTCTGTCATAGAAACGCTTTCGGGTCAGCCTCGCGTGGCATATGCACTAAGTACGTTCTCCCGGCTGTCGGACAGGGCAAGGGAGCGGGCGATGGCTATCCGTGGCATACGGTCAAGGATAGAAGAGCTTGAATCCGAAATAGAAGATCTTGCTACTCGTCCTCGTAACGTAGATGGAAAAGACCCACAAGCTGAATCCATACAACGAAAAACCAAAGAATTGGAAGATCTTAGAACCAATTATAACAATTTGTTGTCTGAGTTATCAACGTTAATAGGAAAAGAGTTTTCGATAGAAGAGTTGGTAAGTAAAACCGAATCTGTTTTATCATCGCCTCTTTCTCCCATAAGTTCACAAGATGTAATAGAAGCCTATGATACGCTTGTGGCTTTTGATGATTATTTTAATGTAAAATCAAGACAGGAAAAGAAGTTTACAGCCAAAGACAAAGCCATGAGATCCTTGGTAAATGAATACCGAAGGAGTTTGATGGACTATAGGAATATGAATAACTTCTTGTCTAAGATGCTTGATAAAAGATTCTTAGCTGAGGAAAACAGGGGATTTTCAAAAGCGCTGTCTTCTCTATGGTCTACTCCTTATAAGGGGGATGATAAGGTTCCTGATTTTGCAGAGCCTAATAAAGTTGGTGAATATGACACTGATGAGGTAGTAGATCAAGCTGTGTCAGAAGGTAAGATTTCGGAAGACGAAGCTTGGACTATCAAGGCTTTTATGCATGCTCTTGATAAAGTAAGGGAAGATAGGATGAAGGAAGCAGAAGACGATATAAAAGAGTCACCGCTTACGGAGTCTGTATCGGATGAAGATTATGAGGCTGCTATGGATAATCCTATTATGGTTCCGGTTGTAAGGCAGTCTATAATTGATAAACTATATACAGGTAATGCCGATCTTCTTACTGCGAGAGAAAAAGATGTGTATGATAAATACAAACAAGATTTTGATGATTATGTATCGTCTTTAGGTGATAGTCCTGTTAATCTCATTAAATCATTATCTGAAAAGGCTGACAGGCTTACAAGTCCGAGATCAGTATATGAGGAAAATAAAGCTATTATTGATATGGCTAAGTCTAATTTGGAGCCAGATCAAAGAAAGGAGCTTGATGATGCTATTTCTTCGTATGTTGATATAATGAACAGACGGGATAAAGGGGAGAAGGTTGACGAAGATAAGCTTGCCGATTCGGTATTTACCATAGAAGATCTTGGCCAAGTTGGAAACATCACAGATCTCCTTCCTTATATCGAACAAAACAGGATTATTGATAAAGGTCGTATTTCCGAATCTACGTTAAGTAATTTTGGGGAGGATGATGCTAATATAGATTCTCTTGTAAATGAGTTAGACGAATCTGATAATACACCTGGAGCTAACATAGATAGTGCCCAGAATCCAGAGACGTTGATGGTAAGAAGAATCTCCAATGATGGCAATGAAAGGTATGAAATTGCAGGTCTTAGAGCTGATAAATTTATATCTTCTATAAAATCATTGGTTCCTATTCAAATAAGCTCTGAAACGAACGCTAATGGTACTAAAAGGTATTCTCTTAACATAGGTGGAGAAACGGCTACTATAATTGAACTGCCTTATCATGCGAGATGGTCTATAGACAAAGAATCGGCTCGTGTTCTTAACCGTTACACAGACGTGTCTATTCAGGACGTGGGTAATTCCTATTCTTTGGTTTATAAGCGTCTTGATTCAGATGAGTTGGTTCCGTACAGAACAGGTGTCGGATTTGGAGAGAATGAGGTAGATAAAATAGATCAGGAAGCATTATCTTCTTTGAAAAAAGGAGATAAGGTTAATCTCGAAATAGATGTAAATGATACCTATAATCAGTCTCTTTTTGCCGAATACAATGATGCTGTTCAGTCCGGAGATAAAAAAAGAATAGAATCTGCTGAAAATAAACTGGTATCCAATATGGTTATCAAGGTCATGAGTGGAAACAGATTCGTTTCTGTTGTAAAAGCTGACACAGGGGGCATAGATGGTATAAGTAAGATAAGAAGAGCGGCTTTCAACAAGTGGAAGAAGGACGCCGGCCGGTCGGCTACCATCGGCGTCGGCACGCATGTTGTTGCCCAGACCCTTCCCGGAAGACCGGTGTTTAACATGAAGGTAAACGGTCAAGGATATGGCCAGGTAGAAAATCTCCCCATTACCGAAAAAGGTGCTGAAAAAGTATCTGATGTCGGATATGTATTAAATGGCAAAGTCGTGCTTAAGAACGGATCTAAATACACAGGCTTCCCATTTGCTTATTCTATATTAAATGACAAGGGGAATAATTACAAAAATGTAAGAGTTCCGGTAGTTGTCATCAAAGGTAAAAACGGTCTTAATTATCTTTTCCCAGTTAGTCTACGTTCTGTAGAATCAGAGGAAGGGCAGAAATGGATGTCTTTTATAGATATGCTACTTGAATCTGGTGATTCTGAATTGCTACAGATGGGTCAAGATGATATACAAGATCTTAATGCGTATCTAACCAAGTTAGGTCTTGATCCGGCTTCGTATCAAGTATCGTATTTGAATCCTATTTCAGGGCTTAGAAAAGCTCGTGAGGCTATAGAAAAATTATCTACGGTTCCTGATGTTGTTAAGTGGGTAGAAGATGGAAGTAGGAGCGTTAAAGACATTGTGACGTCTGAAGTAGAATCTGGAATAGATTTCGAAGGTGAGATGTTTGTTGCTCCTAAGATCAGGATTCAGTTTGGTAAATCATCTTCCAGCCCTAAGTCGCTTATAGAGGATGATCTTCCTTTCTCTGATGAGGGTAAGACCGTTACTTCTAAAGAATACGTGGATGTTTATGAAGAGGAAATGCCAGAGGAAGAACAGCAGCCGGCTGCCGGCAAGACTGCCCCAGTACAGCAGCCTACAGCCACGAGCGGCTCGTCAGTTTCTTCTACTGGAACAACCAGGACTACAAGGAAGTCTTTTGCTGCAAGGTTAGAGGATATAGAATCTTATATAAAGGAAAACAACTTACCCCCTTTTGCTAATATCTATGATTTTATAGCAAGAAAGATTGTAGGTGGAGATATTAGATTTTTAAGACAAAGAGGTAATCCTAAAGATCTTAAGTCTGAAATGGGGTTAGACCCTAAGGGTACTGTAGGTGATAGAATATCTTACAGTAAGGGTTTGACTATGGATGAATACGTTGATTACCTAAAGAAAAGCAAAGAGCAAGTAGTTGTAGATTATTTAAATAGTAGAAATGGCAACAACGAACAAATTATATCAGAGTTGAAAAACTTTTTGAAATATATTAATTTTGTTCCAAGTAAGGCTTTGAATTATTCTCTTAGAGTCAATGGCATGGATATCCTAAAAGAATATGGCACAAAAGAGGAAGTAGAAAAAATGGAATCTGATATCAATAGTTTGGTTTCTAAAGTTTTGCCTACGGTGGATAATAAAACTGTAGAAGATGTTTCTACTGCAATAAAATCAAACAACTTGCCTGCCATATGGGAGCCCGTGGAAAGCCTTGATATGACAAACGAGGAAAAAATAGAGTTTTTGAATAACGTAGCAGATTTCCTTAGCGGCATACCAGAGTATGATGCTGTCGTGGAGTCTATAGAGTCAGAATCAGATAATATTTTAAATGATGGAAAAGAAGGAAGTGCAGAAGGCGGTGCAGTACGCACTGAGGAAGATGGCGATAAAAAGGGAGATGGAGAAGGCAAAGGACAATCCAGAACAAATGTCGAAGTTAAAGGAAATGTCGAATTACCTGGATATGAAGAAGGAAGAGTAGATAACTATAGGAAGAACGGAGATAAGTTCTCTGACATTGCTGAAGTCACTTTATGGCTACTTAGAAGGGCTGCCGGCATAACCTCTATCCCGGAAGGAGAAGAGGTTTATGTAGAGGGAGATGAGGTTAATAGTATTATGACCGATATGGAATCAAGGTATGGTATAGACACCATCAATCACTCGCATACGACTAAGGCTATAAGGGATCTTAACGGCGTATCAGGTTATAAAGTAGAATACGGCTTAACCTTTTTGACATACGATCCTTTTATTAGGATATCCAATCCAAGGGAAGAATATAAGGCTGCGAAAGACGAGCCTCGTATATCCGAAGAACCGCTTACTCACATATCAAGGGTGACAACCCCTTATTTCCTGTACGGCGGCGATGAAGCATATACATCTGTTCCGGCTAAGGTAGAACCTATACCGGAGAAGATAATGGGTCGTAATGGCATTAAATTTGGTATGAGTGTAGTCGAGTTAACCAAATTAGGGTACAAAAAAGCTGGTGGAAACTGGATATATAAATTCTATATGAACTCAGGTGTGTATGATTTGTATAATATCAGTACCGGTGAAGCGTTTAGGGCAAAACCGGATCTTGGAGTTAAGATAAGTTCCAGCGCATTCATCCGTTCTTTATCTCAATCTGGTAGGAAAATACAAAATATGATTAGTAATATGAGCCAGGAAGAGATAGATAGGAATAAGAATCTTGTAGAAGGTTCTGATAATTCGGATTCGATAAATGAGTTAAATAAGGAGTGTTGAGTATGAGAAGGAGATACGAAGATGTTTCAAGTCTTGTTCAGTATCAGTTGAAGACCAATCAGCAGGGGAATATAGAGGTTTATGTTGATGACAGGTTTGTTGGAAACGTAAGTGAAGGAGTCTGTAATTGGAAGGATATTGAATACAAGAGTAAGGTTACTATATCTTTGAAAGGAGTCGAGGATAAGGCTAAAACTTCAAGTAAAAGAGTCGGTCCTTATTGTCACATTTATAGCATATTTGGAGGAAATGAATCTTATCATGCAGGTCCGGATAGTAATATAAAAAAAGAGTCCGATTACCACCTTTATAATGTATTGTTATAAAAATGGGGATATTACAACTACCACTACTTATACTAAAAATTTATCTGGAACTCTTCAGATAGGTAAAACACAATTGACTATCAATTACAAACAAAGTAAAAGTCAGTCTTTCTCCGGTGGTTCTGGAGATTATGTAACATCCGTATCTGATTTCCCTTTTGTTACTGGTCCAGGAAATGATAGCGTTGAGTTCGAAGGAGAGGGAAGATTGATAGTTGAGACAGAGGCTTCGCATTATGAAATAGAAGTTTCATAATTTCTATTTTTATACTATCTTTGTCTAAAATATTTATCACTATGGGTGTCAAATGTCAGATAGAAAAAAAGGAAAATGAAATAAAACGGGTTAAGGCTCCTAACGGGGAGCCTTCCGTTCTTTACGAAAGTGCTTTAAAAGTATTAGGAAACAGCGAGCGGGCTCTTCAGGTATGGGCTAAGGCTTACACTCCTGGTTTTTTGTCGTATTACGGTCATTGGAATAACCCGGCTCCAGGGGAGATGTTTAACACCGATCCCAATGGCGAACCTCTTTTAGAAGATGTGCTGTCGTATATGAAGCGTCAGACTTATTTTGCTGATCCTTTAACGGCTCAGGATGTTAAGGATGTAAGGGATTTCCTTTTGTCTACTCATTATTTTTTCAATGCGTCTTCATTGTCTAATGCTATTCTCTTCGATTTTTATGTAGATGGCAGTTTGATACTGAATGAGCAGAAATTAAGGAGATCCGGTTTGTATGATGAAACAGAAATAAGTCGTATTTTATCCGATCCTTCTGTTTTAAACGAGGTTTCGACTTCCATGAGAAAGTTAATAGATTCTTCTATTAACGAACATGATAGGGAAAAAGATAATTATTTTATGTCTATTGACTATCAGTATGGTCCTATTGTTTACAAGGAGGGAGTGTTTAACCAATTTGGTAAAAAAGTACCATATAATCCTTCTGAGCTTTATTATGCTATGCGTAAAACAGTAGCCGGCATAAAAAACTTTTCTGAATTTTCATCTGCTTTTGAATCGTTGAGAAATTCATATCCTGAACTGGTTGAGAAATTCGTTTCTGATAAAGAATTTGCCGAATCTATGTTTGATGAGTTCTCATCTACGAATAAGATTCCGGTAATAAACATAGAAGGGGATGATGTGGTGGAAGGCAAGAGAAGATCTTTGTCTAAGCTACAAGATCTTTCTTATTACAATTCCGGCAAAATAGAGTTCCTAAGAGCTCGTATATCAGCTTATTTACATAGGGCTAATGCCGACACCGAATCCGATTTAAGAAGCATGATATGGGATATAGAGGAGGCTTGTACGTGGTTTGGCATAGATATAATAGGGACATCGGAAACTTATGATGGCACAGAAGAATCTTTGAATAAGATAGATAATTTGATGCTGGATCTTGATATTTATGTGGCCAGGCATAATGATGTAAATTATGCTCCAACGCTGGCATCTTCTATAGATGATGTTCTTGGTGATAGTACAGACTATTATTTTGGATTATTGCCGGAGTATATGGATAATTTGAATATCGTTTATTCTGAATCCGATATAGACCCAGTAGAGGCATTTGAGAAACATTCATTGCTTAAGGTAGGAGATAATCTATATCAAAGGATCAGCAAAGATGATCTTAACGAGATGTATCAAATATCAACAGTATTAGCCAAGCACAACCTAACTCATTTTTCTACTAAAATATATCCTGAATCTTGTTTTAAGAACGGCGTTTTGGATAAAGAGAAAGTACGGAACGTAGATAATAATACGCTCATGGCTTCCATTAAAAAATACGTCAGATCGTTCATGGATTCTCAGAACACAGAGGACATGATAATGACCAGGATGGCGTTTGGGCACCCTGCGGTACTTGACGTTCCTTACGTGGATGTGGATCGGGAGTATAGTCGATACATGAACAAAAAACAAGATAGCGAAAACCCATTATCCTTATTCGATTTATACCAATCTTACCTTGACAACAAACTCCATAAAACAAAATTATATGATAATGCCTATAAGTATCTTGACTTCAAACCTGGTCCATCTTTGGGTCTTATTTCTGATGATCCTGATATTTTGAAATCAATAGAATTATCTTTATCTGGAAAAGACAGGTTGATGTTGTTTGATTATAGCATGACCAGTACCGACCCTTCTTTATCAGAATTGTTTTATTTGGAGAGGTATGACCCTTCGTATGCTGGGAATGATTTTGAACACTATTTTTACACCAGGCACCCGTATTTGTTAAAAGAAAAATCGGGTTCTAATATCGTAGAGCAAGATGGTGTTATAACAGCAGAAGGTATTTATGATAATTTTATAAGAGTAGGTAATAAGATATGGTCTAAAGTAAGCGAGAGTAGTTCCGGCTCTATCTACCAAAATCTGACAGGAACCGAATCGGAGGTGAAATACGATTCTACTCAGAAGGCTAAGACGGTAGAAACTGATTACGCTCCATACCAAAACAGATCTGGCTTGACGCAAGACATGACCGTAAGCAAGTCTGAATTGGATGATCTTAACAAATTGGAATGCAGGTAATTTTTGTATATATATATAGTTTTTCATAGTTATAATTTGGGAAGTGAGGCTTGTGAAAGTCTCACTTTTCTTATATATGCACGTATATCAATAACATACAAGAAAAGTTAGATTTTCATTGTTTATGAATTATTTTTGTTAAGTTTGCAATATTAGTTTCAGGAAGGGATTATGGAAATAAGGAAAAAGTAAGAACCGAACGTAACTAATAACAGTAGGAAATGAGAATCAGTACCATCAAACGTAACAACAGCATTCATCTTATGTATAAAAACATTATGAATGATTTAGGTCAATTAAGAACTGTAGTTTCAAAATCCTATATTTATAATCTGATACAAAATCAAACCGGATTAAGTATCAGAACTATATCCCATGTCTTGAATCACACAAAAGAACAGGATACAGATTCTTTGTGAAAGGCATACATTTTCCTACATTTGTGTGTTCTTTAGTTTTTAGATTTAAGTTTTTCATGGTATTAGTTTAGATTAGTGTAGATCAGGGCTCGCAGTGATGCGGGCCCTGGTTTGATTTAAAAAGTATTAAAATATTTGCTATTTAAAATCCTGTTCCTATCTTTGCTCCAGAAACAATGAACAACGAGATCCCACCTCTGGTTGTTTGATGTTGAAAGATATTTTTGGCTCATTAGGGTTTGTCATAGTGGGATCTGACATTCTCTTTTGGGCCTATTTTTTTTATCATGGATAAAGTTTCTGTTTTTGAAAGTTCGGATTTTGGAGAGCTTAGAATTATTGTAGATCCAAAAGGAGATGTTTGGTTTGTGGCGTCAGATGTGGCTAAATCTCTTGGATATATAAATGCTAAAGATGCGGTAAAAAGACATGTAGATGATGATGATTCTATGCTTTTGCAAGTATCTGATAATCAATGGGGCGTAAAACGATCTATATTGAAAACCAGATATATAGATAGTATAAGAATAATTAATGAATCTGGTTTATATTCTCTTATATTATCTTCAAAATTAGAGTCTGCTAAGAGATTTAAGAAATGGGTAACATCTGAGGTTCTTCCTTCTATTCGTAAAACAGGAGAATATAAAACAAGTTCCGGTGGAAAGGGAATTTTGGTCCCTGACTTTTCTAATCCGGCAGATGCAGCAAGAGCCTGGGCTGATCAATATGAAGCTGCTCAAAAAGCTATAGCCGAAAAGTCGCAGGCAGAGGCAGAGAAGCAACAAGCTTTGAAAACAATAGAAGAACACAAGCCCGATGTAGAATTTGCCGAGTCTTTTAGGAAAGTAGACCATAACAATATGTGGCTGATTCGTGATATTGCAAAGAAGTTAGAGCAAAATGGTGTTATTATTGCTGAAAAGAATTTTCGCTCATTCCTTGAAGAAGCTAAATTCATGTTTAGGAACGGTCTTGGCAAATGGGAGCTATATAGCAATGTTGTAGTTAAAGGGTATGGAGTGTATAGGTCTTATTTCATAGATAAGTATTCTGGTGATAGAATCAATCAACAAACCATATACATGACAGGCTCCGGATATGAAGTGACCTTAAATGGTATAAAAGGAAAACTCAAAAATGTGTTTCTAAAATATGGCAAGTTTGCTTAAGTTTATTTACAGGTGGTGTTTTGAAAGAATAAAAAACACTACCTTTTTTTGTTTCTGTTTTTGCTGAAAATATTTCTCTTCTATAAGAAATAAACACACCTATATTCCACCTTACAATCATGAACTTTGTTACGTGCTTCATGCACGTATGTTTAACAATTAAATACTATAAAATTATGGGTGGTGATAAAATCGTCCTTTTAGATGGAGCCGGGGCTAACGGTGGTGGTGCAGCCACTAACGGTCTTCTTTCAATGATTCCCGGCATGTTTGCTAATTTGATAGGTGGTAATAAAATGGATCCGAATCTGGTGGCGGCTTTGATGAACGGTCGTAACAACCAGGACGGTTTCGGTGGGGCTAACGGTTGGTGGCTCTGGATAATTGTTTTGTTCTGGCTGTGGGGTGGACGCGGCTTCGGTAACGGTTTTGGAAATGGCGGTGATTGTTGTGCCAATGGTTTGCCGGCTCAGTTGAATAACGATTACGGTCGTGAACTTTTGATGCAGGCAATTCAAGGTAATCGTAGCGCCATAGATCAGATTGCTTCTGCTTTGAACTGTTCTACTACTCAACTTCAAAACGCTATCTGCAACGTACAGGGTGCTATTGATAAAGTAGCTGGTCAGGTAGGTATGACTTCTCAGGCTGTTATCAACGCAGTTCAACAACAAGGTTGTGAAATAGGAAATCAAATCAGCTCTTGCTGCTGCAATTTGAGTTCGTTGATCAATCAAAGCACTTGCCAGACTCAGGGAATGATTACTCAGCAAGGTTTTGATAACCAGCTTCGCACGTTGGAACAAACCAATATCTTGCAGAACGGTCTCAACCAAGGTCTGGCTAACAATCGTGAGCAAGCTACAAGCCAATTCAATATCTTGTCTGCGAAACTTGACGCCCAAACCGTTATGATCAACGACAAATTCTGTCAGTTGGAAATGAGGGAGATGCAGAACACTATTGCTCAACTTCGTGAAGAAAAAGCGGCTTTGACAGCTTCGGCATTATCTCAGCAACAAACCCAGAATATCGTTGGTCAATTACGCCCGACGGCCGTCCCGGCCTACCCCTCTTGTTCTCCTTACCAGGCTTATACTTGGGGACAGGTATTCGGAGGAGGTTGCTGTAATAACGGATGCGGATGTAACAACGGATGTTGCAATAACAACGCTGCTGTCTGATTTTATTAAGAAAGGAGGCTAATATGGCTTGTGTTTCTAAAATAGGATCGTTGTATGAGATGGTTACGAAGAATGTTATTGTCAGTACGACAAATACAGTCTTCGGTATTAACCCACGGGCTTGGATCGCCCTTCCGTGTGAGGGTCTTATCCTTCTTAAGATAAGGCAAGTAGTCCCTACAGCCGGAAGTGCTCTACCGGTACAGATTGCGGTCCCGGCAAACAGCACAGTTTCAACAGTAGGAGCCGACACCTGTTGCCCGGTTACGGGAGTGAATGTCGTGAACCCTATTAACGTAGCTGTCACGGGTGCTGCTATGGTAAATGGCACAGAACGCCTTCTGTACTTCAATAAAGTTCGTGGCGTGTTAAGATTAATGGATTGTTGTGTTCCGACAACAACAGCCCAGGCGTCTGAAGTTAAAGCAGGTAAATGATTTCAGTAGGGTGATGAAGATCATCACCCTATTTTCACCTAACTAATATTTTGATCATGTTTTCAGATTTGAAGAAAGGGTTTCAGGTACATACCCTTGATACTAATACAGTACCTAAATACGAATTGGGAAAGGTAGTAGCCGTATCCGAACCCAGGTATCTTCCTCCTCAGCCAGGTCAGTATCAGGCGATGCAGACCCGCGTGGTGGATCTGACGGTAGAGCTCACTGGCGAAACCAAGACCTATACGGTCCCGGAATCCCAGAATGTGGCTAAGGCTATGGGCATAACATTATCTACCAGCATAGATCCGATTATGAACGAACTGAATGCTATAAAAAACACCAGTCAAGACATAATAAACAGCGTAGATGCCCATCGTGCCAAGATAGAGGCTTGTGAATCTATATTAGAAGACATCAATCCGGCATTCAAACAAACGAGAGAGCAGGATCGTAAAATAGCTGGTATAGAAAATAAGGTGAATGACCTTACTGATTCATTCGAAGATTTAAAGAAGTTAATTGTAGAACGTTTGAAATAAGTATAATATGATAGTATATGATTTAAATTCAGGACACAGAGAATATCCTGGATATGACGAGATAGAAGACAGACGAGGTGGAGGCAGAGGCAGAAGCCGGCGTTCTGATGGGACGTACATGGGGTACGGTGGTGGTATTTACGACCATTACGGTATGCATGAGAAGATGAAGGAAATGGAAGAGCGAGAAAACGAGCTGGAAGAAAGGGAAAGAAGGCTCGAAGAGCGCGAACGTCGTCATGAAATGGAAGACCGGGAATACCGGAGGATGGGTTACGAATCCTACCCGACCGATTACTATGGAGACGACAGATACTACGGTGACGGACCTCAGATGCGCAGAGGTCGCGGACGTGGCAGAGGTCGTTCTTATTGAGGAGCAGACGCAGAGGATCCAGCTTATCAGAAATATGTAGATACTTACGGCTACCATTTTTCTAATGCTCTCGCTGATGAGGCGGTAAAGAAGATGGTCAACGTCGATGGATCCAAGAGGATCTGGAAGCAGCCGGAAATAAAAGATATTTTTGAAAAGTGCGGAGCGAAGAAGCCGGATAAAGCGACATGGGGCGATGTCCAATATGTCTTTGCAATGTACTATTCGGATGGTTTTCCGAAGGTCTTCAAATGTGAGAACGAGTTGGTGAAAGCTACGTTAATGTATTTGGATGATCCGGATGCTCCCGAAGGAGTAGCCTTTATAAGATGGCTTGCCGTGCAAGATTACCTCGGCGAAAAAATAAACTGGAAGGATCTGACCTGAGATCCAGACCCAGGTCCTTCCGGTGGTGCGGGAGCCATAGTAAAAAATATGATTCCCGCATTCCCGTTTTTCCCGTTTGGAAAAAAAGAATAAAAATGTTATACCGGTCGGCGGGCAATAGAATACCCGTGGCCGGTTTGTTTCACATAACTTTTTTTTGGACATGAATATAGCACACGAATCTAAATCGAATAAAACCCCCTTGTATTTAATAGGAGAGTTGATTGGCGTACCGAATACGGTTATGGACTCAGCATTGCATGAACTGAAAGATAGAATAGACAAAGACCCTAAATATAAAGATGTTAAAAATTGGCTCGAATCTTTACCCAAGATCTGAACCTATTTTTTTCAATACCAGGCCCGATGCGATTTTAACGTATCGGGTTTTTATTTTAATTCATATTGTTTTATTTTAAATCTAATTAATTCATTGATGTCGTACATTTGTTGAAAAACTATTCTATATGGAAAATAAGGAAGATTACATTGGTTACGAAGACCAAGAGCTGTGTAACCAGTATTACAAAGAGGCTGAAGCCATGAGGCAAAAGCAGGACTGGCCTCGGCTTAGGGCTGTCCCTGCTCCGGCTAAGGGAACGCCATCGCCCGGCTGGGGTCAGCTTGGACGTGGAAGTGATGTCCGTGTTAAGTACGTTAGCATCAATTCAGGATTGGGAGGGGATAGGTTATGACTGTAGAAGAATTGGCTAATAAAAGATACAGTGGCGAATTTGTTTTCATGCTTGGTCATTTGGAATGTGTAACAAGATTTGTTTTTGAATGCTTTGATCCCAGACCTGATCACGAAGGTAAAAATACCTATATGGTTTCCTATTTTGATAAGCGCATCCGTAGAAGAGATGTGGTGGATGTACCGTGTTATATGAATATTTTGCTAAAATAATGGAAACATTAATCTTAAATGTACCTGTATTTTCCGGTAAGATTATTTCTCCTACATGGATTAAGGCCGTAAGGGATTTCCAATCCAGATCGAAGGTAGAAAGAGACTTGTATTGTTCGGTTTGTGGATGTACAGGAGGGTGTAACTTATGCGATGATGTAAGTAAATATAGGATTTCAGAACAACTAAAATATTATAGATAACATGGTTAGAATCGCATATTTCGGAACCGATGGCCACCCTGGTCATCACGTTATTCCAATACGAGGTAAATTCACAGAAGAGGATATTAAGGTAATAGAATCTGTAGATTGTGATGATTTCTATAAGGTGTTTGACGTCATGCGTTTTAAGATAGCTGAGTTTAAAGGATGGACGATATTGGGAATCCCGGCAAGCTTAGACGATCATAGACCTGGAAGCAAAACCGTTATCTTCATAGAGGGTAAAGCTAACGAAGCTGATTTTATGGAAGTCATACAAGAGTACTCTTTTCTTAAAAATAAGGTAAAGAAACTTACCGAATTGTATCATGATGGAGAATGGCTTGCGACTGGTAAATTGAATCAAGATCCGCCTACTAACAAGGAGCGGTTTCAATTTACATTAGACAAGGATGATATTATTAACATGATTAGGGGAGTCATTTTAGATCCTTATTCTGATGTGGCGAATGAAATGGAGAAAATAGGATTGGGATTATCATCTGATTCTTCATATGAGGGTCCCACATGGTCTTGGTTTATTAACAAAGTAGAACTTTGGCAGAAGAATAATGTATGGGATAGTTTCTCCGCTGAGTTTTTGTGGGATTTGTATTGTAGGATAAAGAAAGTATAGTAACAATTAATTTGAAACAAATCATGGGATTAGACGATTTTAAAAAAGATGTAATTAGAGTGATGACAAAAGAAGAGTTCGAATCAGCAATCAACGAAGATATTAAATTCGTTGAAGGAATTAAGCATTTTTTTAAACATGATGATGCTACGAGGGTAATGGAACACGTAAAGTCCGTGTTAGAAGCATCAGTGGACTACTGCTATCCGAATCATCCTGAACCTAAAGCAGAACCTGGAGACATGGGAGAGGTTTCTGATGGATACCATACTTTCAATGAATTGTATCGGTACCGCATGTTGTATAACGCTGCCTTCTTTAATCTATTAGCCAGAAATGGACAGGTTGAAGTTTGCAAATCAAGGAGACACAGCGACGGAGAAAAATGCTTCGGTTCTGATGATTGGTTTATTGTGATGGCGATCCTACCTACCGGTCAGGTATCTAATCACTATGAAAGCAAATACTGGGATTTGTTTGATGTTCCTGAAAGAGAAACCGCTTTCGAATACGATGGCCATACACCAAATGAAGCTGCCGACAGACTTAAAAAGTATCTCAAACTGCCTCGTCGTGGCATGACATTCGAACAGGCTTTAGAACGGCTTAAATTAGGTCGTAAGATAAAAAGAATCGATTGGGGTAAAAAGTATATCTGTATGTTTGACGTAAATATATTGATGGTAGATACAGGTCAAAAAGTAGCATCAAATTGGAATCCAACCGAACATGATATTATGTCTAATGACTGGGAGATTGCGGGATGAGTTTGTTTGTATGTTCAAAATGTGGCTGTATAGATAATACAGCCACATCATATTACTGGGCTCTTATAAGACCTTGTAAGAATCGTATTTACGATAAGTCGCTAAAGGGATATGAAGGCAAGCATCTTTGTTCTGAATGTGCCGCTATTGAATATAGTAAGGAAGGCGAAGTGGTGGTAGTTCCTGGAACGTGGCACGGTAAGTTCAAGAAAGAATGGCCTACTGAAGAAGAAAAGAAACATATTGGTAAAAACGGAATATTAAATTTATAGTCATGTGCAATAAAGAAATCGTGATATGCGCTGCCATCTGGGTGCAGGACGGCAAGAAGCGTCCCTATCAGCCCACCAATATACCATCCGGAACCGTGTTCTGTGGATTGAGACACCCCTCTATACTATCTCAACTTGCGGCATACGGTATAGCCCATAAAAACCGCAGTGTTCAAGGATTTTTGACAAGCAAGAATCGGTTTTTAACAAGAGAGGAAGCGTCTGAACTTGTTAGAAACAATAATCAGGAGATGGTGGTAGATAGGAATGCCATTAGAGAACAGTTGTATTCAGAAGATTTGTATTAACTAAAAAATAAAACAATATGGGATTTATAATCAGAAAGTCAATCATTTATAATATGATGGACGGCAATCAGTTAGAGTATGAATTTGACAACATAAATTTAGATCATATCACATTTAAAGGTAATGGTAAAGAACCTTTTTCATTTAACAGAGTCCTTGTTGAAAATTTAATTGAGACATTTGAGACTATGCAAGATATATACTCTGATAATTACGGAATTAAGGTTTATACCGGTAATTGCATAATTCAACTGAATGTAAATCCAAAGAACTTAAGTGAATCCTTTTTTGACGTATATGATAGAGATGGGATGAAATTGATATATAGCATACAAAATAGTATCTTGAAAGAAATGTTTGTCATATGATTACTAAACAAGATATACAAGCAGCAGCATCGTATATTTTCCGAAGCAGTTTTGTCTCGGAGGACCAGGCAAGGAAAGCAATGGTAAAAGCCGGCAATAACGCTACCAAGATCCTCGTCAAGACCTTTAGAGGCAAGTTGTTCAAGAAAGCTTTTGAAAGAGCCCGTAGAGGAAAGGATATCAGTTCTTTTGAAAGACAGGAAAAAGAAAGTGGTTTCAATTTTCTACATAATCCTAATAATGGTCGTATGCAAAGCGGTCATATTATAATAGATGGAATTGGTCTGTTTAAACAAATAATTCATGAAAGGTAAAAAAGTTGATATTCGTTTAGGCAGAGGTCTGGCGAATCAGATTAAGATAAACAAAACCATTCCAGTGTCTCATAAACCAAAAGAAGAACGTCGAATGATGTTTATTTGTGGTGATGATATTGCTTCTCTTATAAAGCGGTTTGAAAACGAATCAAAGTAATATAAAGTCGGACATGTGTCTTGTCCGACTTTTTTTATATATTTGTGGCATGGCAAGAGGTTATTATTGGATACCACAAACAGATGAAACGTTAAATGGCAGAAGCTATTACGTGGCTAAGATAGTAGGAGATATCACGTTTGATACTAAACGAAAAAGAATCGTATTTCAAGCTGATAGGTATTTCCCTGTAGGATCTGTTTTCCATTTTACGCACAATTGCTTCAATTATATCATAACTTGCCGACTTCGTAAGCCGGGGCTTTGGTTTGAAGCCAGGAGAGAGGATTCGGGCCCTATTTGCCCTGAAGATATTGAGCGCTTTGAATCGGGAAGGTTTATACACCGAGATGGGTACATGCATTACATATAAGCCGAACTTGACGATTTTTCGTCAGATTATAATTTTTTTTCATATTATTTTTAAGCCATCAGACTGAGAAGTTAGGTGGCTTTATTTTTTATGATATGCTTTATTTTTAACTACCTTTGTCTCATAACAAAAATGTTTTATCATGGTATCAACGTGTATTATTAAAAGAGATAATAAAAAGAAAGTTGTTTCTGTCTCTACCAGATCAGGGGACAGGTCTATGTTGTTTGATAAGATAGCATCTATTCCTCTTATGGAGAACAGGGAACGGGCTACTACTGTTTTTAAAACCGTATTTTCTAATAAGTTCTTAAAGGATTTTGGCGACTGGAGAAAGAGAGTGCCTATCAACAAACCGGCTTATAATAAGGTTAAATCCAACATTGATCTTATTCCGGAAGCTTATAGAGAAAGGGTACTGGATAAGGCTTCTAAGATGAGTAATCCTGTTCTTGTATCAAAATCAGATGCAACTTATGGGATTCAAGAATCAGGCTTCGGATTCTATAGCCAAGATCTGGGTGATAATATTATGTTGGTGGATGCTATGATCCCATCAAGTATTTCCGTACCGGAAGAACCAGGAATAGACGCCGGGCAGTATTTACAAGATGCTATATCTTCGGACTTCACTCCCGTATCTGTGGTACAGGATAAGGGTGTTAATTATATGGTTATAAAAGACGGTCTTAAGATATTTAGCCCAGAAGAGCTACCAGAAACAGATTCTAATCCTGTGGGTGTAACGTATCAGACTGGAGAGCCTCGTTTGTTTTTCATGAACGATCGTAGTCAATTATTTGAAGATTACGGAGAAGCTCTTCGCTCTGGCGGGAATGATATTAGAATAGGATTCTTATCAGGAACCGTTCAAGAATCTACCGTGGATGGCGTGGCAGACATTACTTACAAAGCTGGAAAGTATGTTCTTAATAATCCCAAGTCTTTTATACCGGTCATGACCGCTTCTGCTTCTACTTCTTTATCAACAAAAGGCGGGATAATTAACTACCTTATAAAGAAAGGTCTTTTGTCAGGATCTAAGATATTCGATTCTGAAACAAGAAGCTATTATCTTACAGGAGAAGGTTATACAGGACAAATTAGACTTTTCAATTCAGCCTTATCATACACCGAGCTCCGTAATCATTTTGGTTCCGATGTTTCCATGAACGACCAAGGTATGATAACCATAAGCTCGTTGGATAACAGTAAGGTAACTATGAGACTCGCCACCGGAGGAACGGAAAGGGTTAGTAGGGAACAGATAAAGAACGATCTTAAGTCAGGAAGATACAATGAATTGGACGCCAAGTACGATCATTTTGATGCGCTTGTAGTTTCATTCATATTAGAAGATAACGATCTTTATGCTGATACTAAAGCTAAGATCGTATCAGATTATAGCAGGCAGGAACGTGACCAACGAAATTCTATTGTCGAGATACTGAAAACGCTTGGCGTTAGTGTCATAGGTATGACCGACTATATAGAGAAGTACCAAACCAAATACGGGCACGAACCTTCTGCTAAGGCATTGGCGGATATTGCTAATAACGTAATAGCAGTTGGTGAAGATGCTACTTTATCTGATTTAGTAGAAGAAACAGCCCACTTCCTTGTAGAGGCATACAGAGATCAGAATGCTGTTGAGGCTGTTCTGCAAGATGTGGAAGGTACGGAAGAGTGGAACCAGTATGCAGGTCAGTATTATAATACATACGGTAAGGTATATGAAGGAGCTGAGCTTGATAATGCTGTTAGGAGAGAAATTCTTGGAAAGATCCTCGCCAGGGAGATGCAGACCGGCACAGCACAGGCGCCGGTAGAGCCCACCTCCTTCCTGGGGCGCGTCCGGCGGCTTTTCTCTGGAATAGTAAGCTGGCTTAAATCAGCTTTATCAACCCAAAGACAAGATTTGAATAACGTTATTAAAAACATTCGTGATCTTGCCATTACTGACATAGATAAAGGATTTGACACTTCTCTGTTAAAGGATAATGACTTTACATTATACTCCCTTTCTTCTATGAACAAGAACAAGTTTCTTGAGTCTAAGATCAGATCGCTAAGAAAAACATTAAGAGACTTACGTCAGATAAGCTCTGATAGGGCTGTAACTACGTCTATGACCCTTGCTCAGCTTAAGACCATAGAAGATAAGATAAATAAAGTAGAGACCGAGATAGACAAGAATGAGATGGCGGCTGCCATGAACAGCATGATCTCCACAGCCGAAGCTCAGGTCAGATACTTAAGCAATGTGGTGAACACCATCCTTCATGGTGATACCAAAGACGGTAAGCTTCACTTCAATACCAATGATCGAAAGAACGTAGATATTATCAACAATCAGGTTCTTCCGATCATGAACGATCTTCGAGGATATATCCGTAACAGAAGTACCGAATTTGATGAACGTGAAAAGCAGGATTATACAAATAGGATCAATACCGTCATTGCCGACATCAATGGTATTCAGTCTGATATTAAATCAGTACAAGACCTTGATGAAAGTACGTTGCTTGATAAGTTAATGAACGAACTTCATGTGCCGGCAGATAAGGTAAAGAGAGTAAAAGAATTTTTCGACAAGGTTCAACACGATGTTTCTTGGATAAGTAGGTGGTTTGGTATATTAGAGCATTCTTCCAGTCCGTTCAATAACGCTCTTGGAGCTATGATTGCCAAAGACAATTACAATGCGATGGTGAATGCCCAGCCCGCCATATCCGACTTCCTGGCATATGCTAAAAAGCATGGTTTTAACAAATCTGAATTTGAAAAACTGCTTCAGAAAGTAGACGGCAAAACTTCTAATTACCTTCGTAGTGCTCTTGATATGGCTAAATACGATCGTAATAAGAAGCTGGCGCAGATGCGAGCGTTTGCGACTGCCATGAACATAGAGATATCAGAAGAAGAAATTGGTGATGTGGTTGACAATAACCGTAATTACGTATTTAAAAGAGAAGTAGTTGACAAGGATGGAAATACGGTTACTGAAAACGCTAAATTCAAACCATCGTCTGATAGAGTTAATACCGATATTTTTACCATCGAGCAGGAAAAGATTTATACAGAACAGATGGAAAAGTGGGATGCTGAAAATTCGGAACTGGAATTTAGTGAAAGTTATGCCACAAGAATGGAATCCATATACAAAAAGGCCGAAGAAGAATTAGGGCATCCGGTTTCTCAAACAACTAAAGAATATCTTAATGCTCTTTCCCGGCAAAAACGGATATTGAGGCAGCCTTTTATTGATAGCGGTGGTAATTTTGATGAGGTTGCTTACTATAAGAGTAGTAACTACGAAGAAGAAGGACTGCTTCGTAAACAACGTAAGGAAGCAGCTTCGGAATACATATATGTTGGTACCAGACGTGTTGAAAAAACCGGAGACCAGCTTAAGATGGCTAAAGAAATACAAGCCATAAATGAAGTTTGGAGAAAAGAATCAAATAATGTCACTAATGCCGTATCAGAATCATTTTTGGAAAGATTGAGAACGATTCAGCGTGAGTCTGGAGGGGAAGCTGCGCTGAAGACGCTTATGTTGGGGGGTCACCTGTCATTCAACGATCGGTTTTGGAATGATGTAGAATCAGAACAGTCGGCGCGTACCGAATCAAATAACAAGGCTTCATATCTTAAAATGGCGCATGATATCATTAGTTCTACGACAAGTGATAGAGATGCAACTGACGTGGATTCGATTGTAAAAGATATAGAAAAAAATAAGGCCATTATCAAGGAAATAATCGGAAACAACCGAGATGTGGCTGATATCGGAGAAATTAATGAAGCGACATTTACCTCATCTGAAAGAGATGCTTTTAGGGCCGCATCTGAAACTATTGAAGCCGATTACGCTATTTTGATAGATTATGCTAAGATGGTGGGTCTTGAAGATATTGATAAATACCTTACTAAAAGCAGTAAGGCTGAAAACGAAGTCAATCAGTCTTATTTAAATGCTCTTGCTGATTCCAAGGAAGTGGAATGGAAGTTTGTGCAACGTCATACTACGGCGAAGAAAGCAAAAAGGATTCAGGCTTTAAGGGATAAGCTATTTAAGGCTGCTGATAACCGATATCTGTTTACCGTATCTGAAACCAACTACCTGTCAGAAAAGCTTGGAATAAGCAAAGAATTAGACGGTAGAGATTTTAAGAATGCTGTCAATGCTAAGATGGCCAGCTTATTTTTAAATAATACAAGGGAAGAGGGTATAGAAGAAGCCAATGCTATTGTTAATGAATTTGCCAGGAGCCAGGTCTTTTCGTACTATAAACGCATGGCGCCTACCGGATATGCGGCTATGATCGACAAAATAGGTCGAGGTGAGATAGATGTGGCGCAGATGGTTAAGGACGTACAGAATGGGACTTCCACACAAGATTATGGTATGGACATATCATACCTGTCTTTCGACCCTGCAAGAGCGTGGGTGGCTGAATCTGAGGCCGAAAATAGCGGTCGTAACCCTGATTATGTAAAAGATCATGGGTATGGTCATCGTATGCCCAAGAAGAGCCTATATCGTGATGAATCGTATTTCAACGACTTCGGCATTAAGTATGATGCTGATGGTAATGAGGTCGCTACTAAAAACGTAGAGCAATGGAATATGATTCAAAAACTCAAGGAAATAAAAAGACAATCCCTTGATCTATATAAAGAGCAGAGCCCTAATCTGTATGCTATTCCACAGATATCCAAACAAGATATAGAACGTATAGAAGGGTTAGGTATCAGCCTTAAAAGTACGGTCAGGAACTTCGTATCCGACTTATGTCTTGACCGCGTAGATGACTCCCTGTATGGTAAAACACGCCAGGGTGAGGTATATGATCCGGAAGATAGGGTTCGGTCCATACCTAAATACTACATATATGAATTAGAGAACCAAGATGACGTATCTCACGATTTTGGCTACTCTTATTCGATGCTTATGATGCAGTCATCGTTATACAACGAAAAGCAGAAGTCTATAGAGCTTGCCCAAGGACTAGAGCAGATGTTACTGAATAAACAATTTGAAGGCGGTAAGAAGGCTGAAGCAACCCAAGCATATCAGATGTTCAGGGACTTCTTCAACGATCATTATTATGGCATTAGGATGAACACCAAAAAACTGACGGTAAACATCGGTGGATACACAGTAGACCTTACCAGGATAATGATGGCCGTTGAAAGATTTATGTCGGTCATGAACCTGGCGCTGTCCCCGTTTGTGGCAGCTACCGGCGCCCTGACAGGTCATATCAACCTCATCATGGAATCTGCCGTAGGACAGTATATAAGCAAAGACTCCCTTAAATACGCATCGGCTGAATTTTCACGCCTTGCTCCATCTTGTATAGCAGAAACCGGAGACATAGATAGGAAAAGCAAATTATATGTCATAGGTGAGAGAATGGGGATATTCAATATCCGAAATCGTATGTATGGTGCCGGATACAATAGAGTGGCCAGGACCTTAATGCGTTCACCTATGTATGCTTTTATGGAAATCCTGAACTACCCTCTTGATCCGCAGGTTATGATTGCTACTATGGACAATGTTCGTTATTACAAAGGCCGGTTCTACACGTTCCAAGATTTCAAGATGGAAAAAGAACGCAATAAAGAACAGAGTACCATAAAAAGAGAATGGAATGCATTAAAAGATCGTACTTTATGGAGTATGGTAGATGTCGTGGATGGGAAGGTGGTTGTAAAGCCCGGATCAGGTGTTACTGTTGAGGAAGTTGAAACCCAGATGGCTATAACCAGGAATCAAGTCCGTAGCTTGTCGCAGATATGTAACGGATCTTTGAATGAAGAAAATCGAACTGCCGCATCGCGCAACTGGATAGCCAGGTTCATGACCGCCCACCGAGGATGGTTGGTGCTGGCGGCTCAACGCCTGTGGAAAAGACGTGGCTTCAATTTCCAAACAATGCAAGAAGAGGAAGGGTTGTCAATTACGTTAAAGAATATGATAGCCAAAACATTTAGCTTAGCTTCCGAGTCTGGTATGAAAAACATCATAGATGCCTGGAACGAAAATAAAGATAATATGAATGAGGTAGAGAAAACCAATATAAAACGTCTCAGTGTCTATGCCGGCACGTTCCTTATCATGCAAGCCGTATCCATGCTTCTTGCCGGATGGCGTGATGATGATGAAAACGAAGAAAGTTGGCTTACTCAATTTGGATCCTATGTCGGATTCAGAACCATAAACGAAATAGCTTCACAGATGCCGTTTATTATGGAGCTTAACGTGGTAGATATCATTAACGATCCGTTTGTTATGGGGCGAAAACTGAAGGATCTTACCGATCTTAGGAATTATTCACTTGATAAAGTAACATCCGGTACATACAAGGGAGAGTCTAAGTTATTTAGGCAACTCGCCAAACAGACGTTTATCAAACAATGGTATAACATCAAGACGCCGGAAGACATAGCGCGCGCCTATAATTGGTGGCAGCAGACAAACAACAAGTCAATGATGTTCTTCATCGGCGCCACTCCTGATTCGGAAGGAGACGATGATGTTAGTTACAAATAGACGAAGAATATCGGACTTGCATTGTTTTTGTATGATTCCAATATGTTATATTAGCATCGTCAAAGAGTAGATTGTACGTTTTTTGTTCTTACTTGAAAGATTATGTAGGTTAAATTTTTTCTGAAATTGTTTTCTTACCGGTTCTCAGTCAGAGATGATAGGGAACCGGTTTTTTTTATGTTGTCAATTATTGCTATCTTGCAAACAAAAATCATGAGACGAAGATTTCAAATAGGGATGGGGGTAAATCCCTCGCTTATAATCAATAAAGGCATATACATCCAACATGTAGATGGAGGATTATATACAAAAGAAAATTGGTCTAATAAAGGATATTCCAATGATCTATGCAATGGAATAGCTCTTGTAGATAAAGTGTGTTTTGTTATAGCCACCGAATATATTGGCACATTTAGTTGGGGTAAGGATGGAAGAGTAGACAATGTATTTGCACAAACAAGTACAAGGAGTAATCCACGTTATGTCCGCCCCTTTACCGAATTAATTTTATGAAATTATGAGAAGAAGATTTGAAAATAATGCTAAACTATATGAGTATAAGATAGTTAGCAATTGTATAGGGGGGGGGGTAATCGTAGAAAGAAAGAAAGTAGGCACCATTCCACAGGGCGGGCAATTTATCTTTCTGTCTAAAAAAGAACGGCTGGATTCCATAAGTGTCCAAGGCGGTGTTCCAATGGAAGATAGGCAAGAGATCGATAGTCAGGTTGATACGACAGAGGAATTGCTTGAGCAGGATTCGGTGGTTCTTGCTATTGCTTTAACAACCTCTCCTTATTATGGATTTAGAGTAAGTGTGATAGCACCTGATGAGTTTACGCTAAGAACAACCAATAGGATTAATAGAACCTTTTTAATAACAAGCTTTACTCCACCTGCTGCTATATACGGTGTAAACTTTGGTGATCCTATTGTCCTTAATTATGATAGTTACCAATATAAGATGCCAGATCTTGTAATTGATGGACCTCATGATAGAATAGTTAGGGCAGATCCTAATCTTACTTGGGGTGTAGGATGTACAGACGCCGACTTTAAACCTTTGCCATATCCAGAATCATGGTATGGCCAAGGTTTAAATTCTGTGTTCTTATCAGATATGAAACATCTTGCTCCTGGTGATCATCATGTATCATATACAGCTTATATTCATTTGGACTTGATAAATGATGGCGGAAGTAAAGTTCATACTGAATATCTGATATTAGAAAAAACACTTAATTTTACGATATGACAACAATCCCCAACCGTACGCCTATTGTATGGTTGGGGATTGTTGTAGTTACCATCTTTTCTTGTATAAGCAGAACATGAAATAAGTTTCTAAGCATTAACTTCATGACCTCCCCTATCTGTGAAAACTAAACCAATACCTTCTATGATATGTCCTACTACAGGAGCTTTGTCAAATTCCTCCTTCGTAGCCCAAGTAGCATTATCAGGCATAAGATCCTTGAATGCGTCCGAAACATCACCTTGACACCAGCAGTTATTTGATGTAACAATGCCTTTCCCTTCGATATTGATATACATTTTTCTTCCACCACATCCAAGGCTGTTCCATCCGCTCGGTACGTTTTCCACCATAGGCTTAAGCACCCAGCTTACACCGTCTATCCTAACCCATCCAGGATCGTCTTTGTGCTTGTCGTACAAGTTTTGCCAAAAAGAGCATTCGTAGCACCATCCCCTGTCTTCCATGACAGTTCTTATCTCACTCCTTTCAAATCCATCTGCATCCATCGTGTGCGGAGAATGAGGCTGGTGAGGGGTGCCACATTTTGGACATATGAGTTTTAAATTCTTTTCCATATTATTTAACTTTTACGATCTTAATAGAATCTCCGATATTGTATTCCCCTTGGTATCCAACGAATTTTATAAGCCTATTATTATAAAGTATTGAAATTCTTTCGTCTTTACCATAATACATTATACATCCATCTTCTAAAGGACGTAGATCATATATAACCCATCCGTTATTAACCTGACTATCATCATGCGAACATGATGATAACACAAGTGCCATCAATAAAATAAAATACCTCATATTATTTTCAACATAAAAATTTATAACCTGTTTTTACAGCTTCCGCTTCTTCTCTCGTATCAAACATTAAGGTAGTGACAGCTCCTATGCCACAACAAACGTAAGATACTTTCACCCACCACCTAAAAATCCCAGAGCCATAATCATCATAGTACGGCTCGGAAAGAATCTCTTCTACATACCCATCCAAATAATTCACGATCGCTCCTCCTTATTTTTATATTCTGCCTCTTCGAGTATGCTGATCACCTTATCAACAATATCCGAATCAGACATTTTCTCAATAAAAACATCCATTGCCTTAGTTATGTCATTGGCTTCTTTTTCTTCAAGAGCAATCTCTCCACCGGTAATAGCATCAGATAATGATGTAGATAAGTGTCTTATCTTATCAATGCTCATAAACGTAAATGGATTACCACCCCCAGCCTCCACCCATTTCTTTCATAATCTGATATCCACCTGAAATAAGTCTGCCTGATGTCGTGGCCAAGGAGGATACGATTAGGGACAGTACCGCCACCTCCGTCCGCTCCTCGGACACGCCCTTCGACCACACGGCTGCCCTTATAGCGCCGGCCAGGTCGTCTATGTATGGCATGAGGCAATCTTCCATCGCTTGTGTTATATCAGCTATAACCTCACTACGCTCTTTATTTATGTAGTAGATAGAAGCATTGTACCTCTTTATCTCTTTGTCCATGTCATTTAAAAGACGCTTGATATTGTGCTTATACATAGGACTGGTTTTAATTACCTCCTTTAGCTTAAGAATGTAATTATAAGCCTGGTCGTTTACGAACAATGTCATGGTCTCAACCGTTGAATGAAGCGTGTTAAGACTGTTAAGAATCTTATCGAAATTATTTATCAAATAAGCTTTTCTGGCTTTTGCTGCGTAATTAATCATCGCATTCAAATTTTAGATTTTCAAGTTCATTCAATTGTTTCTTAATAGATTCGATCAGGTGCGCTCTCCGTTCCTCTGCATGTTTTAAAGCTTCTTCTTTGCTCTCAAAAGCATCCCTTCCTATTTCATAAGGAGTGAACCTGTCAGGAATGTCAGCTAACAAAAGACCACCATACTCTTCTATTTTAGCTTTTACTTTTCTTATTATACCGTCTCTCAGGCACGCATCCGTAACCCATATAAATCTATCGCATTCTTCTAATTCCCTTTCGTACAATTCATACCATTCCGGCTTAGGAAATCTTAATGTGAATCTAATTTCGGTATCTTTCTCTAAGACATTAATATCATATGCTTTCGGCCACAGTTCTTTTATGCTGTCTTCATCTTCAGCATACGCCACCAATACAAATGAATTACTGGATTCTGCACTACACCAATACGGATATTTTATGGGCCATTTGACTGGACGGTAATCATTGTCACAGTCGTCTTTTCTAATATAAAATCTTGCTCTGATCATGTTATTCTACTTTTTTGATTTCACTCAAATCGCCTTCATACACCAAATAAGATCCTCTTCCAGGTCTTCCTTCTTTATTAACTTCCTGGATTGTAAATATAACTGTTCCAGTACTCATGATTTGAACGCTCTTGAAGAAACCAACAAGAGGTACTTTCGAACGTTTGTAAAGAACGTTCACTTTATCTCCCTTCTTGAATCCATAAACAGAATCGAAATATTCCTTTTTAATTCTTTCAATATTACTTCTATGTTTGTTCATTGCATCAAGCTCTGTGTCTAACAGTTGAATCATTTGTTCTTTTGTCATTTCTTTTCCTCCTTATTTAATGGTATTAATCCTTTCCCGTGCTTATCATACCACAGCATAGCTATACAATTCCATGCACATTGTGCAAGATGAAAAGCTCCTGTATCTGAGTCTATTCTTTCCCCTTTCATGTATTCCATTAGGTGTCTGGCAGCCGCAGCACGATACCGTTCAAACCCATTGTCAAGGTTCTGCCATTTATTGGGTCCGTACTTCTTGGCGCCAGCATGATAGACTCTTACAATGTCTTCAATCTCCTCCATTGGAAGCAAGTCCCATCGTAGTTTGTCGTCTATGATGTCATTCTTCACCGATTTATTTTCTACGGGGTCTTTGGAAAGAATAATATCCATAATATCCGTTTCTATGACGAACGTCTCCCCATTACAACAAACCTCAGCATATTTATCATTTACTTCTATGTCTGATACTGCCTCCGCTATAGCTCCTTTGGCTATTTTAAATTCTGCACTGATTATATCATCTTTCAATATGCGAAAAATAGATCCTTTTGGATAAAGGATATTTTTAGTGTTATCATCCATCTTTTCCATTGTTTTATCGTTGTTTTACCTCATTTCTATAGTAATATAATCCATCTTCGTCTTACACTCTATCATTCCTGTTATTCTCAAAATATTGTCTTACGGCTTCAATCGCCTTATCGTCATCAAAAACCTCTACAAATTCCTCATAGAATCTATTTCGTTCCATAGAGAACGTGTTGCTTCCTTCCGGAATGGTCCTGAATACAACTACCTTCTCTCCATCTACGTTCGTTCCTATGATGTTATTGTGAAGAATAATAGAATACCGCCCAGAGTTTTTGTTCTGGACGACACTATGTTCGAGATTGTAGAGTCTAAGTAGTTCTCTTATTTCTTTTACTCCCATATTATTTTACGTTTTTAGAAGTTACAGCCTCTTCTCCCCATTTCTTTACATATATAGATCTCATCATGTTCATTAAATTAGAGAAAGAAGAGATGGTTCCCATCTCTATGCAGAATGCAAGATTAGACTGTAGGGTTTCAAGTTCTTTCAACTGCTCCTGTGTAGCCCTATTTCTTATCATGCTTTCATGCTCATTAAATACAATCCAATTTAAGCCTTTAGCCATCTTGGAGTAATCGGCATCCGGAAATCTTGATATAGCTCTTGACAAGACATTGTATTTATCACCTGCCTCTATTCGGTTTAAGATAAGCTTATCTGTTAACCACGTAACAACCTCAGCATACAACATAGGGTTTAGTTCCATAGCTACAAGCACCCATATATATGGATTACACATAGTTCTCCTATTCTCTCCTCTACCCATTGTCTTATAAGCTCCCATTTTTTTCATCACTTTTATAAGTGACTCTTTTTCAACAGATTGTATAAAACCAGGAAATCCTGATTCTATCTTATATCCTTGTTTTTCAAGGATATAGTAAACACGTTCCGCACTCTCCTTATTAGATAGGATATTCTCTATTCTCTTTTCATTCCACCCCATCTCAACCCTCTTCTTCGTATAGGCTTCCTGAAGGTCTGTTAAGGACATAAACGAAGTTTTAGTGTCCTGCTTAATTATTACGCCAAATAATTCTCGGTCTTTTGATACCATTGTAACATTTGTTTTCATAAAATATAACACATAAAAAATAATACGATACAAAAATATGTATCGTATTATATCTATACAAATATATTGTGTTAAATTTTATGGTTGTATTTTTATATTATGCGCCTATGGCTGCCTCTAAATTTCCTATAATATCAGTTTCTATCTCATCGATTTTATCATCAATGGTTGAAACCGCATTCTCTAAATCCCCTACAATACTTTCCATATCATCAACAACCGCCTCCATATTAGCTACAGCCTCATCTGATTGATAATATCTTTCTGTATCTTGTAACGACTCCGGCATATTGTCTCTTGATTCTGTCTCTTCATCTAAAATCATATCAACATCATCCTTGGCTGAATCCAAATTATGCCTAACCTCTGACAGCTTTGATTTGATAAACTCAAGATCTGTTTTATGCTTTTCCAAATTGGAAATAATATCCTCTATTTTCTTACGTCTTTTGCTGTTCATGCTTTTATCCTATTATAATATTCGATAATCTTTTCTTTCCTATCTCCCGGTTTTACCGCCATATTCTCAGCCAGGAACCTAAAATATGAAACCGGTATGTCTTTAAATCTAATTCCTTCATATTTTCCAAACCACATTATTATACTGTCAAGATCGTCTTCTCTCCTACCATCTCCATTCACAGATTTAAGCGAGGCTGCCCTACGAAGGATCTCGTCTTTGGTAATAATATCCCCCATCCTTATATTGGACAGAAGCTGATTGCCGGCAAACATACACCAACCCTTAGAAGGGAATTGCTCGATTGTCAGGTCTTCTATCCGACCGAAACGCCTCATGTTGTCGCAGCAGTCAACAATCAGCGCCTCTTTCTTATCAGGATGAATACGAACGCACCTGCCGAGCACCTGGTAATATGTTGAATATGAGAATGTTGGTCTTCCAAACATCACACAATCAAGTTCGGGAAAATCAAATCCGGTAGCAAGCGTTGAATAATTAAACACGACCTTTAACTTACCTTCTTTGAAATCGGATATAATTTGCTCTCTTTTCTTTTTGGTTGTTAGCGATGTTACGACACCTGTTATGGCTCCCATCCTGGCATTCATAAACTCGGATATCCTATTACATGATTCTATAGAATCCATGCATACTAAAATGGCCTTACGCTCGTTCATAAGCTGAAGAAGACGCTTATAGATAGAGTTGTTTAAGCCGTTTCGTACAATACTTTCTTTAATAGATTCGTTGGTGTATTCGGCTCCGGTACTGTTTAACATCAGAGCCGATTCATCAAAAGACCATCGTTCGTACTTAAGTGGACACCAAAACCCTTGAGAAGTTAGTTCTTGTATTTGAGTCACATGAACTATTTTCTTGAAGAAGTTATGTTCGTCTTTCGTCAGCATATTGAGCTTGCTATAGTTCCCTTCCAGCATGGAGCTGTAGGTCCGGAGGCGGCAGGGAGTGGCGGTGAAGCCCAGCACCTTCGCCTCTGGAAACCCGTTCATAAACTCCATAAATTCAGAACCTTCCTCCGGGGAATACCCCGAGTGGCATTCGTCCACCAATAAGGTGTCTATCCCTATATCTTTCAACCTTGCTACGTCTTTCTTTATGCTTTTAAGTGTAGCATAAGTCATAGCCGACAGTTCCTTTATACCACATGAAGCAGAATATATAGTAGGTTTAGAACCGAATGATACGGCCTTTGCATAATTCTGCTCCAGAATCTCTTTTGAGGGCTGTAATACTAATGTCGGTCTATTTATTTCATGTGCTATCTTGGATATCAGAAGGCTCTTTCCACATCCGCATGGAGCTACGATTATGCCAGGCTTCTTAGATCTTCCTGTAAGAAACTTAAGCCCGGCATCTACTGCCTCTTTTTGGTAAGGTCTAAGTTCAAAGCCCATCGCAATCTATTTTACTGTTTTTTGAAAGTTCTATTATCGCCTCTTTCAACATTTCCCTTGCTTTATTCTCATTATCTTCGAGCAAGCATACACTGCACGATATGCCCATACGATCTCCATAAGCCTCGGCATTACCTAATGTGAATGCGCAGCAGTAATCATAATCCATGTTTTTTGCTACGGCAATAAACTGATTATCTTCTATCAGTACAGCATATTCAGCATCAGTTTCACACATGATAATGGCTTTATCTTTTTTTATAGACAATACCTTGTTTCTGAAAAGTCCGTTATAAATCCATAGTTCCTTTCCTGCATTTTTATAAAACGCAACCATATCTTCCTTGATTGTAACTTCTTTTTTCATGACTTACTTGTGTTTAACATCAGTAATTAAAACATATCTTTTAACAATATCTTCAAGCTCCATAGAAAATAATAAAGTTGGGCTTTTTCCGTACTCGTACAGAGCGAACCCTTCCTTTATGTCTAATATCTTAATCACATGCTTGCCTCTTTCAAATGGATCCATGAAGTAGCCTTCGTATTCGTATCTTTGACCGACTTTTATTTTGTCGGTCTTCTTCTTCATCTTATACCGATCTATTGCCATGCTTATTTTTATAAGAATCGTTACAAACAAGTATAATAATAAAAAGGCCGCTGCTCCTGCTATCAATACTTCTTTCATTGCACCTCTTTTAAGTAGTTAAATCATATATCCTCCAGTCTTTCCTGAAGCTCAAATGCTTTCTTAAAATTCCCGCTTCTTACAGCAACGTCTCTCATGTATTCTACGTTTATAACCTCCGGATCTTGCCGGTATTTTGTTCTTAACTTTTGAACATCCTCGTATTTCATCGCTTTATTTTTTTAGACGGATCCCAATCTGAAGAGAAAGGGCATTCGTTTTTGTTATGAAATCCAAAGTCACAATAATAACACAGTGCTGACGGGCAGGGCAGCTTGTTTTGCGAAACAGGCTGGCTTAGGGTGGCACGCCTCTTGCTATACCTGGTTCCTTCTGCTCCCTGGATGTATGCTTGAAATGCTTTTACACTATTATCTTCAAAATCATACATTTTAGACAAAGTGTCATTTAGCATCTCTATAGATTTTGTTTTACGTTCCTCATCTACCTTAACCTTTTGGTACTGTCTGGTCCTGGTAAAGAAATAGATGTTCATATCTGGCAGAACTCCGCCATATCTTCTATAGATGTAAAATGAATATATAGGATGCTGTAAATTTGTTTCCAACTTCTTAGAGTCAAAAACCTTATTACCGGATTTCCAATCTATGACATAATGGTGAACTACGTTCTTGCTTTTTATAGCCAGATGAAGGTCTACCGATCCTACTATGTACACATGAGTATGAACGGTCCCATTTATATCAACAGGCTTAGGAAGACGGTACGGCAGCACAAAATCTTCTTCGACTCCAACTATGGCGCCGTGTCTGATAAGTTTCTCGCAGGGATTAAGATCACTATCAGCTATCATAAACCTATTGCCGTCTTTTTTGAACAGATCCACAATCCAAGCAAGAAGTTCCCCAGATTGCTTCATGGCCATCATCATATTTTCCGGTGATTGCCAAGGTATGTCCTCCTGGTAAGCATAGTAACTTATTGCTTCTCCAAGGTCTTTACCAGAAGGCTGTCTTCCGTTCTTAAAGAAGTATTCCAGTGTCTTATGGATAACCGTACCATAGGATGTAGCTTCTTGTTTTTCCGTAGACCTTTTGCCCTCCACGTAAGTCTTATACCATTTCATTGGACAGGTAAGAAACGTATCTATCTGGGAATAAGATATGGCAAGACGTTTCACACCATTAAACTCCTTATATAGCAAATGCGTTTCCGGGACCATCATAAGTCATTGTCTTTAAATCCTTCCGGGTAATATACGACATACTTCTTACCGTCTTCTGGTGTCATGGCAAACTGCATGTAGTTATTACGATTACGATGCTTGCCATCTAATCCTCGCTTCCAATACAGAATCCCGTCTATATCCACATAAGATCTACCGCGTTCGGCTCTAACTACGTCCGTGTGTAGCAGATACCCGTCGGAAGACACGATCCATACTTTATCACCTTTGTTTAAATAAGATATTCTTTTTCTTACAATAACCTTTTTCTTATTATCCAATACAAATTCCTCATCAGTCATACTCTTCATCCTCCTCTTCTTCTGTTTCAAAATCAATTCCATAACACTGATCATAATGCTTGGTCAGTTCTTCTGGTTCTAAATCTTGTCCAAAATCCATATTAAAAATATATTAATCAATAAAGCACTAAAAATCACTATTCCTGCTGGCATGAAATCTATAAATGCTGCTTTTATTTCTTCAATTAGGCCCAAGTGTAACCTTGGGCCATTGTATTTATTTTTTGTCATCTCCTTTTAGCTTCTTTAAAGTATCTGCAATCGGAAGCTGATCAATGACTCCCAATGCCGGAGCGACGGTCTTAACAACATTGTTAAGGAAATTACCGGTACTGTTCTGACCGCCGTCAAATACCGTGATATTTCCGAGGTTAATGTGCTCAAATGCCTTAACCTGTTCTCCAGCAATTTCTTTCCACTGATTAACCATCTTGTACTGGATGGCTATCTGAGGATTGGATTCTGCCGCTTCCACCATAGCCTTAAATCCGTCGGCTTCTGCCATCAACGACTTTTTCTTACCTTCGGCTTCTGCCTCCAGCTTCATCTGAATAGCTTTTGCTTCCGCTTCTGCTTTTGCCAAATGTGCTGCTGCTTCGGCATCAGCCCGGCGTTTGATCTTCTCAGCTTCAGCATCAGCTTGCAACATAGCCTCCTGCTTCTGAATTTCAGCCGGCACAATCTTTTCAGCTTTAAGCGCAGCTTGAACCTTCTTAGCTTTAGCTTCTTCCACTTCTTTATCAGCAAGCTCTTTTGCCGTTTTTACAGCCGCTTCCGACTTAACCCTCTCTTCTCCAGCCTTCTTTTCTGATTGAGCTTTGATAACCTGTAATTCTGATTCTGATATAGCAACCTCTTTCTGGGCATTGTTATAACCCACAGATGCGTTTTTCTCAGCTTCAGCTTTCTTGATCTGAGCTTCGGAATCTTGGATTGCTATAGCTGCTTGTTTATCAGCCTCAGCCTTATTCTTTCCGACTTCTTCCATTCTTTCAGCTTCAGCTTTGTTTACCTCAAGTTCTGCCTTAGATCTTGCGATCGCTGATTCCTTATCAGCCAAAGTCTTTGCAATAACCGCAGCCCTATCTCTATCGGCTTGAGCTACACCGATCTGTTTTTCTTTATCGGTTAAAGCCAAAGCTACATCTTTTTCTTTCTTTGTTTCAGCTACTACCGTTTCCTTTTCTTTTTCAGTATAGGCAATTTGAATCTCTTGCTCTTTTTGGGTATTAGCTACAGCCGTTTCTTTTTCCTTTTGCTGTACAGCAATCTTAATAGCACCCAGCTTTTCCTGTTCTTCGATATTAGCCTGTGCTTCGTTCAGGGCCTTACTTTCAGCTTCTTTGCCAAGATTCATGATATAGCCGGCTTCGTCTCTGATGTCACTGATGTTGATATTTAGGAGGTAAAGGCCTAACTTATTAAGTTCGTTATCAATGTTTTTTCTTGCCTTATCCAAAAACTCATCCCTGTCAGAATTAAGTTTTTCAATCGTCATTTCAGCAATGATCAAACGCATTTGGCCATAAACAATATCCGTAATAAGATTTTCAGTAGATTCAGTATCCATCCCCAAAAGCCTTTCTGCTGCATTCTGCATAATTTCAGGATTTGTGCTGATTGCTACTGTAATAGTAGTAGGTACATCCACTCTGATATTTTGAGACGACAAAGCACCGGTGAGCCTACAATCTATTTGCATAGGCTCCATAGACAAAATATCATAGCTTTGAATAATAGGCAAGACAAATGCCGCTCCACCATGATATAATTTCGCCGATTTCTTTTCCCCACCTGTCTTACCATAAACGACCAAGACCTGATTAGGCTTACATCTACGATACCTTGATAAGACTCCGATGATTGTCAAAATAATCACTACAGCTAAGATAGCTGACACGTACATGATTGTTGTCATAACTTTTAAAATTTAATTGTTGATAAAAAAAATTAGATACTTAGTTCTCCTTCTTCGTATTTTATATTCACCTTGTCACCGTTTTTGTAAGTTTTTCCAGACAAGCATCTTACTCTCATTTGCTCCTGTCTTCCATTTTTCGAAATATTTACCATATAATGATTCTTCCCTGATCTAAATACTATCTCCACTTCTCTTCCGTTTAAATCTTCCGGACATTCGTACACCATTTCTTGCTTTAACTTAAGAAGTAACTTATATACGTAAAACAAAACGATAAAGAAAAACGACCCTATCACAACCCCTACTAAATGGGAACCCGAAAAGTAGGTAGTCCAGCTATATCCAAGAATAAAATGTGTTATGCCCTTGAATGATATAATGTCCGACAAAGACATACTTAAATCAGAAGCACTGTCAATGTCAATATCCGTATCCAGATCAGATCCTAATATCGACAACAAAAACTGTATAACAAAAGCAAATGACGCTATTAAAGCCATGCATAAAATTATGTCACTTCCCATACCCTTCTGTTATTATTTTGTAAACAAGATCAGTCATATCTTTGATGGTCTCCATATCATAATCAATAATAACAATATTGAATTTTTGTTCCACCATCACTTCCAGTTCAATTTGATCAACAGAATCTAATCCAAGTTCTTTAAACGTCACATCTTCTTCATGAACTATATCTATTTCCGAATTAAGAAACTGAGTAATAATTATATCCTCTATTATCTTTCTGATTCTTACTTTTTCCATTGCTTTCTAATTTTGTTAAATAAATACGTTTTTATGTTTTTCAATCGCTCTTTGTCTGTTTCAGAACTTCCGGTAAACAAATAATCCGGATTGCCTTTAGCCGGCGGCGTAGGCAATTTAGATACGGCAAACAACCAATCCATTTCCTTATTCTTCTTAGACTCCAAATAAGGCTCGGTAGCGATCTTAAATTTTTCAGCTATTAAGTCAAAGAGCTTTGAATTTTTAAGGTTCATATGAACTGAAAAAGCCTGAGAAGGCGGTTTCCATATGAAGTTACATAAGCTCATTGTATAATCTCCTGACTCTGCTATATAAGATTCCGTTACCTGAAGTATGACCTCTTTCTTGAATGAGGTGTTACCCATAAACCAACACAATCTGGATTCCGCTTCTTTTCTGCTGACACCTATGTCTTTTGAATACGATTCGTACATTCCTATCATAATCTTCAACGTTTCCAGAACCTCGTCTGTCATTTCCGGTGTCTCTATATAATTCACAAAAGACGTTCCTTTGTTGGTCAATCTCATCACGCCTGATTTTAATTTCTCAACCAGGCCAAGATCTATATACCTCCCAGCATCTTCTTCCGGCATGGCTTCGATCATAACCGTATCCTTCTGTCTTATGGCAAGAAGATTAGCAAGATCATTAGGAGTCATGTCTGATGCTGCAAGTTGTCTGAAATTGATGTACATACCTAATCAGCTTTAATGAAAATAACATCCTTGTTATCTTGTCTATCAATATGTTCACATGGACCAATAATCATGTCTGTACATGAACAATAATTGTATTTTTCAAATATACACCTATCGCATGTATCACCTTCCACACATTTTAATCTTACAAGTCCGGCAGTAAACACTTCTCCTACTTTAAATTCCTTCTTTTCCATATTCCCTCCTTGTTTTTAACTGTTGTACCCTTCTTTAATAATCGAATTTCTACCGGTAGATACCGACTGTCGAAGATCGTCATGTACAGAATCTACCGTAGAATACTTGTTTCTGGTTGTAAAAATCACTTCCAGCATCTCCTTGTAATCACCTAAAGCTACTTCGTATCTCGGATCTACTTTGGCTTTTCTTTCAGCCTCGGCATTACTTTTAGCCAGTTCTCGATCAAGAAGATCTTCTTTGATTCGGTCAGCAATCATATCAAGTTCTTTTTTAATAACTTCTCCTGCTGCCCGAAGTTGACCTTCTACGTCACCAAGCTGGTCTTGGACGGTTCCTATTTCTTTCTTTAGACGATCGTATTCGTTAATCATACCCATATCACCAGCATAGCCGGAAAAGTCCTTGATTATTCTGGTTCCTTCTTTAAGGAGCTCAATAACTCGTCTTTTACGTTCTCTGCTTATTAAAGACGGAAGACGATAATTCATATCCGCCACCGCCTTATCATGTATGGAGTTGATTAAAAACATCTCTCTTTCATCCCCTGCAAACTCAGTAAGAACCAAAAGGAACTTACTTATCAGGTATTCGTTTTCTTCTACTGTTAGTCTCATGGTTCTTATTTTTTTTTAATACAATGACTGTTCTTCTTTTGTCTCTTGTTCCTGATTGTCCGTAACGTCTTCCACAGTATAGAGCTTAGGCGGCGTCGGCGGCTGGTTGGGGTTCACGAACTTCGTCCCGCCCTCCCCGTACATCCATCCATGTCCCGGCAGTATCTCTGGGTGGATTGTATTAGTAAGCTCTTCCATACTAACTTGCCTTACCTTCAGTATATGATGAAACACAAGTCCGGCTGTCCTGAATGATGTTTTGTTTTCAGTTTTAAACCTATCAAGAGTCTGATACCAATCTTTCCCAAATATCATATACTTATCCAGCCCGTACCTACGAGGATTGTGCAAACCTATCATTAACGTACATAACTGACCCAGCGTATCAGATTGGTAAAAATCAGAAAGACGCGGAGGTTGCTCTTGTGGGCTTTTTATCCTTCCTTCTATCTCTCTGTTGAATTGGGATATGATGAGGAAAAATATGTTTTTATATACTAATTTAGCTTCGTTCATAACCGCCACCAAATCATCTATAGCCGACTTAGGATCTAACCCCATTCTTTTTATCAAAGCAATATGATCGACTTTAAATATTATAAGACGTTTGTCTTTGTGTTTGGTAGCTATATGATACACAGCCGCCTCAAACTCTTTTACCGTACACGGAGCATCGATGTATATTATATTATTCCTGATTTCACCTTGAAGGATTTCAAACATCCTCATCTCTTCTACTGCATTAGAATCTTGCCTTCTTAATATTTCAGGAGCTCGCTTTTTCATATCCTGGCTCATTCTACGAAGAAGAAGATCTTGAGGATTCATTTCGAACTCGCAATTAACAAGAAAATAATCTTCTGCTTGCGGGTTGATCATCGGATTCATCACATTTTCCAATATCTTTTGGGCCACATACGATTTACCTACAGATGGCCGGGCTCCTATGGCAATAGCGTGCTGAGGAAAAATACCTCCAAGCAAAGCCTCATCAATATAATCGTATCCGGTTTTAGCGGGGATAAGCTCTCCCCGCCTGTATTTCAAGATATTCTCATACGCCTCTTCCATAACCTGTTTAGAGGTTTTGAATATCCTTCTTATATCTATTTTATTTTTCAGATCCTCTTGCATTTTTGTCACCTTTCGTGTCCGATTTGGATCCCCTATTAGCTTTTACTGATTTATACCTAAGACCGTTCTTGGTATGAGAACAATCCTTTCCTTTTCTCCAGCCCTTACCCTTCTTCTTGTCCGTTTCGTAGTTTTTACGACCAAGCTCTCGGCGTTTGGCTTTCTGTTCCGGTCTGGCATTTATCTCCTTGTCCTTTTTAGCCTTTTTCTTCCTGGCTTCGGGATGAGTCCTGTAGTACTCTGTTGATCTGCCCATGTGCTTATATTTTTTTGATTAATAATAGCACAAAGATAGGCAATTCGCGCCCTATTTCAACCTGCCGTAGCTCATATCAGGATCACACCAGACATATCCGTCTTTCTCATCATGAAGATACTCAGGACATCCTCTACATGCGCTACTGCCTGACACTATTTGATTGTTTTTATTAGGGCACTTATCTCCAGGTTTATGCCATTCTATTCTCGAACCTGATCGTTCTTTGTTTACATGACAGAACTGAAAGATTTTTCCCATCGTCTTCTCGCCGAACATACCTATATGTGTGTATTCTTCCGGTATAGAGAGAAATTCAGATAAATCTTTATACATCCTTTTCCGTTCCTCCGGCGTAGACCATAGTCTGTCAAGTTCGGCATGGACTCTTATCTTAAGAGATCTCAGTGATGGCCCCGCAAGCCGGCCTTTAGCTTTTCCCTTATTCGGCCCTGATTCATGAACACCGACATAAGCGTTGCATGGTTTGCACATCATAACCATCCCTAAGCCTTTTCTGCTATATATTTTATCGGCATTTACCAGCTCAGTTTCTCTTCCGCAATAAGGACAAATTTCGCCTCTTAAAACCCGTTGTTGGCGCTCATTAAGTTACATACCCTATTCTTTTGTTTTTCTTTAAACTTTTCATACAAACTGCTCTCAGTTTCCATTTCCGAAATCTCTACCTCTACGTCCTCTCTTTTGAAAATTACTTTCTTGGCTGTCGGATACGCACATTTAGAGATACGAATAGCATTACGAATAGCGTAAACAAAATACGTTTCTGGTGACGATTCGATCACCACTACCTCATTTAAAGTATTTTTATAATTTTCCATATTATCTACTTGCTTCAATTATATAACCCGGATGATCTTCACATGCCTCTTTATATTCGATAAGAAACTTAAGAAATGAATCATAAGACCCCCATCCGTTTTCCGGCTCGTATCTCAAAAGACTTTTTCTCTTAGAGATCATAATACATATACCTTTTGTAAGTACATTCTTCATCTCATCGGTATCTATTTCCCTACCCAATTCTTCTGGTCTCCAAACATAATCGTACAGCGTTTCTTTATTTTCTGATACGAATATTCTTTGTGCCATCTTGTTCATGTTGTGGGTGATGTTCGCAACCCATTCACGATCCTCTTCTTTCTTCTTACTTTTAATATAAACGTCCAGGCTTATACTGTTTTTCTTTTACCTTGTTATTGATTATCAAATCTGCCACATCATCTCCGTCTCCTACATTTTCAACATTTTGAAGATAGTCCGATACTTTTATCCTTGACTTCATCATCATCCCATCTATCTTTTTACTCCATGTCTCAAATGCTTGTCCTTTGTCCGGAAAAGCTACAGTCTTTCTATCTTTTAAAACATCTATCACTTCCGGCCTTAGATTCTGCAACCCTCCGGTGGCCACAAATAATTCATCTGGTTTATTCACAGCGCATATAATAGCCGTCTTTTCTGATTCCACCAAATTAACCACCTTATCCGGATACTGGCTTAAAAGATGTTCTCCAAACAGGCATTGTCTAAACAAGAAGTCTCTTGCATGCAACGAGTGATAAAACATAACATGAGGCCGCTCATTGTCACCGTCTTTTTCTTTCACTCTTTTTACATCAATCTCATTCCCCTGGCTGTCGGTCTTTATATAAAAGTCCATGATCTTGCCGGTTCTACATACAAAGTCCTTATCTATCTGCCAGAATATACAACATCCTTTCCATCCCCATAAGTCCATTGTTCCGACATGATATCTTCTAAACACGTCAGATACCCTTTCTTTCCCCCATAGAGACGATAAAAATCTAAATACGGTGTTTCTATCGTCTGGAACCACAGTCCTCTCAAACTCGCTAAAAGGTATGTAATTTACAACGTCAGGATTTACAGGAGGACGATAAGCTCTTATACACTTATTTCCCGAAATCCAAAGATCTTTGTCACCTACATCCTTACCGGTAGGTCGTTTATCGTAACCGCAAGTCCGTTCATGATCGCATCTTCCGAACTCGTTTCCAACAACCTGACCTGTTGCCACATCAATATAAGGGGTGAGGCACCGGCTTTTCCCGCAAGCGGGGCAGGTTAGCTTCAGTCGGCTCCTGCCGGGTCTGCGGTCAAGTTGAAACCGGGGTACGTTTTCGTATTTTCTAAAATCAAGCATTTTTAACTCCTCTCATTGCCTCTATGACTCTATCTGCTATAGTTATAGACCATGACACCACATCTGGTACATATACTCCGCAATCTATTTCACCTTTTCTATTTTGTGCTTTAACAAACTCAATAGAATAAGCCTTAATAAGATCGAATCTACGTTGCTCCCAGTCTACATCTTTGTTTTCGTCATTTACAGGAAGGGTATCGAGATAAAAATTTAAACTCTCACTTATCACATTCCCATTATCACCATAGAACTGTATTCTGTCATGGTCGCTTCTTGTAGTTGAGCTACTGAAAGTGATTACGTCTATTATCTCTCCTGTTCTTCTAATTTTTCTTTTCATACTCTTCTTGTATTTCTGACCAATATAGGCATTATTGTTTCGATGGTCTTGCCATATTTCTTATGAGATGCAAGTACACATATTGCATATTTATCTCCTATTTTCAAATCTTTCGATAATCTTAATCTTGAACCCCTTTTGATGTTAATAAAATAATCACCAAAAGGATTGATACATATCGGTTTTACGATTTCTATATAATCTCCTTCAGGAATAACAATATCGTTCATATTATGAATCTTTTAGACATTTCCTCTGCAATATCATACACGACCGTATGATCCTCTTCATTGTACGGCTTATTGATATTCAGCACTCCTTTTCTCACTTTGAACTTCTTATCTTTTCTAAGGTGATTCAACATACCTTGTTGGAACACGCAGTCCGCCTTTTCAAGTGCTATACTGTCTTCTGTCCATTCTTTCAGCGTATATCCTTTGCTGCTCGTGCTTTTTGGAGAAAAGTTCATAATACGTGCATCAATCCCATACCATGCTTTAACCATTCTTCTTTCAGCTTCTAATTGAAATGCGTATGATTCCCATATTCCCCCTGATTTAAAGTCGAGAATAACCACTTCTTCCTTCTCCACTTCTCTTACCTCCTTCTTCGGATCACCTTTTTTAAACTGCCCTGTAGCCCTTTGATACACGGCTCCAAAATAACCTTCTTCTTTGTACTTGAATGTCATTTTAACCATCGCATCTATCGGCGTAGCTACCAAATAGTCTTCTAATGACAATATTCTTTCAATCATCATCGGCTTAACCTTATACTCCGAACAAAACTTAGCAAACTTCATAACTCTGACAATCATATCGTCAAGATCATCTATGCTACCAAAGAATTTGTCAAGATTCTTTTTCGATATCTTCAGCTTGCCTTCTTGCACTGTCTTAACTATAAAACTTCGATTTAAGACCATATCTCTACCTGTTAGGTACAATCCGTATAAGTAGTGCATGATCGTTCCCTTATCAGCTTCATACTGCGCCACCTCTTCCGGATTGCGACCAAGCATCTTCATCTCTTGCTTCCATTCCTGAAGTGCGGTCTTATCATCTACATACCCATCTTTGATTAAAGTTGTTACCGAAGCATATATCTTGGCCGTTCCATCATCCATCTTCCTTACATAAAAACGATTATCGTCTAATGTCAATCTTACGAATTTGGGAGTCTCAATCTTCTTCAACTCATCGCAGATATAAAACGGCTCTAACGTTTCCTGATTTTCTGTAAACGGATTCGAATCTTCTTCTCCAGGGTTAGGAGCGGCTTCCTCCGCCAGAGCTTCCGGTTCCTCCTCCTTCTGGGCCTGCTCTGGCTCAGGCGCCGGCTCTTTAACTACTGGAACCTGTCCGCCTCTTTCTGCTATGTCTTTATTCTTTATCAAAGCCATAACTTCCTTTTTTAACTGCTCCGGTGTTTGATCAGGATCTGATACCGACATCACAACATCGTTCATTCTAAACAACGTATTTCCTTCTCCTTCTACCATAGGCGCAAACCCTAAATCTGTCAATATTTTTATTTTCTCTTTCATGATCTTCCTCTAATCAATTCTTCTTTAATACAATGTAACACTGTTTCCACTTCATCTTTATCTCTATCTTTCACTGCGATAGCTATATCCTTGCCATAATTCTCTCTTTGTATGTGAGCATAAAAGATAGTTTCATCGTCAGCTTATATTCTTATTTTATAAAGTTTTCTCATATCTGTCAATTATTTCAATAATTAATCTACCTCTTTCTTTGATCATTCCCCTGCTTTCCATATCCAGCACCTTCTTTACCGCATATTTCCACACAAAAGGAAATTCTGTTTCAAGTTTATCAAATTCCATCCGGTCAAGATACATGTCGAATACCGTATGCTCCGATTCATGTAGAAAAACTATATTATCTCTGCAAGTGGCAACCGACTTATATATCCTTTTTGGAAGTATGTGACATACGTTACATACTGTAGGAAAATGAATAGCCCTACCGGTCATAGACATCCGAATACTATTCAGCTCTTCCAGCATAAGACGAAAAAACCCGGATAAATCCGGGCTCTCTAACTTTTTCTTCTTGCTGCTGTTTTTAATGGATGTAATTCTGTCTTTTTTTTTCGGAGTCAACTCTTTGCTCCTGCAAGCCTGGCATAAGCCATGACTTCTTATCATCACTTTTCGTCCGCATCGTTCGCAGACGTATAGCTTCTTTTCCTTGCTTTCCATTCGAATAATAATGATATTATTGAAAAGAACAATCCCGCTGAAGCCAGTAGATAAGGTACGTTCATTAACAATTTAGATACCTCCTCTGTCTTGATCACTATCAGAAGGAAAGCGCCTGCTGAAAGCAATGATATTATCGCCACAACAAGCGCTATGTTGGAAACTACATCAGCCTTACTCTTCACTCTTCTTCTCGCCTAATTTTTCAGCTCCCTTCTGAAGATCGTATTTGAATACGTCAATGATCTTCGTTTCAGCAATAGCTTCGCAATTCCAGTCGCCCAACGTACCCTGCATGCCTTTAGTCAACACAGCTTCGGCATCCTTGGGATTGCCGGCCTGGACATACATATAGCATGGTGTTTTCTTTTCTTTACCTTTCTTTTCATCCAGTGTAATGTAATTCACCTTACACTTATACCAGTACTCAGCCTCTCCGTTGAAGAAGATTTCCGACACTTTAATAGGATTAATTTTTACAACCTCGAAAGAATTGTACAAATCCTTGAAGATCTCCAACGATCTTGATTCTGCCTCTGTGTAAGACAAGGCATCCACTAAATACTTTTCAGTTACCTTCTTTTTTTTGCCGTTCTCGATATTATCAATCTCGGCTTTTACCGTAATTTCAAACCAGCGATTCATTGTATTAATATTTAACTAGTTGATTTCTTTCCTTTCTCTATACTGTTTTTAAATCTTTCAGAACACCACTGCAAAACATCCATCATCATCATCTCATTATTAGATAAGATGCCTTTTATAATTAATGCCAATTGATGTTGTGACATTCTTAGGCTCATATCAAATCTTCTTTCCTCTTCATTTACTATCGTAGCTACGAAATACTTACACCCCTCTAAGTGCGTTAGGGCTTCAATCATAGCTTCTTTTATCTCTTTTTCTTCCATTCTGTTTTTTTTCGGACAAAGATATGTCTTTTGTTGCTTAATAAGAAACAAAATGATTTAATATAAATTAATTTTCTTCCGGGTCAACATCGATAGACATATTGTATCTTTTCCTGATAAAGACTTCTGTTTCTTCATTAAACGGGTAGGCTTCTTTCAAGAAAGCCATAGCCCGCTCCGCATCTTTATCTGCTATCTCAATATATCTTTCGAAAGTCATGCAAAGGTCGATGTTGTACGCACGCTCCTGTTTTATCTTGTCCACGTATTTCAATACCCTGTCTTTGATTTCATTGGCTTTTTTCACAGTATCATTGAAAGAATTTATACTTTCCAATTCTGGATCTTTGTTTTCCTTGTTTACCTTATCAAACTCTTCCTTGCTATATCCCGCTTCTCCTGTAATGGCTGGGCAAACACTTCCATTTATGATCCAAAACTGCTCATACGATCCTATCAGAAACTTTGATTCCATTTTAAATGCATTATATTTAATAAGCAAATTAGCCACCTCAGTTGCACCTTCTATGGTTCTAAAACCGATGCCGATATCTTTTAACATAAATACTGGAACTCCCGTTCTTGGATACACGACTTCTTTTTCGTTCTTTATATTCCAATTTTTAGCTTCAATTGGAATACCCTTACCAACAAGCTCTTTGTCTATATACAGACTTATCTCTTCGTCTGTCAATGCCACAATCTCATCTCTGCTTAAATCAAAAACTGTTTTCATTTTTTTTTATTCATTAGATTAAACAACTTACTTCTTTGTTCAGGCTCCGTATATTCCACCCATATATCGGCTGCCACATTCCTCAGAAATTCCATAAAGTCTTGATGATCCCTGTATTCAGTAGAATCAACTTTCCTTACAAAATTTATAATTTCTTTTAGTATTTTATTGTTTTCTTCAAGAAGCTCTCTATCGGTCATGATCTCGTGAAAATATATTATTCAACATGTAATAGGCAGTAAATTTTCGATGTATGCCCATCTTACGATATGGAAAATTCTAACAGCTATTTTCCAATTAGAGTTATTTGGCCCACAGACAATAGGAGTTCCATCTTGTTTAATAGCAATCAACATTCCACTGTGTTGTGGTGTTTCGCTTGCATCATACCACGCGCTGTTGATGCTCCATTCTGCACCCGCCATGAAGTCTTCACGGCAATTATCCTTGCGTAGAACATAATCGTCTGCATCCACTTCTTTAAGACCTATGGAATAATCTTTTGCTGCTTTTTCAATATCTTCTCTTTTCATAATTTTATACTTTAATCTAACCTCCAATAAAATCATCGGGAGTTATATATCCTACTGATTCCATACGGTCTATAATCTCATTCGCATTCATTTCTGAACCGTTCCATTCAAGTATGATTTCATTTCCTGAAGCCATGCTCAAATTAGGCTCATTATCTCTAAATCCTGAGAAAGCAAGATGTTCCCAAATGGATTGCAGTGCAAGGTCCGCTTCGTTTTGTTTGTTTTCTGCTTTCTTTATGGCATTTCTTAATTTTTTATTCATTATCACCCCCTTTCTTCTTCGCATGGGAGCAAGTCCTCGATGTATGCCCAGCGCATATAATGATCCTTTTCTGAAAGTTCTTCCCATGGCTTGCTCTTGGTTAAATAGACCAAATCATAAGCACCGTCAATATCCTCCACAATGAGCAGCTTCCCTTTGTCTGGCTTTTCTCTTGCATCGTGCCACACGCTGTTAATGCGCCATTCTGCACCAGCTTTAAAAAGAGGAACAGCATATTCTATATCTTGTTTCATGTCTTATTATTGTTTAATTAATTTAAATATTTTTAGTTTTGAAATTATTTAATATGCTTATCGGCTGGATTGATTATCAATCCATCGTCACATGAAGGGAATGATATGTTAGATTCTCCATTATCAAGATTAGTCAGTTTAACCGTTCCAGCATATTCATCATCCACAAAAAACAATTGACCCGAAAAAACCACAAACCTGCATTGATATGCATTCATCATTGCTCCAAGTTGTCTAATCTTAGTTTTAATCTCTAAAAGTTGAGCGTTGTTGATTATATTCTTATTCATATTTTATTAAAGTTTATCTATTATTTTGTTACCCATTTCCTGCCATTCATCACTCACGCTTATAACCAATCCTATGACAGTGAATGATAATAACAACGTAAAAATAAGCCATAACAGAAAGCAGATAAAAACACATACATACCTCATGATTTTTTAGTTGTTAGATAAAAGCAAAATCGGTTCATTTGACTCCGCAATTGCTTTTATTTGTTCTGGATTGATAAAACTCTTGACTTGTTCACTTATCTCACAAATAGATTTGATCATATCAACGAATAATTTTGAGGTGCATTCGTTGCATTCCACTTCCATTACCGGCTTATATCGATTGTATGATATGCATGTTACATAATTCAGCCAGTGCGCATAAGTTCCTTTTTCTGTATTTAACCTGCCGTATTCTACTTTTGTCTCTCCATTACCATATTCAATTACTCTTTTTAGAAATGGTTTTGCATAAACACTAAAACCGAAAGGTTGGGTGTTTAAGGCATCTAAACGGGAAGTTCCATCCCTCCATTTTCCATTCTCATCATTTCCTGTCCATTCCTTAGAGGGGTTAGGGACAATATTTCCGTTTTTGTCATAGGAAAACATGCAATTCGTTTCCAGTTGATACTTAATAACAGGCACTTCTTCTACTATTTTATAACTTAAACATCTCTTCAGAACTTCCCTGATTTGACTTTCCAAATCAGAAAGTGCTATACTATTGAAATATCCTTCGTTGCCTAATCTGTTTGTAGGTAATTTGATCCCATAAGAATGAATCTTATCCACATCTTCTTTTGACAAGGTAGTGGTAAACACTCCTTCTTTGGTGACATTCACTTTAACAGTTACGGACAAACTGTTATTAGCGTTCTTTTCCGTTATATTTAGTGTTGTTAATGCTGCCATAATCAGATCTTTTTAAAATCAATTCGAATAAATATAATACATTCCTGCTTCATATACCCTATGTACATCAGGGTCATTCTTGTCTTCCGGTTCCAATTCACTCTCTTCAAGAGTATAATCCCATTCAGAGTTGTAGTACATATTCTCATTTGTTTTCTCCAAGGAGCAATCTTTCATCAAATTCAGATATTCTCCCCAAACTGCAACTTCCTGCTGTTGCTCTTCTTCTGTCATAAGAGATATTTTGTCTTTCAATTCTTTCCAGGTCATAGCTTGATTTATAAAAGGTGATTACTAATTTATTCCACATCAAAAAGTTGATCCAATATCAATAATTCTGCATTCATATCTTCATCTTTTTGGAAACGAACTTTTATGTTCCCGAACTTAGATGTCTTAAACAAGATGTAGGGGTTCATATCCTCGGCAGTTACCGGCTTATATTCCTTAACCTCCGACATCTTGAGATACCAGTCACCTATTTTCACAAATCCGGAGAAGACAGAACATAGATGCGCTTTCACGGACAGTATTTCCCTTTTATCTTTAAATGGTATAATTTCCTCCTTCCCTCTTATCCTGATTGATAGGAAAGGACGAATGTTATCTGTTTCATTTTGAAACTTAAAGCCTGTTATAGCTTGCTTGGGAATCCTTCTCCCCATTAATATAAAATAGCTCATTGTTATAAGTGATTTTGTTTTATATCAGGTAAGTAATTTGTAATAACATCAAGTGATATCCATAACTCTGGCTCTATGCTGTTTTTTATTCTATCACTGAAAAGAGAATTATCATCACAATCACAATGAGAGATTGTGATATAACAATCTTGATAATCCCACCAATAAGCCGATTTAAAATCGTCTCCTCCATTCCAAAACCCTATTCTTATACCTCTTGGGTTGAAATCTTCATCTATCCAACTTGGGTGATAAGCCAACACTTCTTCTCCCTCTGAAGGTTTTTCCTCTTTGAATTTCTTCCAGTTCATCTCACCTTTAATTAATTAGACACAAATATACAAGTTTTACTAAGATGCCCTTCTGTCATCTCTTTGACATACTCCCACACCTAAAGTTCGCGGTAGTATGTCAATCTATTGATTTCTTCCCAATCTTTTTAATCTTTGTTGGTCTTGACAATCGATAATCCTTTTCTATCGGCCTATCGAATACGTCATTCCTATATCCTTTATATCCTTTCTCGTAAATACTAACCCTTGCACAAAACTCAACCACATCGCCTGGTAATAAATCGGCGCTTTCGAATCCTTTTGTCAAATCAAACCACAAATGATCTGTTACTATTTTGCCATCGAGTAACACGTCTTGTAAAAGTATTGTCTTTACAGGTCCTTTATACCCATCCCTGAATCCAAAACGAATGAATGTCGCTGTAAATACGTGCCGATCTCTTGATCCTATTATTTTCAGTTCTTTTCTCATTCTCTTTCATTTATTTGTTTCACTTATGAAATTGACAACATCCTTTAGATATCCTTCTGTCATCTCTATGAAATTCACACAATCTAATTTGCTTAACTTGTAAATCAATGCCGGATTGTGTACTATGGCTATAATTTGCGTTTGTAGTTTATGGAATGACAATACATTATAAATTTGCATTATATTGTCAATGTCAAGATTCCTGTCTGGCTCATCCATGAGAACCGTGTATTCAAAACTGCTTTCTGCTAATGTTATGCGGTTTCTTTTATAATACTTCAACAGACTATCAATCCTTTTAATCCAAAACGCATTTGATTTTTTCTTGTATTCTACAAGATCTTGTATTGGAAACGTATAATCCTTTTGACCGAACATTAAATTGAAAAGTGATTCCAATGATAACACCACTTTCTCTCCATAAGATCTTCGAATATTATTCACATACAAATCTAAGTTGCTGATGTTTTTCAATACGCTATCTCGATTTATCTCCGCCGATGGCAATAAACGGAATACTTTCCCTGCATAATCGGATGATATGTCAATCCCATCAAGAACCTTGTCATCATCATCATCATCAAATATAGGTGGAAAATCCAGTGCCTCGATCGGTATTTCAGAGCACATGGATTTCTCACATAACGCATACATTGATATGATGTTAAGCAAGGTTGATTTTCCACTACCGTTTTTACCTACAATCACATTCACTCCTGGCTTGAAAATAAATTCTCTGCCATTTTCAAACGCTTCTATGTCAGAAACATATTCAAATGGAGTTTTCGTATTGTCTTTTATTTTTACTGATGTTATCATTGTAATCCTTTTTAAAAATCAATTACCGTCCGAACCATGTCTCCGATGTGCTTGTTGCCAGTGCCCGTGAGGCCACTGGAGAAGACCACGTACCACGCGACGGCCTGGCTGCTCTCAGTACTGGACCAATACCACGTCGAGGAGAGGGGAGATGCCGAAACATAAGTGAATGCTTTGTTTAGTTCGTCCATATTATGGGCCATTAAATTTAATTGACCAAGAGATGGTATATACTCGCCATCTTCCAGCAGATTTCTCAATTTTGGATTTCTGGCTACAAGGCGTTCCGTATTGCGGCGTCCGTCACTATCAGCCATTACAACCTATTCTTCTAAGCCATTCTCTATCATGACTTCCTTTATCAATTCATCTGTCTCCTCGTAACATCCCCAGCAAGAATCAACCTCTTCCCATTCTTCGCAATCTTCATCCTCTCTTGATTCGTCTTTGTATTTCTTGGTAAATGCTACCTTCTTTTCAAGAACGTACCCTTTTACATCTCCCCACATCCACATACCTATGGACTTTACTTCATTATCTATAATTTTGGCACAATCTTCCTTCCAGTCTCCTTCTTTGTTGCAGACTTCATTATCATATTTTTCTTTTGTAACGTATGCTATCCCTTTTATATAATCACCTTGATTATAACCCCTTGTTGACCACTCTATAGCTACCACATCTTTTCCATATTTGGATATGATATCTAACAAATCTTCGTCATCCAGATCCTCTATTAATTCTCCTCTGTAATCAAAGTCCTTCAAATCACCTGGTAAAAACTCTTGACCTATATATGGACTTGTCTTATGCTTCAACTCCCATACATTGCCACCTCTGTTGTATGTGAATGAGATCCCATTCGCTTCCCCTTTCTTTAAATATTTTACAATGTCTTTCTGTTCTATATGCTTCATTACAATAGCATCAATAACATCTCTAAGATCATGCTTGTTATCGTAGAAGAAAGTTTTCCAATTGCATTCATCATGCAATCGATGCGTATCAGAGTATTCAAAAAAGAATGACCCAAACAAACCCCAATTAGTTATAGGGCATTCTGAATCACGGCAATAATACACTTTAATGCGATAATCACCTACTTCTTTTGTTGTAATAAGATCGTCTTCCATGTCTTTAGATTTTAAATAGTTCTTAATTTTTCTTCGATAAATGCATCTATTTCATCATAGTATGATCCATCAAAATCACAATTCCCATATTCCTTTGTAAACTCTTTAGCCCACTCTTGAATGATGTTAAATGCCTCTTCCCTTCTACATTCTTTTAATCCCATTAGATCATCCACGGCTGTCACTGACATCTCTTGCAGATTTCGTAAATAATTCAAATCTATGCTATACGGTAGCTTACCTACTTCTATACATACATAATGACCCTGTTTAAAGGCATCCTGTAAATCTTCCAAACTTTCTATCAATGACTCGGACTCGTCATCTACTCTCACCTTGTATAACTCAAAATCTTCATTTTCTGCCGACACCCATATCTTGTAGGCTTTTTCGTTGGACAATCTTTTCCAAACAAATCCGTCACTGAATACAATTAGGCTGCCTGTTACTATCGTATTTTTCATAATCACTTTCTAATCTGTTACTCTGTAATAATAATCAAGTTCTTCTCCCTTAAAGTTGTTCATGGCATACTCGTCAGCTTCTCGCCATAACCGGTCATACAGTGCAGCCAGTTCACGATTGCTTTCATAATGCTGCCATATTTTATGATTCAATACGAGCGTTAATTCCGTGAAGAACTTATAATCGTCTTTCCATTCATTAAACGCACGTCTGTAGGTATCTTTGACACCTACTATACCATACTTGTCGGCTATACTAAAATCTTCCCAAAAGGTAGTCAGTAGGTTATAGCCCACTTCTTTCATAAATTCTTTGAATGTCATAATCTAATTGTTATCCTTATTTCTTCCAACACCAAAAATTTATAGCATATTTATTACGAAGAGTAATGAAAATTTTTTCTCCACTTACCTGAGCAAGAACTTTCTCGCCAAGTATCCTTTCAAGAAGAGGTGCGTATTTTGCGTCAACAGGGAGATCTCTTGTCTCCGTTATTGGCTTGTACGGAAAAAATATCCTGTTCCCATATACCATTTTTAAATATAATCCATCCGGCGATTCAAATACGTCTTTCTTTGTTTGTCTCATCCCGGATTGTATTACCTTCTCTTTTAACGATCGGATATATGATTTCTCATTGACCTCATTTATCTTATCAATTACCTCTTTCTTAAATTCGTAATACTCATATATACGACCTTTATAATCAGCCACCATTTCTTCAACCTTGCTTTTGGATGCCCATAGCCCGCAATACACATAGCAATCCAATAATCTATCTACTGAAGAAATGCCAATAAGCATCATCTCAGAAAAAGAATTTCCTTCTTTTTCTAATTCTTCTCTGGCTCTATCTGTCACCGCATCCCACCATTGTCCTTCACACTTCTCTACCTCTCCATTATCAAGTACGATATCGAACTTTCTGCCTCCGAAAGCTTCTCTTCTCTCATTTCTCTTTGCAAGGAAATCATAGAATATACCTCCTATTCTTCCAATAATGGTATCATCTCCGTACTTTGTGCTAATTTTATCAGGCATTTCGTCGAAGACAAGAAACTTCGATTTTCCTGACTCTACTAAGTATAATAGCTTCATGATTTATCTCTTTAGATGTAAGTTATGCTGCCAACATTAATCTGCATTATATCGTTTTCCAGCGTAATGAAATTATTTTGTTTTATGGGTCCAAACATCAATCCATATACACTTACTGTATTAAACAGCCTAACAGTGTGAAAATTTTCATTTAGCTCTACCCTGTTTTTATCCCAATATCCCAAATCGTTGATAGTCGCCGGGAATCCTCCTATATCGTTATGCCTGTAGTAATCGTTTTTATTGAAAACGATTCCCTTTATTAACAGGTTACCGATGCTTTTCATGTTGAATCCGGACAACGCGATCTGCTCTGAGATATAACTAATCAAACAGTTATGATACGTGTTTGGCCTATCTCCTCTCTCGTTAATAATTTTCTTCCATTTCTTCGTTAATGGAACCCTAATATCCATATATGTACCAAATACGACTATGTTAGGACATTCTCCTTCAAACTTCGTTAAATCTTCTACTTTCATAATTAACAAACATTTGTATTGTTTTCGTTGTTCACTATCTGATTAATGTATGATCCTGGCCACGAACAGCCAGGCTGACCTCATAGCAGGACGGGCGCTGCCCTACTCTAGCTGTTCTACCCACTCTCTGTACCCTACGTTAAAACCAATAGGATCATACCTTTTGATCATAGTACCATAATTCTCTCTACCGCAATACCTGTTTTTTCCTCCAATAATCCATCTCTCATCGTCTCTATCTGGAGATATGGAGTTAAGATACTTTTCATAATCCTTTCTACTCTTTCCCATCTTTGTCTTGATTTAAACAATAGTTAATAAAATAAGCAACCTGTTCATTTTCCCCTGTATTATCAAAATCACCTAAAGTCATATCATCATAATCCAGCAGAACCATACGAAAACCGTTTTTTTTGACATACACCTCCGTTAAAAACATAGGAATCCCAGCAATTTCTATTATCACCGGAAACTGATCATCAAAGTCAAACGCATTATTATCTTCTCCCCATTTTTTAAATTTTAGCTTTATACTTCCACCGTTCTCCACTAATGCCTCTTTGATGTACTTTAATCTTTTTGCATTCAGATCAATCTCTGCTTTTTCTATTTCTTTGTACAATTCATTCAGATCCATATTCCACTATATTTATGTTGTCAAATTTTTCTTTTATAACATCCAAGGCTCCACACTCGTTTGTTATCATAGCATGCATCCCTGGCTTCATTCTCCACAGATTAAAATACCTTGTCACATTCATAGTGGCATTAAATAATGATATTTCATATCTTGTGTTTCCATTTTTATCACGCCCTATGTTTTTAATATAACATATGTCTGGCTTGTATTTGAAATAATTAAAAAGCCTATACCATCCCTTCCCGTTACATGTTTCACGATTCCATATTCCAGCAAGCTTCCTATATCCCCTTACTGGTATTTTCTTTATTTCTTTTGGTACGATCTTGACATACTTTCCTTCTCCGATTGGTATGGTCATATTACCTGCCTCTTCAGTACAAAAGTATTCTATTTCAGATGCCATTCCTTTATACACATAGAACCGGTATAAGTTCCCGTCAGGGTCTACCCGATCCATGTAATATAATATCACTTTGTCTACTTTTATCTTTTTCATTCCTTTATTCTACTTATCTTTAAATTGTTATTCCCACAGTATTCCTTCAGCCAACTATCCGTTAGATAACGATTAACTCTATCGTATTTCTTTTTCGGACCCTTGCTCCAGAATTTCCATTCGTTTGTGATATTGTACCCATATTTATCAAACCAATAGATATAATACACTACGTTACCATATAAATCCACTCTTTTTCTTTCCTGTATGACTACCTCGTAAGGTATCTTCTTGTCTCTTTTCTCCATCTTTGTCCTCCTTTATTGAATAAAAAAACGGCACCTATCTTCGCAGACCAGTGCCGGCAACTAACTTACATGGAAAACTACTTAACCTCAACTAATTCTACAGAGCCGTAGAATTTAGTGAAGCTACCAACAAATTCTCTTATATTTTTATATTCTTCTGGTCGTTTTCTGTTACCATCTTTTATATAATTCACCCACAGTCTATCCTCTATGTTCTTAATCGCATTCTCTATCGTAAATTCGTCGCTGACGCTCATTAAACACGAAGACCCGGTTTTCTTATGTGGTTTATATATCCTTGAAAAAGACCACATTTTTATTCTATCATATATATATCCGTTGTTGGGATAAACGAATCCTATCCGGCTGTCACCTTCTTTAGCGTAAAACACACCTGGCTCCTTCCCGCCCTTTCTATATACTACAAATCCTTTTTCTTTTAGGATATTAACCACTTTATCTAATTTATTTTCTACGTTCATTTTCATGCAAAAATTTAAAAACGACTCTCATTATAGTTGCGAAGTTCTCTACCTTAATCCACTCATGAGCTACTGCTCTAAGTACAGACGTTTCATATGTTGGAATATTGTCTTCTTCAAGCACCTTACAAGAAGCCAGAACTCCTTCGGTCGGCTTTAGTCCACGGTCATGCAGCTCGCGGAGACCGTCTGGCCGGCGGAATGCGCACCACCCGTCTTTCTCTGTCGGCTGGATCATCGCTATTGGTTTTTCCTTCACTGCAAGATACCCTACCATCCACATTGTTTCTTTTAACCTATCAGCGTATCCGGCATCTATGATAGCCTCTATGTCTTTTGGCGTACCAATACAAGGAACCTTACACATGTTCTTGCATTTATCACATGTACAAGGTTGCTCCCATCTATTATGATCTATGCCTACCAACTTCTTTATCCGTTCTACTTCCTCTTTCATGTCACACTTCTTTCGTTAGTTTATCATAATATGCTTTCAATTCCGGTGAAGCATATTCCATAAATGCCTCAAATAAACATGGTACTTCTACTATCGCGTATATAGCGCACCCTTTCATCGTTGAAAGCTGTTCAAGATCATTACTGTACAGGCACGTAACATAAGCACCTACATTAAATACATGTAAATCTATCCTTACGTATTCCATACATAAAGATAATGACTTAAACAAATCCTTTACATCATTCTTATCAAAGAGTTCTACAAATTCTCTCAATTTCATCTTACTACCCTTTCCACGTGTTTAATTAATACTACTGCCATCCCTTTGCCGGTTTTTATCGCACATTCCGATCCTTTTATCCATTCTACACATCCTACATACTTTTCTGTAGAATGAAAACCTGGATTGTATTTCCCGGATGTACTAAACTCTACCGTATCCCCTACCTTCAGATCCTCAAAAGCAATAGCCCATGTGGTCCAAATTCTATCATGTCTTCCAGGCTGAATGGCTCCGATTACGCCTTTCTTACGACCGTTTTTTATTGCCTTTAGTATTATCTTTCTATCACCTTCAATAAGGCTGCAAAAACGCCCATAAAAGGTCAAATCAACCTGTTTTCCTCCTATTTCTTCTCTTATTTTTGTTATTCTGTTCATTTTCTGATTTTGTTTTATTTTTTTTCTTGTTTTTTCTATCTTCTATAGAAGATGATAATAACATTATCTTTTCTATGTTACTTTTTGACTGTAAAAAAGAATCGCATTTCATTACTACTACGATCTTCTTAAGTTCCCCATTATCATACAGCGATACACGCATCATGTTTTGCGCCTCGTCCACTATCAGACCTGGAGTAGTCTTAGCCATTTTGCGTAGCTTATTATACTCCGGTCTTTCCATTTCCTCTGTTTATTACTCTATAGTATTTATCTTTATCTCCCTCTTCCAACTTCTCCAAATAGAAAATTCCATCATGCAAATGAGACAAACAAAACCTGTATCCGTATTTCTGCGTTCTTCTTACATGATCCCGCAATCTTATCTCTTCACTTTTGTCTTGTACTTTGATTTTAATACTGTCTCCTTCTTTGATTGTGTATAAAATAGTTTGAATCTCTTCTTTTTTCATCTTATAAAATATTTTAACGGCAGCACCTATACTCACGCACCACTACTGCCTTATGTTTAACAATTAAATACTTAACTCTTCAATGGTCAAGCCTTTTTCTTTTGCCCATTTTAACATCGAGCATAATTCTGTTTCTGATTTATATTTCGGATCACGCCACGCCCATCCGAATTTATCCAGGACATGATGATATAATTCGTCGGCCTTTGCCGTGTAAATGTCTTTGAATAAATGCTCCGAACCTTCCGGTATAAGCATCTCTGTTGTTGCAAAATCGGAATACGATAAACATCCGTAAGCATATTCTGTTATTTCACTCCACGCTTCTCCGGCTTTAAATCCAAATTCTTTTACAAAAGCCAAAGTTAGATACATATTTAATAATATTGTTACATCATATCCCGAATCTGACTTTCTTTCTATTATTTTCTTTTCAAATTCCTTTAAATCTTCAGGTCCTAAAAAGATGTATCCTGATACCGACCGATAATTAGCCTCCGCATACTTCTTGCATTTATCATCATTAACAATCTTACCAATGTTAGATAACATCTTTTGCCTCCATTCATCACAAAACTCTACCTCTACGTTTATCCAATCGGTACCATAATTGTATTCTTTTGGATGTCCGACCGATATTACCTTTATGTTATTCACACCATATTCATAAAGGCGTTCGCCCACCTTATTCGCCCATTCCTGTACAAAAGGAATAAACTTATTGCAATAAGAATCAAAATCAAAATCTAATTCCTCCTCATATTCCGGCATCTCTTCATAATCTTGTTCAAAGAAATAGCGAGGATCTGCTATTGTTTCATAGAAACTTACGTTAATGAAACAAAACTCGTTGGTTGTCGTTTTTAATATCATAGCTTTTTGTATTTACGTACATTTTTCTTGCCATAGAATCTACACATGGCACGAATCTGACTATAAAATACTTTTGTCCTCCTGGCCTCAAAGTATTTAAACATTTCTTCATTCTTTGTTTCCCACACGTAATCCGTTTGAGAACTCATGTGATTTTTGTCCTTGCGTGAATAATGGTAATATGATACCACAACACGTTTCGCACCATTCTTTACAGGTACGATATTCACATCTATATTATTATCTGTCATATTATTATCGTTTTATATATTATACAAATACAAAGAGCGCATACCTTCACAGGCCGGCGCTCTTTTCAATAAAAATGAAAAAACTAACATTACATAAACATATTGTTTTCTGCTCTTTATTACAATACTTTTGTCCCACAATTGTTATATCGTCCGTACTCTTTTTTCGTATCATTCAAGATTTCAAACACCATCTTCTTATGATCTTTGTTTGGTAACTTGTCTTTAACAGCCGATATCACGCTCGCTATAGACGTAAAGCCTGAATCTGTTATTGAACACAACAACAAACCTCTGTCGTCGTCTGTGCTTATCGCTGACGCCTTTATAATATCATTCCTATATATTCTCATAATCTTTCGTTTTATTGTCTACAAACTTATCTATATCGTCTCTTATTCTTTTTAGCACTCCGGCTATAATTTCCGGCATCTCTCCTTCGGTACGGTTCAGAGTTTCTATCACCCCATCAATCCTACCAATTTGACGCCATAAGAAATTGGCGTCTTTCGCATTAAATTCCCTCATCATGTCTTATTTTACAGTAAACAACTTGCTTTTTTAAGCACCAGTCTTGCGATTCTGAGAGTGAACACCGTTCGGAGTTGTTAAAAAATATACAATCTTTGCAGAACATAAGAGGATCTTCGTCGTCACCAACTACTTTGACATCATACTCTATACCATACAATTTTAATCTAAATACATCTCCTGTTTTTTTAGAAGACAAATCCATGTTCGGACCGAATGTTATTACTTCCATATAATTATGTTTTATTGTTTGTGAGATGCCCAGAATCGAACCAGGACCGGCACATACATACCGGCACGCCGCGCCATCCCTCTATGATACACAAATAGACATGCCTATTCTCACGAACCGACATGCCAAAACCCAAAACTTAATTTGATGAATAAAATAGATTAACAAAAATACTATTCTAACTCTTTTATAATATCTTTCACAATATTCAGCCTTACCTCCTTCGTTTCTGGACTAATGCAACCAAACCACCCATAAAACGTTCTTGTTTCCTCTGGTTCTGTGGCCATACTTATCTTCTCCTCCAATTCCGGGAAATATATTCTCACCATTTCGTCTGAACGAAACCCATAGATATTTTTATGTTTTTTGAAATACATAAACACTACATTTCTTAACGCAACACATATGTATTCCCCATCCTCTTGCCTATCAATCATCTCATATACCTTTTTCCATATGAATAATCGCTCTTCTTTTGTAAACATATCTCTCTTCGTTTTTTATAGTATTATTAGACTGTATGCAGACTTTTCCATGTACACAATATTATGCTCCTGTCCAAACATTTTCTTTGCTGCCTCTTTCTTTATCGCACAATATCTTCCTGTGCGATACGGATTCTTTTGATCTGAGCCATCTTCGACTTCGATAATAAAACAACCTCCTTCGTCTATTATCTTTTTGCAATTGTCACATACTTCGCCCGTGCATATATGATGCGGCGCCTGCCCTTTAATCCCATTTCCTAATAAAGCAATCCCCATCTCTTCACCGCATACTATACATATTTCTATGGATGGATTAACTCCATACTCTGGGTGTAATACAATTCCGTCTTTCATTTTTCTTTCCTCCTTTATTTTTAATATTGTGTGAGATCGCCGGAATCGAACCAGCCTACTGCACCATGAATCCCATAAAGCAAATGCTCCGATCTTCGCAGACGGGAGCACTCTGTCTAAAGCATAAGAAAATTAATGAAGAAAATTCTTCTCACGCCATAGCGTCTAAAATAGATATCAATACCATTTCAATAACGAGCATGATAGAAAATATCTTAAATGCCTTTTTCATATCGCTATCTCCTCCTTTTTATTTTCACGTTCCACAATAAACTATTCCGGCTCTGCTTTGACCTACGTTCCACCTACAACCGCAGGCCTTAGCCCAAGGCGCCGCCTACTCCCCCTCTATGGCAGCCTGTTCGTACCTACAAATCCGGTCTCCATCTACACAACTAACACTACGCGATAACAAACATTTATCCTTATAACAATCATAAAAAATACACCTCTCACAACCGTAATCCTTAACGTCTACACAGCTAACTACCTTAGCATATACTATACCATCACTGCCTTCTATTCCTTTCACCCCAAAAATAGAACCTTCTCCCTCCTTACTCAAATCTAAGTCAGGCGCAAAGTCATATACGTTCATGTTGTTTATGTTTTAATTGTTATACATTCCGATTACTACTAATCTATAGAATATAGTTTTCAACTCTCAACCTATTGAATTTTGTAGAATAAACTCACATTATGCCGTTTTAAAGCACTGTAAGTCTTAATTTTGTTGGAAAACCATACATAATGCTGTTTTAAAACGCTGATCTGTTGAATTTTGTTGGAAAACCATACATAATGCTGTTTTAAAACGCTGATCTGTTGAATTTTGTTGGAAGGAAGTTGAATTTTGTTGGAAGGAAGTTGAATTTTGTTGGAAGGAAGTTGAATTTTGTTGGAAGGAAGTGCCCTCCCTCCCCCCCTCTCCAACCCCGGCTAATCCTCCGACTTTCTGCATAGAACCTGCGCTCTCGGCCTCACTACAGGCATACGGAGAGCGCTACAAGCTTATACTATGGCATGGGATATGGGGTGTTTAGAGATAATATCATTCCATAGAGAGAATAGAGAGCCTTCAGCCCACGCCCTACCGTCTGCTCCTCCTATCAAGATAGATATTCAAACCTATAATCAAAGCCAAAAACAAAAAGCAAAAGACCATTACAACATTATACTGATCCGCTCCGTACTCCAACATAGAACGAATACCAACCGACAGAAAATAAAGATCAGCGACTAATAAAAACCACCACATAAAACAAAAAATTTACAATAAGTATGTCCGAAAATACGGGTATTATAAAACATAACTAATTGATAATCAGACATACCTTATTTTTAAGAAAAATACAATAAGCCTAATTTTCAATCCATAGAGACGAAAAAGGCGGCATCCGGCACCATATTTTGGGTCAGAAAACCGCCTACAGTTTCGTTTTAGACCAATTTTAACGACAATATATAGACAAAATACCGGCATTATATCCAAACAGCCTTATTTTTGTTTCGATTTGAACCAATATACGCATTCCTACCTTGTTTGTCGTCGTGTTCACTCTCAGAATATCTTACCCTTAAATAGAAAGAGTAGGATACGAAAATAGGGCTGCTCCGATATTCGGAACAACCCTATTCCTGTTTAAATACTGTTTATGTTCTCCTTCACGTATGTTCGTGATGTATGGACTTTACGTTTGCATTTGTCCTTTCCTGTATCGGCATGATACGCTTCTTTGAGATCACGATACAACATAAATTCACGATACGCTCTTTTCCGCTTTTCTTTAGCTTCTTTCCTGGACAGACCGCGGACGTCTACCATATGAGATTTAAATTTCCTTTCCATTTTCTTTATGCTTTAATTATGATTAACCCCAGCGGTTAAGTGCTTCAATATAGAAACCCTCCGCCTCTTTGTACTCACTTTCGCTTAATGTTTCCACCGTATCTATGTAGTTACGCAATGTTATTTTTACGCAACTGTTTTTAGATTTATTGAACGCTTCAGTTAAAGCGTTAATCATTGCTTTCTTTTCCATGCTATTATATTATTTATAATTTAGAGGTTGCTCTGGAATCGAACCAGACACGCATTCCTATTCTATACGAATTTTATGCTACAACCAACAGCCCGTAATTAGTACGTAGTTCTTGTGTACAGGCCCGTACTATGTTGTTATTATATTTTCCGTCTGCTACACAATTTAGCCACAAATAAAGGCGATTGTGTCCTTGCGTTTTGATACGGCACGTCCCTACATGGTAGGCTACATGCTTGTACCCTGTAATTTAATCTACAGCCTTGTTCTATTTTTCGTGTAAGCAAGTAAGACACGTTTCGATCTGGAGATAAACCTCATACAACGGCATGTTTTCCAAACTGTAATCACATACCTAACATAAATCACGCCTATTCGGGTGATTCATGCAGTAATACCAGCCCTTTAATTGCCAACGGCAAGGGCAACGGTATATCTATCTCCAATATGTAAAATAACTCTCTGCTTGTCAGCTTCAGTCTAAAGCATACGCGGGACGTGCACCCACTGACAATGGCGTACAGGCGCGTTTTAAGGCACGCGTAAAACCTTTGGAGAGCTTAACGGCGCTCTCCATGCCTTTGTTACTGCTGGTTGCTTTCATGTGCGAGGTATTCACTTACACACTTTGCCACAGTGCGAATAGAATAAGATTTGATCTTAACAGCCACATAAGTAGATTTGTACTCGTCGGTTTCTTTTATCAACCATTTAGTACTTTTTTTGGTCTCCAATGATTCGGCAGTAGTAAAACCAAATGCTTTATATTCGCTACCGTAAACCACATTCTCGGCGCACCAATCAGCCGTTTTGGCTTCAATTCCTTTTTCTTTGTCTGCATTGGTATCTTTATACACTTTAGAGTATAAAGTAAACTTAACAAAAGTATTATCCACTTTAGGTAACATCTGACTACATACTGCCACCAGATTTTTTTTATCTTTGGCGATGGCTGCTACCTTTACGGCGTATTCTGCCGGTATTTCCAAAGCCTTGCAAATAGCCTTAAGATCAGCTCCATTAGCAAATAGAGCGTTGTACAGTTTAACAGCACCTACCAAATTTGCAGCATTTTCTTTAATAACAGCATTCTGTAGTTTGTTTACATTTTTTTTCGTAATCATATCCAATATATTTTTAATTGTTAAACAAATGATATTCAATTTAATGACCCACAACGCAGGCAATTACAGATACATATATAATTCACCCAACGGGTACACTATATAGATTCACTATGTTAACTCGTAATCTCTCTCGATCACGACGCAAATATACGACATTTGTCAATACTACAAATATATATGCTATCTTTTTTTTGTTAATTTGTATTAATTTCGATTCTATTATCTGATTATCAACAAGTTGTAGAACACACGAGAGCAGTATTATACGCGTACATTAATATGTAGGATATATGCTTATTTAAGTGGCTTATAATCAATAGGTTATAATAATACATTGATTATCAATAATTTAAATAAGTGATTGATAATCAGACAGTTTGTAGGTTTAAGGTAAAAACGCGTTTACGGTTTTCAAGCGAAGGGGGTGTGGGGGAGAAAACGCGTTTCGGGGGCGGGAGGTTCGTGATAGGTACCCCCTCTCTCCCATCACATAAACATCTTTCATATCCCTCATCACATAAACATCTTTCATATCCCTCATCACATAAACATCTTTC